CCTCATTTGGTGGCTCATCTGCTGCCTCATTAGGCGGCTCATCTGCTGCCTCATTAGGCGGCTCATCTGCTGCCTCATTAGGCGGCTCATCTGCTGCCTCATTTGGTGGCTCATCTGCTGCCTCATTTGGTGGCTCATCTGCTGCCTCATTTGGTGGCTCATCTGCTGCCTCATTTGGTGGCTCATCTGCTGCCTCATTAGGCGGCTCATCTGCTGCCTCATTAGGCGGCTCATCTGCTGCCTCATTAGGCGGCTCATCTGCTGCCTCATTTGGTGGCTCATCTGCTGCCTCATTCGGCGGCTCATCTGCTGCCTCATTTGGTGGCTCATCTGCTGCCTCATTCGGCGGCTCATCTGCTGCCTCATTAGGTGGCTCATCTAGTGCCTCAACTGCTGCCTCAATCGGCGGCTCATCTAGTGCCTCAATTGGTGCTTTAAATTTCTTATTTATATTTGCATTTGTTATCGTTTGTTTATATACTGTATTTGTTGCTTTTACTACATCATAATGATTTATAAAAATATCTAATACATCGGTATATAACTTTAATTTTTTTTTTATATCACTATATAATTTATATCCCGTATTGTCTAATGAATCTTTTAAATCAGTATTTATGTTATATATAAAAGAGTTTGAATTAAACAATAATGTATATGTTTGTTTTTTTTCTCGAGAATACATAGATGGAATTTTTAAAAAGTAATAATAATCATTTAATACATTTCTATAACATATAATAAATTTTACTAATTCTCCATTTGTAATTTTTATATCAATTGGAGTATTACATAATAATATAATTGGTACTTCATATTTAATTGATAATAAATATATATCAATAAAAGTTATATAATATTCATCACTCATTATTAAATCTTCCATTCTTTTTTTGTTAGCTATAACGTCTTGCATAATAGTTTTTTTATTATTTTTTAGTAATATATAATATAATGTTAGTTTGTTTGTATGACTTGCATATATATCTACTAGGTTTTGTTTTATATCAAGTATTGTCAAATTATCATTCTTAGTATGATATTTTATTAGCATTAAAATAATTTGAAATGAACATATATTTTTTCCTTTTTTATCTATATCAAATGCTAATTGAGATATTTCTGCTTGAAAATTTTGACGAATATTTTCAGTTATAATATTTATACTTAAAACACAATTTTTATTTTCATCAATATATTTATCCAATTTGTGAATGGGTGCGAGTGGTTCGGGTTGTTCTATATATTCAATATATTTTTCCTCGTCATCATCTGTATCATTATCTATATCATGAACATCATTATTATCAATATTTTGTGTTTTAGTTTTGTTAGTTTGTTTAATATCTTTAATATCTTTTTGTATAGTATTGGCTTTTGGAATTTGAACTATTGTCATCCTCTTAATATTATCTAATTTTTGTCTATCATAATAACCTAACATATCAAACGTCTCGTTATAGTTAGCATTACTATTTGTTATAAGAGTATTAAAATAATCAATTGTTAATGAAGACTGAAATAATAAGAGTTCACTATCTGAAATATTATAATTAACAGAACCATAACTAAATGTTTGCTTGTCTTGAAAAATAAATTTTTTGAACTTATTGTATCTTACAAATTCATCTGCTAATCGAGTATAATACAATATTTCATTTGATTCATTATTTATTAAATTAGTGATTGGTAAAATTAAAGAACATATATCATTTTTTTTTGCACAATAATTATTACATTCTTCGTCTTCATTATCTAAACATAGTGAAATTTCTTTAATTGTTTTAATTAAATTAGGATTAAAATTTGCAAAATTTATATATTTTGCACCCACATCTTTAAGTATTGCATAAATTTTATCTATTTTATCCAAAAATACCATAGAATTTGTAGTTGTAATTTTTTTTAATGCATTTTTATATATACTATTTATAGGCATGGTTAAGATTTTTTTGAATGTATTCTTAAAATTATTATAAAATAGCGTTTCTAATTTTATATTATTAACATCGTTAATACGGTCAATATCTTGCTTACTAGAAATTTGTATTTGTTTATCTACAAATAAATAGTCTTTATTTTCTATTAGTTCCAATTCATCTATTATATTAATTTCTGGATATGAAATCATTACAAGTTGATTGCCTCTTGTCAATATTCCTATAACAGCGTTATCATCTCCTACTTTATATAATGGTTCGCACATAATTTCTTCATCGCTTTTATTAAAAATATTTAATAATAAAGTTTTAGTATTATTATAATTGTTGTAGTCATCTTCATTAAGATCATCTATTAATTTATATGGAATATCAGTATATGTAGATGAAATAGCAGACGGATAACAAGGTATAAAGCCATGTTCGCTTGTATTATTTATTAATATTCCAATAACTTTATTAGAATAATCAACAACTTGATACGTTATTTCGTAACCTAATTTATTAATAATAGTAATTATTCTATCTAAACTAATGTTTGGTTTGAAAGCGGGATTTCCACTTTTGTCTGGTGTGCTTCTGCATTTATCAATTGCATTTTTAATATTATACAAAATAATTATAAAATTTTTGAAAAATGGATCCTTCTCTTTCTCTAGATCTATAGTAAAAAATTTTGTAATATTGTGACTAACAGTATCTTTAATTAAATATACAGGTTCATAATTTTCTTCATTTTTGATTAATATTAATATTTGTTTTTTTATATCTAAAAATTCGCTGCTATAACTTTGTTTAGGACATAATACTTTAACATTATCTGTATTATCTTCATTTGTTATATCTAAAATAATCAAGTTTAGTCCATTTGGAAAAAGTAATGGATTACTTTTGCATATAATATCCCATAAATACGTGTAATTTATTAGATTAGGACTATTTAAATATTCTATAAAATTATTAAAACTATATATTATTTTTTTTAGTATAATTATGTGTGATGGATTAGTTGCTAATTGTGCATATAATTTGCTTGAATTATAGCTTTCTATATCAATATAATCTATTACATCATTAAACTTCTTTGAAAGAAATATATGTGGTAAATTTCCATTATTATATTTAATAAAATCATCAATATTTAATGCCTCTATTATTTTTTGTTTCATAACCGCAATACTAATAATTGTTTCATTATTTTTAACTAACGTTTGATATAGATCTGCAATACATGCAATAAAAGACTGATTTTTACTATTTTCAACACCGTAACGCAAAAAACAGGGATAATTCTTTTTAAGAGTATTTGGCATTTTTTTTGTTACGCAGTTTTCATTATCAATTTGTAAAAATTTTTGTATTCTTATAGGAAGAAACCCAAGCTTATTTTTTTCTAATGGTTTTTCTGGGCCTAAAATATAATTTAAATATAACTTATCATTATCGCCCGTTTTTTGTGTGCTTGTTTTTTTACATTTCTTACTTCTTTTATCTTGTTCTGAATCTTTTTTTGATATATTTTTATTAAAACAACACGGCAAACAAAAACCATTTCTATTGTGTTTTTCTTTTAAAAATCCAGGAACATGTTCAACATAATTTCCATTTTTATCAAGATGATGTTTTGCATCTGTAAACTCTAATATTGAACCATCATAACTACCATCCTTATTTTTTTTTGTAATAACATCTCCATATTTTCCGCTAATAACTTCTGTATGTGTTAAACTTGTATTTAGATCTAAATTCCAATAACGAGGACATATATAAAAATATTTATTATCCGGCCCTTGGTATTCAAGACTTTCACTATAAGAATGGGGGTGATTGTCATCAATATATTTTTTTTCGGCTGCTGTTAATATAACGGGTTGTTTTTTTACATTCCAATTACATAATCTTGAATATTCTTCATAAAGTGAGTTTTTATCTGTAGCAAATAGTTTAGGTTCTCTATTAATCAATCTCTTTAAAATAGGATTGCTTTTTTCGGATTTTTCCTTAACATTATCTTGTGTTTTATCTGGAACTGGAATAGTTGCTTTATTATGGGTTGTACGCTCATGTCTATTTATTGTATCGTTAGTAATATTTTTAACATTACTATCTTGTTTAATCTCTTTATCAACGTCATCACTAATGTCATCACTATTAGCATCGCTAACATCTTCACTAACATCTTCACTAACATCTTCACTAACATCATCACTAATACTATTGATTTCATCAATAACATCAGTTAATCCTTCTTTTTTAAATAGCTTGCGTGTGCTATCCATATTTGCAATTCCAACAGTTTCTTCGTCTTCTTCTTCTGCATCTTGTGCTTTAACTTCAAGTTCGCCATCTTCATCATCTTTAGTATCTTCATCATCTTTAGTATCTTCATCGTCTTCATCATCGTCTTCATCATCATATGTTAACATACCAAATAAATTATTGTCATCATCAAGCGCAATAACAGTATCATCTTCTAATAAAGCGTTCATTTTTCTATTTATCATATCTGGTGTTTCAACGTCTTGAAATTTTGGTTCACTTAGAGTATCTTCTATTTTTATAGTAGAACATAATCCATAAATTTGTTTTGTGTCTTCATTTTCTACTAATTTATATAGAGTTTTTATGATTGAATCTAAATAATTTGGTATATAATTTAAATAGTTAATATTATCAATATTTTCTATACTAATAGAGAGATTGGTGGCTCCTGTCTTTTTTAATACTGTTTTAAATCCTGGATTGTTTTTAATTTGTAACTTTTTTGAATTAAATGTAGAAGTTAGTAATTTTAGTGAATTATAAACGCTAACAAGTTTTAATTTGGCGCTTTCATCTGATAATTCGAAGTTATCTTGCAATTTGGATAAAATTACGTTATCACTATATTCTTGTTTAATCAATTCTAATATAAACGCTTCTTCTGAATTCATGGTGTTAAAATTAGATACATGTTTATAACGCATTTCTAATTCATTCTTTTTGCTTGTTATAATATTAAATAATAGATAAATGCAGTTGCCAAATAATTCAATATTCAAATCCCCTTTTATATTTATGTTACAAGTATAATTGAGAGAATTAATTTGAACGTTGGGTGCTTGTAAATTTGTAAATAAGTCAATATTATTATTTGTTACTAATTTTTTAATAAAATTAATAATTGGGTTAACACAAATACCTATTAAATAATTTAATGACTCAAAACTGGTTACTTGTTTTAAGCTTACATTAATATTTATTAATCCATTTTCATTTAATACTATTAAAAACTCATCCACATTTTTTGTAAACTCTTGATCACTATCTTTTAAAGTAACATAAAAACTAATTGTATTAGCTTTTCCTAGGGATTTTGCATACTTTAACAATAATGTTTTATTTTTTTCAATACTAGGAATAAATATTCTATATATATTTTCTAGTTTTTTTCCAGGATTATATTTAATTAATGGATATGACTGTGAGCTATGAAACAGTTTAAAAATTGTATCTAATGTTATTGAATCAACATTAGTATTTATGTTTAAATTAATAGCATTTGACCCCTTATTTTCATAAGCTAATTCTTGTGATACTGTTTTAATTGAATTTAATAAATATACTAACTTATTCTTGTTAACAAAGCTAACAGCACTCAATATATTATTTGTTTCCTTTAATAAGTTTATTTTCTGAGAATAATAATTTAAATTATTAAGTATATTGTTTTTATACAAAAAACAATAATATAACTTTATAATCGTTTCTTCATCAATAACAGATTTTTGTTGTTTAAAAAAATCACTAGCTAAACACACATAAAGTGTATTATTATATATATTATATTCAAATAATAAATTAGAATTATTTGTTGTAATATTATCACCCGGCGGCTTAACACCATTATTATATAAATCATAAAAACCAGGATTTACTATATAATTTGTGTTAGCATTTAATATTTGTTGACCGATTTGTATGTATTCTTTAATAAATGTTAAACTAATTTGAGTCAAATCTTCGTAATTATAACTATCTTTATCTTCTTGTAAAGTGGCTAATATTATTTCACGCTCGTAAATATTTGCCAAATATTTAATAATATTTGTCTTTGTTAACTCAATTTTGTTATGATTGGTTAATGTATTAAACAAATCATTTGTGTTATAGTTTTTCTGTGTCAAACTATACATATAGAGTTCTTCAAAGCACACTTTTTCATCTTCATTTACACTATTATTATAACTCTGTATAAATTTTAACTTTATGGTTTCAATAGTATCATCATAATTTATTACATCATCTACAAAAATTATAGTAAAAACACCTGCACCCGTGCCTTCTTCAATAATTTCTTTGTCTGTTTCGTTAAAATCACTACTAAAATATTTACTATATACACTACTTTTACTAAATACACTATAATTATAATAATTTTTGTTTAACAGTTCAATACTTGGCAATTCTAAGTCTGACTCTGGTTGTGACCTAGCAATATTATATTTATTTTTTATAAACAAATATAATTTGCTATAGTCATTATTATTATTTATATAAATTTTAAATATATTTGACATTTATATAAATAGTAGACTATTATTTTATATATATATGATTGTAAATATTATTGTTGCATATTGCAATAATTATGGAATAGGTAAAGAAAATGGTCTTGTTTGGAATATTAAAACAGACATGGCTAAATTCAAAAAATTAACAATCGGTGATACTAATAATGCTGTTATTATGGGAAAAAATACATTTTTGAGTCTACATAATGAAAATGGATTGACACAGAGAGATAACTTAATATTATCTAAATCTATTACTATTGATAAAGAAAATGGAAAAAATAGAGTAAAAACATTTAACTCTATTCAACTTCTCGAAAGTTTCGTAAAATTACAAAACTATACTAAAGTTTGGATAATTGGTGGAGAACAAATTTATAAATTATTTTTAGATAATTATAAAAAAGACAACGCAAGTATTTTTAATATTTCAAAAATATATATAACATACATAAATAAAGATTATGAATGCACATCATTTTTTCCTGACTTAGCGCAATACACTAATAAATACAATCTACTTTTTTATAATAAAAAAGCACACAATACTATTACTTGTAATGACGAAGAACAGGATGATGATAATGATAATTCAAGAGTAAATTCAAATATATATGATATTGAATATATTTTTGTATAATATATAACTGTGTATAATATATAACTTTTAAATATCATAATATGGATTGTCGCTAATATTCATACCGCAATAGCGTGCGGGTTCTTTTTTATAATCAATTGGATTATAAATATTTATTTCTTTTGCTTCAGTAATAATGAATTTGAAATTTTGCCAAAACTCATCATGATGACCGATAGATTTTGTAGCAATATGACTTACTTCATGCAAAGCAACATACATCAACGTGTTTGAATCTATTAAACGACCCTGACTATTTTTTTCTGTATCTAAACAAAAGGCTAATTTTTCACCTTTATTTTCACTATATGCTGTAAATTCACTAGTAGGTAGTGTTTCATATATTTTTCTTGGATTATATCCACGTATTAAACGCTTAACATTACTTTTATCCGGGTATTTTTTTGCTAAATGATTTACTAATTTATTTAAATTATTATTTACTTCAGCTAATTTATTTGCTGCTAAATGAATTTTATTGCGGTCACGAACGCAATAAGTATTTCCATTTACATCGGAAATAACACATCTTAAATTAAAAGTATCGCTATTTAAATACAATTTAATTGCAATAATAATTATAAAAATTACTAATAATAAATTTAGTATATTTTTACTAAATAGTGAAGTCATTTATATAAATTTTTATAATAATTATTATTATAAAAATTAATATTATTATTACAAAAATTTTAGTTATTTAATTATTCATTATAATAGCTATAGCTTATTTTTAGACACTTAACCAATTTCTAATGGTCTTCTAAATGTATCTGTTTCAATTGTAGAAATATTCCATGGACAATTTGTATTTGATCTTGGATTTGGTGGTTCTGATCTAATTTGTAAATTAGAGTTTCTTAAACTAGATCCTTGTGTGTTAATTCCTACTAATTGTGTGGGGTTTAATAAATTTACATTTCTTAGATCTGAACTACTAACCGGATTTAGATTTGACCATTCGTTTACTGAACTATTTGGTAGTAAATCAGCTGGATTGGATACAGCTTTTGTTGAAACTAATTGATTTATAGCATTAGCACTATCGGCAGATGTAGCTATTTGTGAATTTGGATTTCCATTATATGGAGCATATGTAGTATTGCTATTTGTTATAGACAAAGCAGAAACATTTTCTTGAGAACTACTTTCGGGATATGAACCTGGATTTAGTGGTTGATTTTGTCCTGTCATAGGTAATTGTAATAAATTTTTTCCCTCTGAATATTTATAAAATGCGGCAATTCCAACCAAAAAAGCAACAACTACTAAAACATGTTCGATCTTTATCCCTTTTTTAACTTTGTTTAAAACTGTCATTTTATATAAAATATACAATAAAAAATTTTCGATAATATTTAATTAATTAAAATAATTAAATAATTGTTTAATATAAATTAATAAGATTCTTCATCACTTGAAGAATCATCGAGACTATTTAAATTATATTTAATCTTAATCTTTTTTGCTTCTAAAAGTGCATCAATTGCATTTTGTCTTATTTGTTTCGCTTTTTGTTTTGCTTTCTTATATATTTCTAAATATATTGTATTATGGGTTTTTATTTCGATTGGTTCATTATTTGAAATACTATTATCCAAATTGCAAATTTCAATAATGGGATTAGTTTCTAAACTAATAGATTTATTTAATTCTGTTATTTTAATATTACTGGTTTCTTTATTATTACTAAATGTATTTTGATTATTTATACTAATATTTGTTTCATTAATTTCCCGGATATTGTTATTAGGTTCTTCAGAAATACTATCTTCATCTATGCTGTTATTGGATTCTTCTAAAATACTATTTTCTTCTTCATCTTCATGGTCATTTTCATTTTCTTTAGTTTCAGTTTCGTCTTTAGTTTCAGTTTCAGTTTCAGTTTTATCTTTAGTTTCGTCATGATCTTCGTATTCATCTTCATCATTTATACTACTTGTATCATCATAAATAGTATGCTTACTGTCTTTATGCTGTGCGGTCTTATTATTTTCTAAATTGGGCACAGGTTTATTTAATTTAATTAATATTTGATTTTCAAAACTATCACAAGGATATAGTATCATAAATTGAATCAAAATTATGTCAATTATAAAAGATGTCTTTGAAAACTTAATGCCGTTTATATTTATTAATGGAACAATTTCATTAACATTATCATATTCTTCTAAAGTTACTTTTTTTTCGTTTTCATCATAAATATTAATTTTATCTTGTTTAATAGATGTTTTAATTAAAAATTTTTTACCCGATTTATATGACCGCATAATTGGAACAACATATTCTTGAATATCATCATCCGAAATATTTGTAGAATCATAAAACCACAGCTCTTTATTTGCACATATTTCTTTTACACAATGACTTTCTAGATTTTCAAAAAATTCTATAACTTGTTTATTATTGCTAAAAAATTCCAAATCACAAAAACATTTATTATTAGTATTAACAATTCCTTGCTTTGTGTTGCATTTAGGCAATTGAATATATAGATTACTTTTCATGGAATTATTTATTTTACTATAATAATTATTACCACTTATTAGAGACGGATTTTCTAATCTTACTAAGTTAAAATCAAAATCATCTGTTAGTTCATATATTTTGTTATTCATTTAATTAATTTAAGATTATAAAAATGTAATTAAATTTGTGCGCATTAGTATTTAAATATTAAAATATTAATATTTTAAATACTAAGATTTAAATATGGTTTTAAAAAATGCTTTGGCTAACCAGTGTATTAACTTTTTAAAAACAGAAGAAACAAAAAAAGAATTAAAAGAAATATTTAGCCCTGTTTTAGAGTATTTTTTGAAAGAAATAAATATATATTTGTATTTTTTCATATTTTTCATATTTACCAGCTTTATTTTACATTTAGGAGTTTTACTCTTATTAATACGTTATAATATTAAGCTAAATAAGAATACTAATTAATTTAGAGTAATTTAGAGTAATTTAGAGTAATTTAGAGTAATTTTTATTATTTAGAGTAATTTTTATTATTTAGAGTAATTTTTATTATTTATAAATAATTTATAAATAATTTTAATATATTTATATTTTATATTTATATAAAATGAGACAAAGAAAGCAAAAAAGCAAAAAACATAAAAGTAGAAGACATAATAGCGGTGGTTCGTCATTATTAGAATTACTTGTTCCAGGTGGTTTATTTGCTGCGTCTGAATTTATGAAACGAAGAAGCAATAAGCATGTTCGCTCTAGGAGCTATCTTGTAAACAGTAATAAAACTTCAAGAAAACGCAGAAAATATTAGTTTAGTCTAAATCATTTAAGTAATTCAAATCATTTAAATGAGTTAGAAAATTTGAATTGACTCTATTTTTTCAATTAATAATTCACTTATAATATTTTTTCCCATATTAATATATTGAATAGGAATTCTATTTTCATAATATATAATTGCTCGAGTTAAAATACTTACATCTCCCATCTCTATTGTATTAGATAGGACTGCAATAAATTCGTCAATCTCTCTAATATTCATAGCGCTATTCATATTAATATTAGTAATATTAGTAATATTAGTAATGTTATTTAATATTATTCTATAAAATTAAATAACATAATTTCAATTTTATTTAACTAAGTAAGTTATGGAAAACAATTAAATAAATTATAACTAAGTAATTTATTAATGAGTGTCGAAGAACAAATTAAAAGGTGGGTAACACTAGATAACCAGCTTAAACAATTGCAAAATCAAATACAAGTATTGAGAGAAGAAAAAGATGACTTAACAAATAATTTAATAGAGCATTTTGATAGTCTTAATAAAAAATATCCTATTATAAATATAAGTGATGGAAGATTAAGTTTTATACAAGTAAAACAGCCAAATGCACTAAGTTATAAATTTTTAGAGCTATGTTTAGTTGAATATTTTAAAAATAGTGATAATAGTAAAGTATTATTAGATTATATTAAATCAAAAAGAACATATACTATAAATAAAACTATTAAGCGAGTTAATAATTGAATTAATATAATATTAATCTATATTATTAAAGACTATTATGTATAATAATATAAGTGATTTATATAAAAATCTAACTGATTTAGATAAATCAAACGGCTTACTAAAAAACTATTTTATGTTGCCAGGATTCAATATAACAGAAAACACAAATAGCAATAGCACAAAAAACAATAGCACTAATTTAGAAAAAGATAATGAAGTTATAAATGATTCATTATTTATGAAATTGCTAGGATTTTTTGACAATACTAAAAATAATCAAACACAAGGATTAAAACGTAAACCAGCTAAAAAACAAGAAAAAACATTTACACGAAAACAAAAATCTAAACCAAAACAAAAATAAATTAAAATTAAATTAAAATAAAATAAAATAAAATAAATTAAACATTCACTTTAAACCAATTATTATTATTAAATGGACTTATTAAAATATTACTTATTCTATCTTTCCAAAATTGCACACGTTGATCAAATAGTAATTCTTTAGTTGTTTTGGGGAAAAGATCCTTATCAATATATTGTTTTTCTAGCTCACTTTGTTTAGGTTTTACTCCATAACAATTAGAACCTAACCGTGTATGAGGATTTGGAACATATCCACCATTTATTCCTGGCAATCCACAATCATATTCATGACCCTCTTTTTCTTGCAATTTTCTCCAATCACTTTGACTTGTAGGATATAAGCCCAACTGATCTTTCGTCCACCCATAACTACACCAACTAGCACCTTTTATTTGTCCTTCGTTTACTTGTTCATATGTTGCCAATTCTCCATCAAAAGCCTTACATACGGCTTTGGCATCATTATATGTAAATCGATTGCCCGGAACATGATATAATTCACTAAAATTCATGCATATATCAGGACCGCTTATAGTAGATTTAACTGTTAATACAGCTTCTGGTGAAAATAGACTTTTTACTTCTGTTACTACATCTATATTAAAAAAATACGCTAAGCCATTTACAAATATTAATAATATAAATAATCCCCACAATAGTGCTTCCAAAATAAAATATGAACCAGAAGGTTCATAATCATCATCAAATGCATTTGATTTTCCTAAAAATGAAAATAATATATAATATACTATAATAATTAATATTAACACTACTAAAACAAAAGGATTAGTGCCTAAATTGTTCAAATTATTGTAAAAATCTTCTGTCACATTATTAAATAATGTCATAATATTATATAGTAATAATATATAATATTATTAGTAATAAAATACTTTATTATTACTTTATTATTATAGAATTAGCACTTTATTAATTATACTAATTTTCTATAACAATAACAATAAGCTTTTGCACTAATTAAAGTGTTTTCATTAATTTCAGTTACGCTTGTATCATTAAAGCAATACCACTTTTGATTGGCATTTTTAACATATGAAGTATAATGTCCTCCTTGCGAACCACCACTATGATTACATATTCCAAATAATTCATAAATATAATTTTTATTATTATAACCCAATACATATTTGCTCAAATCTAATCTAGTTAATGGTGTTTCTATAATATTATTTAATTTACGATTATGATTATCAAATCTTTTAAAATCTACAATAAGTATATTCGGTAAGCTCCAAAATTTGATAGATTTTTTTACACTTTCTTTCTTTTTTGTATTATCATTATACCATGCATTTTCATTTTCCAATAATTCATAAGCTGTATATAAATCAAAGCAATCATAAATAGTATAAGTTTTATTGCTAGAATTTGTGTTTGCTCTGGGGATTGGTAAATTTATTATACTAAAACTTTCCGGCACAATACTATAAATATTATTTTCTATATTATTTGAGACTATTAATGATACATGTATTCCAAAAAATAATTGTAAAATTTCCGAATAGCTATTTGAATGAGTGTTTTTAATCATAGCATAACATTTTTTAGCTAACTCATCTATATTAGATTTTGGTGTTCCAAGAATATTAATATCTACTTTGCGTTCAATACTTTCATGAAAACAATCAAATAAAAAAATTAGAAATTCAGGTAAATCATTTTGAGCATATCCGGTAAATAGTTCCCTTTGTTTTTTTTTTGCTATATATTGTATTGCGCCTATAAACCGGTTTGGACTAATAATACAATTACTTTTCCACATTAAATCTTTTAATTGCCTCCATTCATATAATAATAAAGTTTTTTCATCAAGTTTTAAATTAATGTTATCTAGAATCGCATTTAGTTCGTAGCAATGTGATAAAATTTGCATACATGAATTAATATAACATGTATTACCCAAATTGCATAATCCAGTAAGTCCTTTATCCCTATATTTATCACTTGATACACTAGACGCAATTGGGTTATGATTAATTTCAGTAATCATAGTGTATTTATTGAATAAGCAATTAATATTTAATTAATTATTGAAATATATTTAAATATATTTATTTACATATATTGAATATATGAACTCGTCTAACTTTAACAATAATTTTGAACAAACTATATTGCATGCATCAATCGCGAATTTAAATAATTATATAAGAACACTTAATTCAAGTATTGAATATTTAAATAATGCAACTGCAAACGTAAGATATATGCAAGAACATATTAATTATTATTATCACATGAATAATTATCGTTCTAGAACATATAACACACCACTAATATACTCAGTAGAAACTGGCACAAACACAGAAACAAACACAAATACAGAATATTCAACTGAATATTTTGAAGAGTTATCTTTAACTAATCTAAAAAATATCATTAATAATAATATAACAGAATGCGGTTTTTCAGAATTAGACGAGCCTCTAAATGAATCATGTTCGATCACACATGAAGAATTTCTTCCTGAAAGTAGAGTAACCAAAATTAATGCATGTCAGCATATATTTAATTCACAAGCAATTAATGAATGGTTAATTACTCATCAAACATGTCCTAATTGTCGATATAATATATTAATAGATTCTAACATTATATCTTATACAGATCAAGAATCGAATGTTAATTATTTTTTTAAAGCGGATGAATTATTAAAATATATTTGTTTTATACCTCAATCATCCTAAATAAAATAATGTAGTTATAACGATTATTTATTAATATGTTTTTTTCTAATACTATTTGAGCATTTAGTTTTCTCTTTCTTTTTTTGTAGTTATTTAGATTTTGTTTTGCTTCATAATAAATAGTTGGGTTAGATTTTAATGACTCTTTGTATTTTGCATAATTTTCTGTTTCTGTAATATATAACTTTTCCAAGTTTGAAATTTTATCAAACTTTTTGCGTAAATAAATACATAATTTATTAGTATTATTTTTTTTTGAATAGGCAATTTTGCGCAAATTTATTAAATAATTATTATTGTTGTTACATGCTTTGCAAAAATTACTATATTTTTGCAAATTATAATATTTACAAATATGTCTATTGTTTTTATGATTTGTGCTAAATTTATAATCATTATTACCACAAAATACACATTTATTACCAAAATTAGTGTATAAACTAGTGTTTTTTTCAGATAAAATAACAGAAGATGATTCTTCTATTTTTGTGCTTGCATTTTCATTTAAATGTAAATGTAAAATATTAATAGCTTTTAATAATGAGTTCATATTAAATTTATGATAATAATAGATTAATTAAGTATTAATTTTTATATAATAATATAATAATTATTATGCATAGTTATTACTAATTTTTTTTTGTAATAACGCACCAAAAGGACTCCAATATGGTAATATTGTTGGTTTTTGATTTATTATTGATAATAATTTTTTCGGCACATATTTTTTATCTACTACTATTTCAAATGTAAAATCCTTAAACCATGATTCTGACATATAGTATGTTCCATCATATTCAACATTTTCTTCTTTTTCTCCTTTTTCAAATAATTTATCTCCCCATGAATTTTCAACAAGAAACCCATTAGTTTTTGAGTTATTAAAGTTATAACCTTTTATTACCATAGCATGAACGGGTGCTGTTTGTCTATAATTTAATGCATCACATTTATCCATAGCATTATCAAATCCAAAAATAGAATCATAATCAAACGCTTCCTTATCCATAAAGCTGTTTTTATGTGAAACATATTTTTCAATATCCAGTCCTATCCAAACTGCTTCATTATTGGCAATTGATTTTTTTGTAGCATCTATTAAAAAGCTTATGGGGGCATTTATTAGACCGCGTCTTTTTTCTCCTAAAACATCAAATGACATTTCAATATCATAGTGTTTGAAAAAGGGGGTTTCTTTACATGGATAATTAATTAAACATACTTTATTCTTGGCACAATAAGGAACATACTTTTTATAGAAGTCAAGCGGACTAATATTTTTAATAATTTTAGCTTTCTTTGACTTATCTTTTGTTTCTTCATAATATTCCCATGTTATTCTAACAGGGGGTTCCCCCAAAAACACAACCAAAATTTTATAGCATTCTGATAAAAAATTGTTTAATATACTAGTTCTATTCTTAATAAGCTCGTTTTTAGGTGTGGTTTTTATTTTATGTGCACATTTGCGTAAAAAGTCATTATAAAAATTTTTTAACTCTTCCGAGTTTGTGCTATGAAAATTATCATCCATATTTGTTTTGGGAATAATACCATATTTTTCAATCAAATTAACAAATACATTCCAACAACCACCATCATCAGTCAAATTATCTAATATATGTACTAATTTAACTAATTTATCATTAGATTGTATTGTTTCAACACTCACGTCATGGGTCTCTATTATATAACTAAGATAAAAATTGGCTTTTTCTAATTTGTCAAAAAAAAACAAATAATTTTGTGAAAACTCAAAATCTGGAGCTAGCTTATATTTTTTTATCATCTTATAGCGAATAATATTTAAAAATGCAAAAATCCAACAACGCCCACTTAATTTTTGGTCTGTAATTTTTGATTGAACATCAATTATGTTTGTATAAGTTTTTTTTTTATCTTGAGTATAATCACTCTTTAATAATACATTTATAAAATCTGTTTTTGTATTCATATTTTTGACAATTTTATTTGTTTTATTTTTATTAAATTTATGTGAAAAATTAGAAATTACTTTATGTGTTAATTTATTAACCATAATTAATTATATATATAATATATAATAATATATATAATTGCTAGATTTATAAATTGTTGTATTTATAAATTGTTGTATTTATAAATTGTTGTGTTTATAAATTGTTGTGTTTATAAATTATTTACATTCTTTCAAATAGCTATCAAATAACAAACTTTTAATTTCCTTACATTTTAATTCTTCTAGTTTTTTTTCAAATTTTTCTGGTTCTGTCCATTTGCTTCGTAATTTGTCAATTTCGTTATGCCAAGACTGTAATGTAATACCTCTTTTTTTTTTAAATTCGTTCATATTTTCTAAATTTAACGCATATAGTTGTAATAATGGTTTCATGATTTGGTTACTAATATAATGTCCATAATCTAATTTCAATTTGTTCTGAATAATAAAGTCAGGCGTCTCTATTTTTTCACCTTGAAGCACCTTTTTATTACTATTTACAATATACGCATAATACATCCTATCACCTGAACTTGGCTTATTTCCGCTGTCACGTAGCCCTATTCTTTCAGCCAACACCTTATGTGCTATTTGATTGGGGTTTTTATAATAGCTTCGTAAAGACTTTGTTACTAACAATTTTTCAATTGGATATTGTCCTTTAATTAATTTCTCAAGACTCTCATTTAAAAATTTGATCGATTTAGCAATACTTTTTTCTTTCATAATAATATTTACAATAGTTCCATATATATCCTTTACTAATGGAGCGTTGTCTCTGCGCTTAAGAACAATACCCATATATTTTAATTTGCCTTTTTCAATATTTTCTTCATATAATATACCCACGTAACGTTTTTTTGATAATAATATCCATGGCCAAAATGTTTTTTCATATTCTAAATCATGGGGTTTTTTTAGAAATTGACTTGCTAAATTACCCGCCTTTTTTGCTAACTCAATCGTATAACTAAGCGCTTTATTATTTATAATTTTTTCGTTGCTAATAGGATCTCGCAAATTGAATTTGAAAAACACCGAATCAGTATCTCCATATACACATTCTGCTTTTGCTTTAACATTTGTCCCATCATCTAACGTGACCAAAACATCATTATAACATTCTTCAATAATTGCTCTGCCATAAAATAACAATTTACGACCGACCGCAGTTGTTGATGCTGCAACATCACCTTCATAAAATGCACTTGTGATTGCACCCATTTGGCCATATAAAGAGTTTGCTGTTACTTTAATACTTAGCTGTCTTTTGTCTAAAACATTTTTCATAAACTCGTCTTTTTCAAGTAAAATTAGTTTTCGAGTTGCTTTTCGTGCTGCCAATAGTTCCTCTAAAATGGCTGGCATAATAGCTTTTCCATCTTTATCGGGAAATTGAGCAAATCTGCAAATTTTATAACCAACTATAACCTTTTTTTCCGCAGCTTTTGGGCTTGGTCGAACATATTTATATGTATCATATTTTACATCTATATATTGATAACCATATTCATATAAATTGTCATAACTATAATCTCCATTTTCAGATTTTTCACCCGTTTCTTTAATTAAATTATTGTGTAAATCGTATTCTTTTGTCCATACTTTTGAGTCGTGTGATAAATTTTCAGAAATAATAGATGATGGATAAAGGGAACTATAATCAACACATGCAACAGGTTCTTCTAAATAAATACCTGTTTTAGGTGTAAAAACATGCGCTCCTTCATAACCTCCTCCTGTTTTTTGCTTATCGATTACAGGCATTAGCGTATTTTTTTCTCCACACTTTTTAGAAACATAACTTTGCAATTTGATTCCTTGTCCGCGTAATAATAAATAACTTAGTGGAACATCACATAAATTAGACATTTCCACTTTATCTGTTATTACATCCACTTTTAATAATAACCAAATAACATTATCACAATCTGCAAGACAATATTTACCAACAATCCATCTATCATAATCGCTACCATTTGCTAGTTTAAATATTTCTTGGGGACTAACATCATCTTTTGCTAAGCCCCAGTTATATTGGTAATTAGTTAAATCAAGTTCTTCTAATCCCTCAATTGTAAACCAATTCTCATTTTTATTAATTTCAATAATTTCAAACTTTTGTCCTTTTTTATATAAATTATTACTAAAACCTAGTTCATCAAACTTAACACAACTTCCAACATTAATACCTGTAAGATTTTTACTATATATTTTTGTGCTATTATTTTCATGGTTTAGTGTTACTTTACTAATAGTATCACTAATAAAATAACTTGATGTAAAGTCTAATTTATTAGAGCTTAACGTAAATTCTTTACGAAAAATAACATACATATCTATGATGATGCGTCCTGGCATTTTTATAAATTTTAAATTATATTCACCGCTTGCCAAAACAATTTTGTTGGTTTCGATGTCTTTATAATCTTTTTTCTTAAGGTCGCTATTTTTTGCTAATTTGTCTCTATATTCAGCGCGCCAATCATTTGATATACATACTTCATTTTTATTTCGAGAAAGTTTGAGAAAATCATTAACACAATTAAGTTCTTTAGATCGTTTATACATAAATTCAAAATCAAATCCTGTAATATTGTATCCTGTAATAATATGAGGATTTTCGCTATTAATAAGTTTAGTAAATGTTAATAATAACTCCTTCTCAGTTGCGCGCTCTAATATTGTAACATTATTTTCTTCTGCCCACAATAAATATTTATCAGGGATTGCACAACCTCCTTTAACAATTATAATACGTTTATACGGTTTTTCTTCTGTATAATTAATAAAACTTAAACCGATGAATGTAATGTTATCGCCTTCTAATAATGGAAAATTAATATTAGTAAACGCCTCTGTTAATTTTATCAACTTTGTATTATATTCACAACTATCATCCTTAATTAATTCTAATAATGTTACATTTTTTTTATAGTCTTTTACTTTATTTTTACGCTTATAATAGCTAGGTTCATTTTCAATATTTATTTCATTATCACTATTTTCATCCTCAGTTTCAGAATCGCTTAATTCCAAAATTTCATCACTATTTATAGTACTATTAAAATTTGATGGACTATAATTTTGTAATTGTGCTATTAAACTTTCTAGTTCTGTTTTGTCAATATTATTTTTTTTTGGATATACTTTTTGAATATAACTTAGTTTAACTTCCGCAAAATCAAATGCACTCAAAATTTCTTGCTTTAACTTGTTAAAATCATAGTTTTCTTTGAAATCGCTTGAACTTGAACGATAGTTTTCAAGTATATTTGTTGCTAATTTTTTATAATTTTTAATTGGAATAGGAAAATCACCATGACTGCTACTAGCTTCAATATCAAAACTACATATATTGTATTTTACTAAGGCTTCATTTTCTTTGTAATGATGAATATCTTCATAATCTATACTATATTCATAAGAACAATTTGTTGTTTTATTGCTAACAGTCCGTGTTTTGTTTGAAGGCATTTTTATCCATCCGCTTGGACTAATTTGTTTTTCATGAAAGAATTTTAATAAGGGCGGTATATCTGCTTCATACAAATAACAATTTGTATTTCCAATATCATCATTATATATATAACCTTCAGATTTTAATGTTCTTTCAAATAATCCTGATTTACTTGTTTTATCATCATAAAATATTTTTTTAAGCTTGTTATATGCTCCTGTATTCATAAATGAAATTTTGATAAAATTATGTAGTTTTTTATTGTCAAATCCATATAATTTGTGTCTTTTCACAAGCTTGCATTCTACAATTGAATCTTCATAATAATTACCCAGCGTTTGTTTTAAATGACCCATAAATTCATTTTTTCGTTGTTCATCCCATTCTTCACTAACCATAATGTAGAAAAATGGATAAAAATTTTCAATAAAAATTGATGCTGTTTTATTTGATGAATTTATTCCAAATGCTTGAATAACAAATCTTTTATTATCCTTATAAGAATTAGTTCTTGCATTTTCTTCTATTACATTATAATCGTAAAGTTTAAAACACTTGAAAGTTGTCATTTTAATTATTAAAACTATTTAATTTAAAATGTTTTAATTTATTGGAAAGGTTTCAATTTTTTATAAAATTAGGAAAATTAGGAAAATTAAGAAATTAGGAAAATTAGGAAAATTGGGGATTATAAAATATTGTAATAATAATATGACTACTATTCCAAAACTTATTTTTATTGTTCCATATAGAGATAGATTGCCCCAAAAGCAACATTTCTCCATATATATGAAATATATTATGGAAGATTATAATAAAGATGACTATGAAATATACTATAGCCATCAAACCGATAGTAGAATGTTTAATCGCGGAGCAACAAAAAATATTGGTTTTTTAGCTATAAAAGAAAAATATCCAAATGATTATAAAAATATAACTATTGTATTTAATGACGTTGATACATTACCATCAATCAAAAACATGTTTGATTATATAACACATACTGGAATAGTAAAACATTTTTACGGTTTTACATTTGCATTAGGGGGTATTGTATCTATTACTGGCGAAGATTTTGAAAAATGTAATGGATTCCCAAATAATTGGGGTTGGGGATTAGAAGATAATGCTTTAAATAATAGGGTATTGGAACGTTCAATAATAATTAATAGAGATCAGTTTATTCCTATAAATAATCCACGGGTTATTCATTTATTTGATAATCCAAATAGAATTATTAATGTTAGAGAACCAGCATTATATATTAATAATGAATTACGTGATAACTTAGATAGTATATATGGTTTGGCGTATACTATTGTTGATAGTCAGGCTAGTAATTTAATGACAAATGAAAATAGCAATAAACTAACAGAAATAAAACAAAATGAATATATTATAAATATACACCAATTTTTAACCTTAATCAAAGAAAACAATAATACTTTTTATTCACAAAATCTTATACACGAACCAACACTAGCTGTTAATAAAACGGTTAGTGTAAAAAAACGATATGTAAAACCAAGATGGTTATTAAATAATAATTATATGTAATTTATATAAATTTATATAAATTTATATAAAATACTTGTAAATTTTTAAATTTTATTTTATTAAATTTTTATAAAATTAAAAAATATTGACTTTATTATATAAATGATATTCGAATTTTTCACAGAGTTTATAGGAACCTTTATTTTCTTATCAGTAATTTTAAAATCAGGCGATCCTTTAGCAATAGGTTTGGCTCTAGCTTCGGTTATATATTTCGGTGGTAAAGTTTCGGGTGGAAACTTTAATCCCGCAGTAAGTTATATGATGTTATTATCTAAAAAAATAGATGTCACCAAATTTGTCGCATATATAATTGCGCAAATATTAGGAGCAACATCAGCATTTTTATTTCATAGTTATACTAAGTAAATAATAATAAACAATTTTTCTTATTATTAGTTAACAGTTATTAATAATAAGCATTTTAAATATTATTCTACCGAAACTACTTTGGCCAAATTACGTGGTTTATCTGGATTAATATGTTTTCCTATTGATAGTTCGTATGCCAATTTTTGCAAAGTTATAATATATATAATTTCATTATAATAGTCGAGATTAAGTAATAAAATATATTTATCATGTGTCAACTTTAACTCGTCCACAACATTTTGAGAATTTGTTATAACAAATAAGTTGGTTTGTCGTGCGCATATTTCATAATATGTGGATTTTAAATTATTGTAATCTTTATTGTTAGTATAGTCTATTAGTAATAATGTTATATTACTATTGTCTAATAATGCGAATGGTCCGTGTTTTAATGAACTAGCACTAAACCCTTCACAATGAATATAACTAACTTCTTTAATTTTTAAAGCACCCTCTTGAGCAATTGGATATAATTTATCTTTGCCTAATATAAATATACTAGTTAGTGAATTGTCAATAATAAAATCTTTTAACATACAAATTTTCTTCATTACATCTATATTATATAAAAGTTGTTTTACGCTGTTTGCAAGACTTCTAAGCGTGTTTAATTTTTTTATATTATTATAATAATCATTATTAACAAACCACATACTTAATAAGCTTAATACTATTAACGTGCTTGTAAATGATTTTGTTGAAGCAACACTAATTTCTGTTCCTGCATTTACATATATACCACAATCAACTTCGCGTGCTATTAATGAATCAACTTTGTTTATTATACCAAGAGTTATGCATTTTTTTGCCTTACAAATTTTTAAACAATTATACACATCCATAGTCTCGCCCGATTGTGATAAAAAAACACATAATGTGGTTGAAAAATTTTTGATATTTGGTAAAATATTATCATTAAACTCACATGCATTTACACTTTTAACATATACAAACTGTTTTATTTCATTTAAATAAAGTTCACCGATTAATGCTGCATTATAACTTGTTCCACAACCAATTAAGTAAACAAATTCTATATACTTTATAATATTGCTTATATTATCTAATCCGCCAAGTTTAATAATATTATTATTAATACGACCGCCATAATTATATGCTTTTTGTAGTGTTTCTGGTTGTTCCATTATTTCTTTAATCATCCAATTATCATATAAACCTTTGTTTTCGATAACATTTTCATAACATACTTTTTTAATAGTATAATTGTTATAATCATTATTATAATCATCATTATTTAATTTTTCTAATATTCTATAATTAGAATTACTTATTTTAATAATATTATTATCTTTTAGTGATATATAATCACTTACTAGACCAGCAAAGCCATTTGTTTCTGATGTGCATATTATAAAAGTATCATTATAACCTAATAATAACGGAGAGCCTTTTCTTGTCACATAATATGTATCTAACTGTTTAGTATAAATAATCACCAAAGCCCAAGTTCCTTCTAATCGATCTAGTGTTTTTTTTAGTGCTTCTTCAATATTACATTCCATGACTATAATATAATATTCTATTAAATTAGCAATTACTTCACTGTCTGTATCGCTATAAAAATTATAATTCTTAGACTGTAAAAACTCTTTAATTGCCATAAAATTATTTATTATACCATTATGAACAAGTATAATTTGTTTATTTTGTGATATATGGGGATGTGCATTATTGTCTGTTTTACCGCCATGAGTTGCCCATCTTGTGTGTCCGATTGCTATTCTAGAAAACAGTTTTTGCTTGTATTGTTGTTGTTGTTGTAAGTCGTTTGTTTCATATGATGATTGTACTAGATCAAAACAGTCATGTTTTGGAGTTGATGCTCTTTTAATTATTTCAAATCTAGTTGTTATGTCATTATAATAACATATTCCAATAGAGTCATACCCTCTGTTTTGAATTAATTCTAAACTATTAAAAATGTGTTTTATTGCATTTTCTGTTTTTTTGGAATATATAAAAGTTATTCCGCACATAATTTATAATAACATTTAACTATTTAAATATTTAAATAGTTAACTTATTTAAATATTTTTATAAAATCTATAAATAATGTCCCTTTCCCGTTTTAAATATTCTAAAACGAGGCGTGTAAGGAATAATATTTGCATAATTGATTTGCGTTGATAAAGCAGTATTATTATTAATATCCTGTCTTAAATTTGCTATACATTCTTGAGATAGTCTATTGCGTGCGCTTGACCTAACCAAATTAGCAAAATTTTGTTTTGCTAATGTATTATTAACAGTTTCTTTTGCTGATATATGTTTATTTGCATTAATTTTATTTTTAATTACATATTCGGCATTAAAATTACAGTCATCATCTATTTGGAAGCGATTAACAAAACCACGACCAACTATAACATTTGGATCATATGGCTTAATTGATAATAGCTTGGGAATATCATTTAATCCAATAAGTCCTTCTATCATTTTTCTTGAATAATTACTACCGTTTTTCTCAGGAATAATTGTGCTATTCAAATTTGATCTACTTGCATTTGGTAAAAGTTCAATTGCTTTTGATAACGTGTCAATATTAGTGGGGTCTCTAATAATTTCAATATTACTATATGGGTATCTAAAAGATGGATCTGTTTCAGTATCTGGATTGTGATATATATATATACATTCTACATCTGTAAAATCACGACCCGGTGTTGTGTAAATAAAACATTCTATATTTATAGAATAATTATTTATGATTTCTCTTATTGCTGTGTTTGGATTATAAAGTATATTAAATGACAACTCTATATTAAAATAACTATTATAATTAAATCTGACATCTAAAAAAGCTGGATTTAACAAATCATAATAGTAATCATGCTTAAATAAATTCTGGCTTACCAAACTTCCTGTATATATAAAAGTATTGATTGTAGGTGTTATATCAAATTTAATTAAAGTATTATTATAATTAGTAGCACTATCAAAGTAATTAACACGTGGTTTAATAATATTATTAACATTACTGGTGAAAGCCAGATTGTTAAAAGTATTGTAATAAGCTCTCAAATCTGTAATATTAAAAAACCTGCTAAAATCAATAGCAAATATTTTACTAGAACTATTAAAACTATTATTAGTAGTAATAGTCTTGAAAAGACTATTATCCAACAAATTTATATCATATAAATAGTTATTTGATTGATAGGCTATAAGACTATTATACTTCTTTTGAACAGCAATAGCACTAGTATTTATTACATTAGTGTTAATATTTTCTTTAAAAATAATTTTTTCAAATGAGGGTGTAAAAGTTATATTATTGTATATGTCATATTGCGTAAGCCCTGTCTTAGAACTGCCTAAAGATAAATAAATAATATGCGGATAAGCTGTTTTTGTTGGAAAATCAATTTGTTTAGATGGTGTTGAAACTTTAACATTTGAAAAATATATTGTATTATTTGTATCAAATAATATTTTGCTTTGACTATTTCTTAGCATATCAAAATTATTTGTTTTAATTAAAAACGTCTCTAAATTTATTCTTATATTACTCAGCGTGAATGAAACTAGGGATAAACCTCCAAAAAAATTGATAGTTCTTGTATTACTATTTATTATAGAAATAGTATAACTGATTGGCTCATTATATTTGGTGTATTTGTTATATATATTTCTATATATATTATAACTTGAGTCTATATTATATAGTGGATTTATAGTTGGATAATTTTCGCTATTTAGTCTTCCTTTTTCTAGTGTGTTGATATTAGTAATATCAGTAATTGGACTAAAATCACTTTTATTATCTAAATATAGATTATTTAAATTACCGGCACTTGTAATTATAAATCGTAATATATTATAACATATATCATTAAAGTTAAAAAAAGCTGTATTATAATGTTTAAATAAATAATCTTTTACATTTATTTTATAATAGTCATAATTAGACGTATTAGTATTGGATATATTTGCATTATAAAAATTGGAGTTAATGTTAATATTATTAAAATAGTAATTTAAATGAACCGTTTTATTAAGTAATATATCTGTTGTGGGAAAATCAATTAAATAATTATTTGATAATTGATAATTTTTATTATTTTTAATAAATAATAATTTGCCGTTTTTGTTGCTATCAATAAATAAAAATTTCATGTTATTTTTTATGTTATTTAGCGTTAATAGACAATTTTTTGAAGTATTACTAAAATTTGGCCTACTTCTTACGCTATAACTTAATATTATTCGATTATTATAATTGGAAAGAGAACCAATTGTTTCTTGAAATTTACTAATAACCGAAGTTGAAGATGGAAGAACACTTGAATTTAAAAATATTAATGTTCCCTCATTATTATTATTTATCATATTATTTGTTAAAATAATATAGTTCTTACTAATAGAATTCAAATTAAAAGACATATTATTTGTTAACTAATATATATTAATTTTATATCTAATTTAAAATAACATTATTATTAATAATAATAATCTTATATTTAGATTTATGTTAAAATATCTGTATTATTAAAATACCAATTAGTTGACAAATAATCCGCTTTAGAATTGGCGAGTTTACTCTCTTTACTTGATTTAAGATTTGGACCATTATACATTATTGAGTTTATTTCATAAGTTCCTATAGCATAATTATAATATTTTAGATTAGAAATAGCACCATCAAATCCGCCATTATAATTTACATACAAGTTATCGTAATTTTGCTTAATAATATTTGATAATTTATGGCGTTTTGTCAAATTGCCATTAATATAAATATCAATCACATTTTGCGATGTTATTCTAATTACTACACATACCCACTTTTTTATAGGAATACCATCTATGTATACATCATCATAATATGCATTATTATTGCTTTCATTATTATGAAAAACATTTACTCTAACTAACATTCCTAAAAGTGGAAATTTATCTAACAAATTATTGCTCATATTTTTCTTACCATTATATAAATAAACTCCCGGACAATTATTGGGTCCAAACAATCCACCGCCTCCTTCTCCTTGTGAATTTGGAGAAGAACCTTTATTAAATACATGTTTAAAATCAATCGATTCTTTATAATCGGTCGCATTAACATTTATCCAAAATGAGTAAGTAAATTCTATTCCTTCATATTCATTTACGCTACGTAAAATTGGAATAGATGATTTTTCACCTAAAGATTGAGTAATTGTTACTCCTTCAGAACCATCCTTTAATCCTTCTATTAAAAATGGTGTTTCTGAGGGTGAAAATAAATAATATAATAATTTACTTCCAATATAAAATAAAAATGAAAAAAGAACTATAATTGCTAATAAAAATGTTATTTTTGCTATCATGGTATTTGATGATAGAAATTCATTTGCTGATTTTAATCTTGATTCTGCAGTATATGGAATTGCTGCATTAATATTTTTTTTTATATTTGTAAATATACTTTCCGGTGGATTCATAATATTAATATATATATATTATTATATTTGAAAACTACCTTTTTCTTTATTATACTCTAAAAAGCTTACTTTTAGTCTATATTTATTAAATAATGAGTTTGCTAATGATTTATCTATTCCTTCTTTATAAATATTATATGCTTCTTGTGGATTTATAGAATCATTTTCATAGCGAATTCGTGTAATAAATCCTTCAAATCCGCTATTAGCACCACTATTGTTTACAGCATTTGTTCCTTGAGACATGTTTCCTATATATATATTTTTTTTCTCGGTTGTACTATAATAATTTCTATATAGTCCATGCATAATAAATGAATTTTGCAATTTTCCGTCTAAATATACATCCATAGTTCTTGTATCAACACTTAATGTTAAATTATTCCATTTTTGGACGGGAATGTTTGATATTTTATATCTTGTGTAATTTCTTTTATTAGTTAAAGACCGGCTTGATAATGCTCCAGAATTGTTGTCTAAATATGTTTCAATATCAATTAATAAATTGTTTTCATATTTATCTAAAGCAATATTAATATTTTTAGGTTTAATTTGACCCAAACTAATGTCTTTTTCAACTTTATTGCTTATTCCTGATAATGTTGAACTTAACTCTGGTAATGTTGGAGCAAGAGCATCAACCGCCATATATAAAATATTTTTTTCATTTGATATATTATTTCCCCAATTATCTATATAAAACCATACACTTAGTGTAAAATTAGCTGAGTTATTTTCAGGTATGTCTTTTGCCATTATAACATTTGAGTTTGAAACAAAAATAGATCCTACTGTAGTTTGCAAAGAAACAGGAGCAGCTGCATCACACATAATATCATAAATTATATTTGTTTTGAAAAATAAGTTACGTAGTCCCCATATTACTACAATAATCAATATTACAACAATAATAATATTAACTATTCCCATATTAAAATAGTAAAATATAAAAATATAAAAATATAAAATATATTATTTGATTTTTATTTGATTTTTATTTGATTTTTATTTGATTTTTATTTTTATTTGATTTTTATTTGATTTTTATTTATTATTTGTTAAATTATATAATAGTTCAACAGTTTGTGGAGTTTTAATAGTGTCATAATAAAATATTTCTTTTATGCTTCCATTTATTCCATCTTTTTCTCCTATTGTTACTTTATCTCCCTTAAAATATGGTGTTACATCTTTTTTTGAACCAACTAATTTGCCATCTATAAAAACATCTATAATATTATTTTCATAATTAATAACAAAAAACACCCATTTTTGATGTTTTATATTTTTTCCTTCATATATAGTATCTAATTGGTCTCCTTTGTTATTTAATGTTCTAGAGCGAACAATTATAGATTGTGATTTGCCATTATAATATATTACTGGTTTATAAGCATAATTAAATATTTCAGTATCTTTTGTATATGCATAGGATGTATTTTCTGGTTGTGGATTAATATAAATATAAAAACTTATACTATATGAATAATTATAAGGAAATTTATTTACACTTGTCGGCGGGTCAAAAAAGCTGGTTTTCATATTGTATATTCCATTATAATCATTTTTTAATAATTTAAAAGTGTAACCTTTTGTATCGCTTATATTGTCTTTTGTTTGTTTTGTTACATCTTTACTTTCTTTATCTATTTGTGTTAAGTCTAATGTCTTAAATATTGTATTTTCATTTTTATTCATATCAAGTTTGTTCAATATTGCATCAATAGGATTTTTAATTAATGAACTACTAGCCTCTATTTTTGGTATTGGAATATCAATAATAGAATTTACATTTTTATTAAGATTTTGATAAATACCAATCACCCTCAATTCATTTAAATAATATGGATCATTACCTTTTAATAATTTGCTTTTATTAAGAGTTTCAAAATAGTTGAATAAAAATGGCAATAAAAACAGTAATGTTATTAGCAATAATAACATAAACAGTAATAAATATATAGAGCTGGGTGTTAATTTAATATCCTCATTTATTTCATCTACAAGAAGAATTAATAAACAAGGTATAAAAAAAATTACTCTTTTTATAATACAAAGATAATTGTATATAATAACACCTTCTTTTTCGCTTTCACATGCGTTCTCATTTGTTGTGGGTTTTATTGAAAAAAATACAGCAAAAATAGCTAATACTACAATACTAATTATTATAACTATAATTGATTGTGTAATGCTAAATGCATTACTATTTTTTTGCGAATAAAGTATATAATTAAGTAAAAATCCTACGCTTATTAGTATAAAAAATAATATACTAAGATACATAAACATTATTCCTAATGGCTTTAAATATGTATTCTTAACTGCTTGACTATCAATATTAAAGTCTTTAGTATACTCACCAGAACTCAAATGTTTATCTTGAAGTGCTTCTTGAAGTGCTTCTGATGTTGTTAGTCTATCTTTTTCTTCGATAATATTATTTTTATTGTTTCTAAATACTAAAAATAAAAAATAGAATGATGCGAAAGTAAATAATACTAATGTTCCTAATATTTCATATTGTGTATTTTTAACACCAAATAAATTAAGATAACTATTTAAGTAATATAGTAGTCCAAATATTAATAATATTAATACTATATTGATGTATTTATAATATTTATAGTGATAGTTTCCACTATCTTTTTTTTTTAATTTTATTCCATTAATTATTACATCTGTAAAAATATTTAAACTATTTTGTAGTGAATTAACTGTGTTATTTGAAAAAGTATTAACCATAGTAAAAGCATTTGCAATTTGTTTTGCCATTATTAAATATTATTAATAATATAAATTACTAAGTTTTTTAAAATCTAGATAATAAGATTTTTATATTAATGATTATAAATTTTCAAATGCTGTTTTTCTTCCGTGACAATCTCTGCATAAAGCAACTAGATTATCGATTGAATTTGATCCACCATATTCTAGTTTAATAACGTGGTCAACTTCAAACCATGCGGGTAATTGCTTTTGACAATTTTTACAGTGCCAATTTTGTGATGCAGCTACAAATTTTTTTTTTGTCTCGCTTACACTTCTTTTTGTTGAAGTATTTCCTGATTGCAATATTTTTTGTTGCTGTTTTGTTAAATTATTATTTATTGATCTATGTAAATTTTCTGACTCTCTAAGGTTTGTGCCTCCGGTTAGATTATAGTTATTATTTAGTTCATTTGTTATTGATTTGGATGTAAAATCAATAATCGGAGTTATGAAACTTGCAGTATTTCTATCTATTGGTAAATACTTAATATAACCATTTGTATTATGCACAAAATCTTTATAATTTTCTGGATTTTTCTTTATAAATAAATATACACACAATCCAACAAAGGCTATTAAGCCCATTTTATAGTATTTTTCGTAATTTTTAAGTTTACTTATTAATTTTCCCTCAAAATATGTATTTAGTAATACAAACCCAGTAATAGCTATAATAAGTAATTCCAGTTTCATAGTTAGTATTATTAGCTTTAAATATATAAAATATAAAATATATTATAATTTAACAGTTAGTCCAATAATTGTTAATACTAATAATATTACCAAGCTTCCAAAAATATATTTTTGCTTGGTTTTGCGTTCTTCATATTTTTTTACTTCTTTAATATTATAATTTTCATAATATTTATTCATAGCCTCATAATACGATATTTCGGGTTTTCCTAAATAAATATTTATTTTGTTATGTATAAAATGAACCCATTTTATAAATGATTCACGAGAATCTAAATAAGGCGAAACTGGATATGCATCTAAAAATTTACTAAATACATTTCCAATATCACTTATTGGCAAAAATAATGGTAAATTTGTTATAAAGTCATAATATTTTTTTTTTGTTGAATCATTACTATTATTGGGATAACTTAATGCAATTGTATATAATACAAACCAATAATGTGGACCCCATATTATTGGATTTAATACATTTTTATTTAAATTTACAACCATAACTTATATAAATAATATTATTGATTATTTTTAACATAAAAGCTATTGTTTAATTCATAAATTAATTTAATTATAATAATAATCATTATAATTTTGTATAAATTAATTGAGTTGTCAAACAGTTTTCCATTTAAGAATGTATGTTGTTCACTAAGGCTATGACTAACCACTCCTAATGGTAATAATGCTAAGTAATATGCTTGCCTATTTAATTTAGTATATACTCTAACATATGGTTCTATTATATAGGCAATAAAAAATGTCATAAATAAATCAAATATTGATATACCTAAACTATTTGAATTATAAAATGGTTGTTCTAGTTGAATACGATAACTTCGAAGTCTATTTAAATCCATATTATAATTAACTAATTATTATTAATTAATTATTTATAAAAACTTATTTAAAAAAAATATAAAACAATAACATCTTATTAGATTAAAGTACTTTAAAGTAACGCAATAATGAATGTAAAAAAACAAGTATTTTGCAACAACTGTGGTAAATTAGGACATTTATTTCATAATTGTCGCGTTCCAATAACAAGTATTGGAATAATTCCCTTACGAATAGTAAAAAAGTTTAATAACGCATTAAAACATGATGAAAATGTAATTGAATTATTAATAATAAAACGTAAAGATAGCCTAGCTTTTATAGATTTTATGAGAGGAAAATATATTATGGAAGACAAAAAGTATATTTTGAATTTACTAAATAATATGAGTGTAGGTGAGAGAAATTATTTAATAGAAAATGACTTTAGTGCTATATGGAACTATTTATGGAACTATAATACAAATAACTTATATAGAAATGAGGAACGCTTGTCCAAAATAAAATTTAACAAATTAAAAAGTGGTTATGTTAGTGTTTTAGAAAGTTATAATTTAAAAGATCTAATTAATTTGTGTGATAAAAAGTATTTAGAACCCGAATGGGGATTTCCAAAAGGAAGACGTAACTATCATGAAAAAGATATATTATGTGGACTAAGAGAGTTTGAAGAGGAAACAGGATATAAAAAAACTGATATTGAAATTTTTAATAATATTATGCCATTTGAAGAAATTTTTACAGGCTCAAATTATAAATCATATAAGCATAAATATTTTGTTGGAATTATTAACAATAATACTATTCCTAAAAATACATTTCAAATTAACGAAATTAGTGAAATAAGATGGGTTCCAATTGATGATGTATGCAAATTTATTAGAGACTATAATTATGAAAAAACAAATATAATAAATGATTTAAATAAATTATTAAAAACATATAAACTATATATATAATGGCAGAACCTTTGCCACAATTTACAGAAAAACCAGAATCAGAGGAACCAGAATCAGAGGAACCTGAACCAGAGGAACCAGAACCAGAGGAACCTGAACCAGAGGAACCTGAACCAGAGGAACCTGAACCAGAGGAACCAGAACCAGATGAGCCTGAACCAGAGGAGCTTGAACCAGAGGAGCCCGAACCAGATGAGCCTGAACCAGAACCAGAGGAAGAAGAATCGGAAGAAGAAGAATCGGAAGAAGAAGAATCGGAAGAAGAAGAATCAGAGGAATTAGAAGAATCGGAAGAGGAAGAAGAAACAGAGGAATTGGAAGAATCAGAAGAAGAAGAATCGGAAGAAGAAGAATCAGAAGAAGAAGAATCGGAAGAAGAAGAATCGGAAGAAGAAGAATCAGATGAATTAGAAGAAGAGCCTGAAGAAAGCGAAATAAAAGATGATTCAATATTGGATACTAATGAATTAACAATAGATAAAAGTCAATTAGAAGAACTAGAGAAAAATATTAAAACCAAAACTGATACAAAAAAGTTTTTAAATGCTATTGAGTTAATAAATATTAAAGAACTGAATGCTTCATTTGATAAAAGCTACAAATTTTTATATCCACATTTGGATGATGAATATTTTAATATTAAAATAGCAAATAGGCAAGAATTTTCTGAAAATACACTAAAAGTAAATTTAGATGATGATTTTGAAAAATTAAGTAATGAAATATGTGACAAGGATTTTGAGTTGGCACCACATCAAAAGTTTATTAAGAATTTTTTATCAAGTTCTACACCGTATAATGGATTATTACTTTATCATGGTCTAGGAACAGGAAAAACATGTTCTGCAATAGGAGTAGCAGAAGAAACTAGAAAATATTTAAAATATATGGGTTATAGTGAACGTATTATAATAGTAGCTTCACCAAATGTGCAAGAAAATTTCTATTTACAATTGTTTGATGAGCGAAAACTTGAATTAAAAAATAATATATGGACTATTAATAATTGTGGAGGTCAAAGTATATTAGATGAAATAAATAGCACACATAAAAATTTGTCAAGAGATAAAATAATAAAAATTATGAAAACTATTATAAATAATTATTACTTATTTATTGGTTATACACAGTTTGCTAATCTTATTATTAAGAAATCAAATCCATCAAATCCCTCAAACCCTTCAACTCTTTCGGAAGCCGCACAAAAAAGACAAATTTCAGAAAGATTACAAAAATATTTTGATAATAGACTAATCATAATCGATGAGTTTCACAATATACGACAATCAAAAGATAATACTAATAAATTGGTTTCAAATGAATTACTTAAATTAGTGAAAAATGTTAATAATTTAAAATTATTATTCTTATCTGCAACACCTATGTTTAATGATTATAAAGAAATCATTTTTTTAATTAATATATTAAATATGAATGATAGGCGAAGCATCGTAGATATTAAAGATATTTTTAATAATGATGGTTCTTTCCTTAAAAACAGTAACGGAGAAGAAGTAGGGTTGGAATTATTCAAGCGGAAAATAAATGGTTATATTAGTTATGTAAAGGGCGATAACCCATTAAGCTTTCCTTTTAGAATTTTACCTAATGATTTCTCTCCCTTAAATAGTATAAAAAATGTGAACTATCCAAGACTTAAAATTAATTCTACTCCATTAGAAGAGTCAATCGAGCTATTTGATATATATATTAATAATAATATATCGCCATATCAAGAATTTGTATATAATATTATTGTTAAAAATAATATATCAAAATTTGATGAAAGTAAGATCGTTGACATGGATTCATTTGGATATACACTATTACAAAAACCTTTAGAAGCATTAAATATTGTAGTTTCAAATAGTAAATTAGAAACTTACTTTGAAGAGAAAATGACTTTTTATGATCAAAATATTACACAACTATTAGAAAATATTGACCTAGAAGAAGTAAATAATTTAGTTTCTGTTAAAGAAATTGTAGGAAAGGCTGGTATTAATAATATTATGAGCTATCAAGAAACATATGCACCCAAATCAAGACATAATTATGTATTTAATGATAGCACAATACCAAATATATTTGATATTAATAATATAGGTAAATATAGTGTCAAAATTAAATCCATTATAGAATCTATAATGGATAGCAAAGGCCCAATTATTGTGTATTCACAGTTTATTGATTCGGGTTTGATTCCTATTGCATTATCGTTAGAGTCTATTGGATTTACAAGATATGGTTCAAATAAATCCTTGTTTTTAACACCTCAAAGCGAAGAATTAGATATAACTAGCTATAAGAAAAAATCATTATTAGCACCAGGTTCTGAATTTAATGGAGCCAAATATATTATTATTAGTGGAAATGATAATTTATCTCCTGATTTTGTTGGAGATTTAAAAGCAGCAACTGATCCAAATAATAAAGACGGCAAAATGGTTAAGGTTATTCTTCTTTCTGCTGCAGGAAGTGAAGGGATCGACTTAAAGTTTATTAGACAAGTTCATATTTTAGAACCGTGGTTTAACATAAATAGAATCGAGCAAATAATAGGTCGTGCAATAAGAACATGTAGCCATAAAGCTATGCCGTTAAAAGAGAGGAATGTTCAAATTTTTATGCATGGAACAAAATTAAATAATAATAGCGAATCGGTTGATTTATTTATTTATAGAAAAGCAGAAGCTAAAGCAAAAGTGATAGGTTCTATTAGTAGAATTTTAAAAGAACATGCGGTAGATTGTATACTAAATTATGAGCAACAAAAATTTGATGAAAAACTAATGGCCAAAGAGTTTACAATTAATCTATCAAAATCTAGTAATTCTGAAATAATTTATAAAATAGGTGATAAATCATATAGTCCATTATGTGACTATATGGCAGAATGCAGCTATGAATGTAAACCCAGTTTACAAGAATACAATACAAAAATGGGATTAACACAAGCTGAACCAAATAAATATTCTTATAATGATTTTTATTTACAAACAAATAATGAAGCAATTATAAAACATATTAGAAATCTATTTAAAGAAGCTTATTTTTACAATAAGGCGCAAATTATAGGCGAATTGAAAGATGTTAAAAATTACTCAACTAGTCATATTAATAATGCATTAGATGAGTTAGTAAATAATGAGAATATTTATATAACCGATAAATATAATACTTTGGGTAAATTAATAAATATTGAAGATTATTATATTTTCCAACCATCAGCATTAAATAGTAATGCTACTATTTTTGAAAGAAGTTTTCCAATACAAAATAAGCCAGATGGTATTAAATTTGCTGTTCCTGAAAAATTTGATATTTTGGACGACAAAATAAAACAATCACCTAATAGTGAAACAAAAATGACTAAATTAGACAAACCAGCAAGTGTGGATGTTGCACAAACAAAAATGGATTTTACTATGCATGATATTAATTATTTAACACTTGAAAATATTGACTATGTAAAGTCAATTATTGAAGAACTTGAAAATAATTATAATTATGTTTCTAACATGCAACCAGATAACCCCGAAGATGATCCTAATAAATATATAAATTATGGAACCATTTTTAGACTATTAAGAGATGAGTCTATTTTAACAAATAAAATTATACAAGAACTTACTATTGCTATTTTGCTAGACGCTATTGATTTTGACAAGACTATTTTATTGGTTAATTATTTATTAAATAATGGGTATAATTTAAAAGGCTTAAACAAGTTTGAAAAAGAATTATTAGAATATTATAATGCTAACTTATTAACCACTAATAATGGCAAATTAAAAGCATTATTAATACCTAAAAAAAGTGAATTTAAAAAATATACATTATATATTGTAACAAAAAGTAAAACACCACATATTAGTGGTGCAAATATATTGTTAACACTAGGAGAATCGGAAGATTATGATGATTTTGCAGAAGTTATTACTAAAGAAAAAGTAGCTCAACCAAATTTGGCACAATCTCTCGGATTTTTAGTATTACCTGAAAAAAATCAAAAAGAATTTATTACATATTTTAAAATTAAAAGCGGAACAAATAAAGGAGCACGATGTTCGCAAAAAGGAAAAGCACATAGTGAAAAAATATTTGTTACTATTGGTGTTGCTAATGGTATTATTGAAAAATTAAAACAATTTAATCAACCTACATTTTGTGATGCTTTGGAAATTTATTTTAGATATTATGATTTAATTAAAAAAGATGGAAAATTCTGGTTTTTCAATTTATATAAATCGCTAATAAATGACTTTGCATAATATAATTAGTTTTTTATTAAAAACTAATAATTAAAATATATAATTGAATAAATATTAAATATAAAAATCTTAATATATATCAATATGTCTAAATCGGTAAAAAAAGATAAAGACAAATCACAGGTTGGGAAAAAATCAACTAATAATTTACATATATATATATCATCCTTATTAACACAAAAAATCGTATTAAATTATGATGAAGTAAACTCGAGTTTGTTTGATACATTAGAAGGTAAATTGAAACAATTTAATGAGGGAAAATGTATTAAAGATGGTTATGTTAAAAATAATAGTGTTAAATTGTTAACATATTCAGGCGGTGAATTATTTTCAAATAAGTTAGTTTTTGAATGTGTTTTCGAGTGTAATATTACAAACCCAGTAGAGTCTATGATGTTAAATTGTGTAGCAAAGTCTATTACAAAGGTGGGAGTGCGTGCAGAATTGTTAACAGAAGATAACAATAGTCCATATATTATTTTTATAGCGCGTGATCATCATTACAATAATGAACTATTTTCACAAATAAAGGAAAATGATATGTTACAAGTTCGAGTATTAGGACAGCGCTATGAATTAAATGATAAATTTATTAGTGTAATTGCTGAACTAATAAACATTAATAACTATGGAACACTTAAAAAAGAACTAGAAGACGATTATGGATTAGAAGTAGAAGATACTTTGGATGCTAATATAGAACAAAATGGGGGTGAAACGAAAATTAAACTAAAAACAAAAAGAGGTGGGCAAAGGGTTAAAAAGAATATGGCTTAATATAAAGTATATATCTTTGGAGTGTTTAATTGATATTTTTCTTTTAGATTAACCAGCTTTAAATACTATTTAAAGCTATTTAACACATATAATATATATATGGATTCTATTGACGATAATAATATTTCCACAAATGATCTCGATAAATTGTGCAAAATTATTGAACCCCTTGATAAAATACATCATATTGAAATAGCTAAAATTTTAAAACATAGTTCTATTTATTTAAATGAAAATAATAACGGCATTTTTGTTAATCTTAATAAAATATCATTAGCTACATATAATGCAATACAATCATATATTAATTTTGTTAAAAAACAAGAAAATGATATTAATAAAGATGAAAAATTGAAAAAAGATTTGGAAACAACTTATTTTAAAGATAATAAAGATAACATTTCTAATATAGTAAGTAATGTTGTGCACTAATAAAGAGTTATTGAATGCTGTAACTAATTTAGATAGCATAACACAATATATGTTATATGATTTAAAAAACTCATATTCTACTAATTCTTTGCCTATTATTGACAATAGTGCAAATAGTGCAAATAATGCAAATAGTGCAAATAATGACAATAAGTCAAACTATAATAAAAAGTATCAAATGTCAATAAATCCAAATGTTCCATTTACAAAAGTTGAAATAAATTATACAAAAAAATATAGTAAATATAATGAGCCGTTTAAGATCACTAATCATAAAAATTTTCAGGATAAACTATTTTGGGTATTTTACAAAATAGTTAATAATTTTGTTGATAGCGATTTAGAAACGCTTAACTCATTTACAGTTATGAAAGACTTTAAATTTAGCGTGGTTGAAAAACTTAGAAGTCAAAAAAATGTCTTGAAAAACTTTAAAATATCAAAATTATTTGTAGAAGACGATTTAACTAATAACGAAAAAATAAGTTTTAAAACGTTTCATGCTTTATGTATATTATATTTAATTAATGTAATAATTTTAAGAACCAATTATACGTATTGTGTTTTATGTACTAATAATGATGAAAAAGCTTATAATTTACAAAATTATAAAGTATTGCAAATATCGGATGTTAAGATGAATGCACATTTCAATAATTTTGACGTCCAATTAATGGATTCTTCTTTTACCGAAGAAGAATTGCAAAAATGTTTGACTACCTATTTTGCTATTGAAAATATTGAAAAGCCATTAAAAGCATTTTCAAGCTATAAACTAGATGATTTGACAACTATAGCAAAAAAATTAGATGTTAGTACTTATGATGATAATGGAAAAAAAAGAAAAAAGCAAGATTTGTATGAACGCATATTGCAAAAAGTATGCTAATCTATATTTATTCAATATCAACATGGGTAATCATGTGTCTACGACAGCAACTTTTTTTTAAATTCAGAATATCAAGAACCTCACCTTCTGGTGTTTTATCCATATAATTTTTAGTTAAATATACTACTTTGTCCACTTCAAGCGATTTATCAATTTTTCGTTTTTGCACTTCTCTCTGATAATATCTATATTTGTTGGCTAATACTTTTCCACAAGTGAAACATTTTACAGGAATAAGCATATTAAACTATAATGTTATAGTATTAAAATATTATAGTTTTATATTTCAATTTTAAAATATAATAAAAATATAATAAAAAATATAATGTAAAAAATATAATAAAAAATATAATAAAAATATAATATAACTATTTTTTTAGGCTATGATTTGCTGTCTATATACTTTATCTAGATTTTCTATACCTTCATAAACAGCAAATCTATTTAACACTAATTTGTTTTCTGGAAATTTATTTGGTATTACTTTGTCATCTGGATTCATATTTATTTTAAAATAACTTAATAAAATTATACTTGCTAATACTATTATAATAATAAAAGCGATTGTGTGCAGCATTTTAATTAATTTATTTGCCATAACTATTCTATAAAATAGTGCAATATATTAAGAAAATAAAATTGAATTGTTTTAAATTAGATTATTAATTAAAAATATTAATTAATAATATTAATACATAAAGAATGATTCAACATCAAGATTGGAACTCTGTTAGGTTCACAAGTAATATTCAACCTAATAATGCTAAAAAAGTGACTTTTAAGAAACAACATGTTCCTGAAACTATAGTTAATGATGCTCCTAAACAGCTTGGACAATTAATCTCTCAAGCTAGATTGACTCAATTAAAAAATCAGAAGCAATTTGCTGCACTTATTGGAGTATCACCAATAATGTTGGCGCGATGGGAAGCAAATAAAGAAGCACCTAATAATGCACAAATTGCATGTATTGAAAAGCTTACCAAGGTTAAACTTCCTAGGTGTCAAAAAACAGTTGTGCATGAGTTGTAAAACTTATGTTCTTTTTGTAGCTCTTCTTTTAGGCCTTCTTTTATATCTTTTTTTTTGGCTTTTTTTATATCTTTTTTTTTGGGTTCTTTTCATACCGCCTAATCGAATTACTTCAATAGATTCTAAAGGATCTATTTTTGCTCTGCTTGGTAAAACCAAATTTTTTATTCTTTTAAATAATGTTGGTTTTTTTTTGGTTGGTCTGGCCATAGGATTTCCTCGTCTTGGATCCTCATATGTTTCATCGCTTATTGGCCTCGGAATAGGTCTTAATGATAGAATTGGGCTCCCATCCTCATTCGCAGCTGTTGCATCGGACGCAGCATCAGCCATGATTGCATCCAGCCATCTCCGCTGCGTGTCTATTGCTTCATCGTTCATACTTGTCTGTGCGGTGTTATGTGAAGTCTCTCCTATAGCTAATGCTTCGTCTTGCATGATAGTTTCTTGCATATTAACGATTAACATTTTACTTACTGAATCAATTACCTTAGAATATTGTTCATCTAGTAAATCTTCTAAAGCTTCGTGTTTACTCTCTATAAAAGATGATTTGGTTTTGAATTCTATATGACCCCTAAAATTAACTCTTTTAACAGCAACTTCAAACGCATGTCCGAACATATATAAAAATTTTTGTTTTATAGAAAAAAAATCTTCAAATATTACATCATGAATAATAGTTAAAGTTAGTTGCGCACCTTGAGAGGCATATATGTAAACAGAAACATTTTTTTGCTCAATAATTACTTGTAGTAATTTTTTATATACAATATCTTCTATAGTTTGTGGTGTAGATTGTGTTAAGTCAATAAAAATATTATCAGGAAGAATAATATACTCTATATCCCACATACGAAGATATTCATTTAGTTTATCTATAGCTCCACCAAGTACATTATGATAAAAACCCTTTTCATTAGAATATTTTGACACTTTGGGTTTTTTAGTTTTAAGTGTAAATTGTATATTATTTATAAATATAATGACGTTATTAGTAGTTTCTCCATTAAGTTCTGCCATAATAATATTATAATAATATAATATTATTTTTAAAAAGAAAACCTAATATACTAGAAAACATATAAAATATTAACAAACATATAAAATATTAACGTGTATAGTGTCTTTGTCTTGTATATTTTCTTATATATTTAGTTTTTTTTTGCTTTTTGCTCCTAAATGTAAATTTTCTATTTGTTTTTTTTGGCTTTTTTCGTAATGTTTTTTTTCCACCATCTTGTTCCAAGTTTCTTACTTCCTTATCGATTAATGTTCGTATTTGTGTGCGAATTTTTTCGGTTAAAAGTCCTGGTTCCCTGGCATTTGGTAAGGCTAAGTTAATTGTATTAAACCTGGGCAAAATATCTATCTCATTTCTATCGTCAGGCAAAGCAAATGTCTTCAAAGCATCTTGGACGCATTTTAAGAGTTTATGTTGGGATAATGTCATGTTTGTTCTTTCTAATTTTGTGATATCACCAACTTCACTTACTTCTTTTCTGGTAAAAATCATGAATGCGTCTTTTAAAGTTTTTATTAGAAATATTTTATTTCTATGCTTAAATATGTGCATAGATAATATGGGGTGGTTTATTAACGGAATACCTTTAAACTGCTCTAAGCTATTTACTGTATTTTTAGAATATAGTTCAGAAAGTAATAAATCTTCTAATTTATCTAACGACGCATTATAATAATCTTTATCACTATTATCAGATTTAGATTTATTATAGAAATCAATAAATTTTGTACTTATAGATTCTTCTCTTAAACACGTACTAATATAAATTTGTGCAATACAACCAGGGCGGTAGTGTTTTTTACAATGTAATTGAATTATAACTATAGCTTCATTTAACAAAATAGGACCACATTTATTAGCTACAATTTTTGGATTTTGTAATAGTTCATTATAATCAGTGCTATAATTTTTGGCATAATCGTAAGGTGTAGATTTAATAGAAATAATCTTGGTTGGATCACAATTTTTACTGCTTTTTGCATCAATATTATAAATAACCTCTTTTGGTCTTAAACTAGATTTATCTGGAATACAATGTATTATGCCACTATAAAAAACTTTAGGGTCTTCATTATCTGGTAGTAACAATAACTCGGGAAATTTGTTTTCTTTTCCATCTTCATATTTAAATCTAAATGCTGGAGTGCGCGGGTTAAAAAGTATATTTTTATTTTTATCTGGATTATAATCACATATAAGATCTATCTCTGTTTCATCACATTTTAGACTTTTTCCTATATCTGTAAATGTATATAGTTCAACATTTTGTGGTATAGTAATAGCATAATACTCTTTTATTTTTTCACCCGTTGTGATCATGGTTCCATGAGCAGTAATATAATATGTTGCAGTTAATTCTTTAAATTTTGGAGATGTTTCCATATTATAATATATATATATTATAATACGAGTATATTTGATGACATTATCTTTAAAGTCAAAACTAAAAAAAAATATAAGCGTTCAAAAAAATATTATAAGTAAAACTATTTTTGTTTTATGTGTTTAAATTTTCTACTTTTTTGTTTTCTACTTTTTTGTTTTCTGCTTTTTTGTTTTATGTTTTTATATTTTCTACTTTTTTGTTTTCTACTTTTTTGTTTTCTACTTTTTTGTTTTCTGCTTTTTTGTTTTCTGCTTTTATATTTTTTTTGTAATATTTTATTATTACCACCATCTTGTGAAACTAATTTTTGTAATTCTTCATGTATTTTGTCAACATTTGGATTGCTTATAGCAATAGTAGATTGTGGCGGAAAACTGTTACTAGAAAATGATGAATTACTTTTTAATCTTTCGAGTGCTTCATTTAAGTTGTCTTGTAATTTGTTAAATGGCTTGGCGTCATAATCTGCATCATGAAGTTTATCTGTTATGATTGTTAATTTTTTAATATTACCATCTGTAGTTTTTAACATAAATAAATATGTTGAATGTAATGGACCGTCTAAATCAGTAGTTTTGAACTCATCAAAACTCTTAACTCTATTAGTCTTTACTACTTTAGCCATCGTATTATGCTTTATTATATCCAAGGAATGGTCATGACGAAATCTCTCTTTTTTTTTTGATTTTTCTTTTACGTGATACCTCCTCATTAAAGTAGCTTTGTGTTGTATATTTTTTACTAGTTCTCCTGATTGTTCGGCTAATTCATCTTCTTTAATTTTTAAATCTCTAATTAACTCTGCGTAGCGTGCTATATTTTCGTAATCATATTTAATACTTTCCATTTCTTCTTTAATAGTTTTAATTTTTTCTTCAATTTGTAGCATAGCCTCTTTTATTTCTAGGTGTTCTTTTTCATTTTCTTCTATACTTGATGTATATTTAGAATCATCACTACTTAAGCTGGTTATAGAAGTAGTATCCTCCAATATTTCTGTATGATAAGCTAAGTATCTATATAAATCTATTGTCTTTAGGCATGTATTTAAATAAATTTTTGATTTGCAAGTATCTCCATAGTGATTTTTGCTATATTGTTGAATTAGTGTTAATGCTTCACTAAGTAAAATAGGACCACATGGATTAATTGAACTTGGTGATGCATGTGGATTATAGTTATAACGTGCTAAAGTTGTTCTATAATCTTCATCATAATTTTTTACACTATTATAAGGTTCGCCTTTTGAATTTATTAACTCTCCTTTACAATCTTGTGTATTTCGTGCAGAAATATTATAAATAATTTTTTTTCCTCGACCATATTTTACAATTTTGGCACGTATAATTTGTGGAACACAATGCACTATACCAGAATGATATAGTGTGCTATAATCCACTTCTGGGGCAAGAATTAACTCGGGAAATTTATTTGGTTGTCCTTGTTCGTGAACATATTTAAAAGCTGGTCTATTTATATATTTAAATGTTTCCGGTGTTTCCACAAATTGTCTCTCACATAAATAATTGTCTCCTGTTGTAGAACATACAATTACTTTTCCTATTTTTGTAAATGTATATAGTTCAACATTTTTGGGAATAGTAATAGCATAATATTCTGTTTCTTCTCTCCACAAGTTTCTAATTGATCTCGAAGTTTCTGAAAGTATAGCTCCGTGTGAATTAATAATATATATAGCTTCTGTTATTGTTGGATTAGCTTCTGCTATTGTTGGATCAGCTTCTGCTATTGTTGGATCAGCTTCTGTTATTGTTGATTTTTGATCCTGCGCAAGTTCGGCCTTACCAATTTCTACCAAACGTTCAAGTTGTCTAATTCTTTCATGCGTCTCAAATAGATCACCATGCTCTTTTATGCTTTTTAATGTGCTTTGTAATGAAACAATTTCATCTTCAAGTACTTGAAGATAAATTTTTTTTCTTTGTTCCTCTTCTGTTAATGATGTTTCCATATTATAATATATAAATATTATATAAACATTATATAAATATTATAATAACTTGCTTAAATTTGTACTAATTTGTAGCCGTCACTTGTCTTAGTTATTCTAAATTCGCTATTTAAACTATGAATTTTAGTATGGCAGTTTGTACATATATTTATTAAATTTGCCTTATGATTTTTATTGAATTCACCATTTATAATGCCATCTTTTGCATTTTTTTGGTATTGTAAATGATGAATTTCGGCGCCTTCATACATACTACATAATTCACACATTCCACGCAATTTGCTTGAATTATAGCGACTCTTTTTTGCTTCCAATACACTTATATTAGATTTGTTATATTTATTACGAATAGCATATGCTCGTTCAATAAAATCTTCTGGTAAAGATAATGATTTACATACTTCTAGTCCATACATCGACTCACCATGTCCGCGTCTCAACTTTCTATCATAAATTAAACTGTTTTTCTCACGGTCAAATAATACACACATATGATAGGTTTCAAGTTTATCTAGACTTTTAATTTCTTCATATTCTAATATTTCATGAAAATGCGTGGCAAATAAGAAAGTGCTTTGTATAAAGTGTAATTTCTCTAAACTGGCAACAAAAATACTTAGTGCCGATGTTGATTCGGTGCCGCTACATAATTCGTCACCTAAAATAATACTATTTGATGTAGCATTTTTCATAATAGTTCGTAATTCGCACATTTCTACAGCAAATGTAGAGAGACCTTTAAAAATATTATCATTTCCCAAAATACGAGTAAATAAATATTCATATGGATAATATATAAATTCTTCACATGGAACATACATACCGGCTTGCGCCATTATAATAGCAATTCCAATTGACTTAATGAAACTAGTTTTACCAACTGCGTTTGTGCCGTATAATAATATTCCATGCGTGCATGTTCCGACCTCTAAATCATTTGTTACGTATAATTCATTACTATTTAAGTGTTCAATTAAACAATGTCTTAACTTCTTAAAATTAACATATGATTTTGTTTGACTGGTTTTTATTTCTAAAGACGGTGTTTGTATTAGTGGTTTGCAATAATTATATTTTAATGCATTAAAAGCTTTTACATAACACACATCTATTAATCCCACAAATTGAGAGATTGAACCAAGCAACGAAGTTTGCGTGTTTAATACCCCCTTTTCCTTGCAATAATTTTCTGTTAAGTGGTTAAATTCGGTTATAATAGATTTATAAGTATCATTTAATTCTTCAATCAAATTATCTCTCGAGTTTTGTATTGCGTGAGTTAATGCGCTTAGCTGACTTGATATTATCATATTATTTGAATTATTTGAACCATGACTTTTAAACTCTATAATAGTTAAGTCTAATTCAATAATCTCATTAGTATTACTATATTTTGAAGTATAATAAATATTGTATTTCGGTCCTGACTTAGCAATCAGCTTATTAATTATATCTTTTAATAGTGAACAACGACGTTTTGTAATAAGTAATAATGCATCACTTTTGGATGTTTCATGAATTTTAACATAGCTAATTATATTATTATCTTCTCCCAATTCGTCTTGTGTTTTTATTTTAGGATTACTAATATAATCACTATTATATTCTGATGTTGTATTATCGTCTTCGCATGTAATGTTTTTTGATTTTGCTCGCTTTGAATTTGTTCCGCATTTTGGTTTTTCATAAACTCTTAATAAGTCTGAAAAAAACGCAACAATTGCATCTAATTGTTCTCGCGAATCAAAACCACTTTTAAATAACTTATTTAATTTTTTATTATAAGTTTTATTAATAAAATCCAGCTCACATAAGCTATAACTAGCAAATTTATCATACGTAATATTAGTAAGTTTATTTAATGTAAATACTTTTTCAATATAAGAATTAATATATTTAATAAAATCACAAATATTGCCTTTTATTAGGCTTGAAATATATGAATGTAGTAACACATTAGATTTAGAAGTACTAATTTTTTCATATAATAATGAAATATTTGAGAGATTAGTATATAATGTGTCAAAGTCTTTCGGGTCTAACTTATACATACTGAGTTTGCGTTCAAATTTCTCAATATCTCTCACATTTTCTAAATAATGTTTAATAGTTTTGTAAAACTCGCTATTTATAACTTCTTCTGTCACATTATAACTCGTATTTAAACTAGTAATATCATTTATTGGGTGTAACAAATCATAAGCAAATTTGCGCCTACCTGCATTTGTGATTGCATTATTTAAAAAATTTGCTACACACCCCAACTTTCCATTATAGCGCTGGTCGCTAATCATATTTAATTGTTTGAGAGAATGGTTTGCCAAAATTAATTGATTATTAACATTTTCAAACTGTGGATAATCGATTGCTTTGATTAATGATGGATTGTGTTTTTCAATAAAAACAAGTAAAAAGCATAAACTTTGATTAGCAATACTATAGTTTTGAAATTCGTGTTTAGTCTTATATGAACCTGAACCATATATTTTATCAATCATAGTTTCTTGATATAACTGTTTTTCACAATTTTTAGCAATTGTATCAAAGCTGGTTATATTTTTGTCTGCATATTCGTATGCATTTTCATTTTCATTTTCATCCAAATAAATTTTATGAATTTTGGTTGCATTTATATTTGCATAACTTATAACATCATCAATCGTCTTATTATGATGTGCTATTTTATTAGTAATAATAATTACTTCGCATGGATTATAAATAGAAATATATTTTTCTAATTGATCGTATGTTGTTGGGCTATTAATATAAGCAATTGTATATTCATAACTTATGAGTTTTCCTGTAATAATATCTATTAACGTTAGCCCGATTGTCATTCGTTCTTCTTTAATTAATTTGTTTTTTTTACTATAATATATCCAAATGCACATAGTATAATTGCTTAAATATTCATTTGCACTTGAATTATCATTACATACTAAATTGTAATAGTCATTATTATCAAAATATGTTCCAGGTGAATATATACATCCTAAACTTCGCGTAGTTTTAGTGGTTTGTTTATCTTGAACATATACAACGATTGTATAACCATGAAATAACATTTTCCTAACATATTTATCTAATTGTGCTGTTCCAAATCCAGCCATTACAACATTAGTTTCATCAACATATGTATTTTTATTGGCAATTACCATATCATTTATTTGTGCAAAATCTTGAATAGCACTTCCTTCAAATATGCCTTCTGCTTTTTTAACAGCATAACACTCATAAAAACTTCCTACTTCCATCAATACTAATGTTTTTTCACCATAAATTTCTTTATAATTTTTTGTATACTCTAAATATTCTTTAACTAGCGTCATAACACTATTTTATTGATTATCATAATAATTAATAAAATAGTTTTAAATAGTATTGATTTAAATATTATTATTATATTATATATTGCATAGCATATATTGCATGACATTATCTCACATATTTACTTGCCCTTGCAAATGAATCTAATACAAATAGTATAAATATTCCTAAAAATAAATATAATATTAATTCTTCTGTAATATAATTAGTTTTTTCATTATGCTGTTCTTCTAATAGATAAACTATGTATTCTAATTTTGATATAAGTTTATTATTATCAAAATTTATTGTGTTAGGATTTTGCGAAGCTGAATTATATTTTAAATTATAGCTATCATTATAATTTGACAATTCGCTATTTTTTGCATTATTTCCTAATAATGTTGAATTATATAAAGTATTATTTTGCGTAGCTGTTTGATTTTGATTTTGATTTTGAATATTATTTGGACTTTGGTCACCTGTTAATTCGTTATTATTGAAAAATACATTATGTGGTATATTATTTCCTGATTGTCTCATTTTTTGGATCTTTTCTAGTTCACTATTTAGACTAGTTGATAATGATTTACTAATACTCTCATCTATAATATTTGCATTATAGTTATTATTATAGTCATCATCTTCGTCGTTGTTTTCATGTATACTTGACATCAAATTTCCTAAATTTGTTATTTTATTTTTTGCCAAGTCAGTATTTTTTGTATTAGGAATAGTAGTACTAGTGCTAAATTCCACAGATTTTTTATTTTTTAAAGTCCTATTAGAATTTTTTGCCAATTTGGATTCTAATAAATTAGAATTTTCAGAATCAAGTGGTGCCGGATTTAGTTGAATCATATTATTATATTGTTATAAAAAAATAAGATTATATTATTCTCAAAAACTACTAAATAACTTCTATATTATTTAGTAATTAAATAATCATTTAATATTTTAATATTTATATACTATTATTTTAAACTATGTTAAATGACATCAAAAATTTATTCAAAAAATATAAATTTATTGATTTAATGGAAAATTTTAAGCAACACTTAAATACAAATAGACTACTTGGTGGTTTTATTATGTTAGCCATGAATATTGGGTCAAGATATATTGAGTTAAAATTAACTAAAGGTCAAGAACTATTATTAAAAAATATTGCTCGTGAAGTGTTAATTTTTACAATCGCTTTCATTAATACAAAAGATATTGTATTATCTGTTATTATTACTGTTATTTTTATAATATTGGCAAACTATTTGTTAAATGAAGAATCAGAATATAATATATTACCAAATAAATACAAAAAAATAGCTATAGTAAATAGTAACGATGACAAAATCGTTAGTGATGTTGAAATTAATAATGCATACGAAACGTTAAAGAAAGCAAAACATCAAATAAATAATTACAATAAATTAAATATAATTGAATCTTTTAATAGTGTTAGTTATTTTTAAATTTAATATTTATATAATATAGTTTAAATAATAAAATAATGATATCAAGAATAGACATTCCACCAGGAGCAGCAGCATCAGCAGCAGTATCAACATCAGTCCCTCCTACTGTAGCGGATGCAACCCGCTCTAATACAGCTGCCGAGGAATCAGAATATGCATACGATTATAGAGTAAATATTGAATTAAAGGATCAATTTAATAATATTTTTTTTATTGATGATGTTAAAGATGACAAAAACAAGGCTATTAGTTTGAAAGATGGTTCATTTACAGACATTACAGTAACTGGGCTGAGAGAGAGTGATCCGGCTGTGATGGAAAAGATAGAAAAACTTAGGAGAAGTGAAAAACAACCCACTAGATATATTTACATTTATAAAGATATTTATTATATTGATAATACTGTTATTCAAGACTTAAAATCAATCTTTAAAAACTTTATAAGAGAAAGTAAACCAGGAGGACCCCCTGGTGATCGTTATCCTGATGCTGATACACGAAAACCAATAGGTGAAGGATTAATAAAATATTTAATGACCAGCACAAGAGAACTTGCACAAATTCATAAAATTTTTACACAAAAAGAATATGCAGAAATAATAAAACAAAATATAATATTTTTTAGTTCGGGAACTTTTAACACTAATAGATTTAAACAAATAAATTCACCCAGTTATATTGATAGAATTATACAAGATAATTATAAATATATTCATAGTGGTACTAAAACCTCTAATTTTGACGATGACGAAAGAATGGATACATTAATGTTTAGTAATGTAATGTATTTACTAAAAAATATATATCTTAAAAAACAAACAATTTTAGTAAATATTCAAGGTGAACAATATTATATTGATGAAATAAGTTTCTATGATTTACCGTTCATTCATATGAAAAAAAACGATTATGCTGATCCACGAAATATATATATTTACTTAAAAGTAAAAACTATTCCTATTATTGATATTCCAAAAATTAAAATTCATTATTTACTTGATGACTTAGAACTATCAAATTTTAAATCTAATGCAGTCACTATATTAAAACCAGGTGATATAGATAAAGGATTTGAAAAATATAATACTATGTATATATTTGATTTTTTTAAATATAAAAATGAAAATGATAACATTAATGCTTTTGCTAATAGTTTAAAAAAGGAAAAACGGCTTGAAAAAATACAAGAATTCTATTTCAACGCTGATATTGTAAATAAATATAGAAGAAGATATAGTGGACAAGAAATTAATAACATAAGAGGTAACCAAGTCAAAATAAATACAAATATGAATGAAAATATTAAATACATGCTTCGTGAACAATTTAACTTATTTGATAGTAAAATATCACTCGATAATAATTTTATAGACGATACATATATTATTTATGATATTACTGAGTCATCTGATAAAAGTGACTCATCTAGTAAAAGTGACTCCTTAAAATTAAAATATCATAGCATTATGACAAATAAGACAATTAATACTTATGATAATTCGGCTAAAGAGAGGTCAATAAAGACAATTTTGAATGAGCATATTACAAGATTTGCAGCACACTATGAAAATTCTAACTTTTTTTATAAAGACAAAAGCGAGGATAGACGCTTAACAACATCTATTTATAATATTATTATTATTTTTAGAACTTATAAAGGAGACAGCACAAAAAAAAAACCTTCCATAGTAAGACGTTTTATAGGTGAAGAATGTTTGACTAACGCCGGAACATTAGACAAGCTGTTTTCAAAAATGTTTTATAGAACACTTGGATTACCTGACAAATTTTTATATGATAAATTTATTAATATGAATACCAAAAATATTACAGCGATTGATCCTCGCGCTGTTATACCCACCATCCCACTTGGTGCAGATGTAAAAAAAGGCGGCAAAAACTACGCAACAAAAAAATATAAGACCAAAAATTATAAGACAAAAAAATATGGGAACAAAAATTATAAGACAAAAAAATATAACAACAAAAATTATAAGATTAAAAAATATAGCGCAAAAAAATATAAGACAAAAAAATATAACAAATTGCTATAATATAATAATTCTATATATTATAAATGTCTAAAACCAATTTTTTTAAAGTTATTAGCAAACAGTTTTCATTAAAAAAACCAGAAACTTTTTTATATTTAGCAATTGTTTTTATATTATTATATTTAGTTGCTAATTATGTTTTACCATCTAATATGTTATTTAAAGAAAACTTTGAGCTATTTAATAGTAGCCCGAGCCCTAGCGCTATGACATCAGATAACTCAACAAAACTTGTTTATTTTTATATGGATGGTTGCGGTCATTGTAACAAGTTTACCCCAACATGGAATAAATTTTGTTCGGCAAATTCTACTTCGATTAAAACTTATAAATTTGAACAAGCACAAGTGAAAGATCAAATTACAACTTATGCTATTTCTGGCTTTCCAACAATTTTACTATTAGATAAAAATAATGCTAAAATAGATGAATATAATGGAGAACGAAGTGTAGAAGCATTAACTAGTTATGTGAATGATCGCGCTTCGCATAGTTAGATAATAGTGAAGTATAAAATATCCATCGCGAAAATAGGTTTATTATAGATATTATTAGTAATAAAAATACAAGGGAATATAGTGGGTTTGTAAAATTAAAAAGATCACTTATAATTTTAATACTATTTGATTTTGCCATACTATATATTATATATATTAGCTTTATAAAAATAACTTTTTAAACAACACCTATTTTACGTTTAAAACAATAGACTAATAATATATTAGTATATTAGACTATACTAATATATTAATGATAAATTGTGTTGTATCAAGATATAAAAAAAACGTTGATTGGGTTTATAAATTAAAAAATATTAATAAATATTACATTTATGATAAAGAGATTGCAGAGAGCGAATTCAATATTCCAGTAAATAAAGGTAATGAAGCATCTGTATATTTAAAATATATAATAGACAATTATACAAATTTGGCGGATTTTACATTTTTCATACATGACGATGAATATGCTTGGCATCATACAGGAAGCATAATAAATCTATTTGATGAAGCAGTTGACAGTAATACGTTATATTATAATATAAATGACCGATGTATTTTGGGAAGTATTATTTCTAATCAGTGGTATAATGATATTTTAATTTGGTATTATAATTATATTGAAAAATATATTTCAATACATTCTTTACCAACTCAAGACTGGACACAAGGCTATAGGGGTTCCGCGCAATTTTTAGTTCATAAATCTTTAATAACAAATTTGCCTTTGGAATTTTATGAAAATTTATATAATTGGATAATCACAACTAATATGCCAACTGAAAAGTCTAGTAGATTTTTAGAATATACTTGGCATATATTTTGGGAGATTTATCCAAAATTACAAAATTGTCACTTAAAATGCTAAAAGGAAAAAAATTGATAGCTTAATATTATTATTAATTTTCAAAATATTATAATAATCAAATGCTTCATAAGTTATACGATTTAGAATTGGTTAAAATTATATCCAGACCATCAAAAGTATGTAAAACTCCATATGTTGCTGATATACAACTTGTTAACGGAACAATCGTTCAAGCACATTGTGCTTCCTTAGGTTGTTGTGGATTATGTGAAAAAGATTGCTATGTATATGCTTCGCCTATGAAGTCTAATTGTGCACAAAGCAAATCTAAGGTTTGTTCTTATAAAATTTATTTGTCTAATTTTTATGAGGAAAAAGTTATTAATAAGTTGCTTATTAGTAATAAGCAACTTATTGGAATAGACCCTAAATTAGCAGAAACTTTAGTTGAAAATGCACTAACACAAAATTATTTAAAAACACTATGTAATATTAAAACATATAAACGCGAAGTTTGTTTGCTTAATTCGCGGTTTGATTTTGCAGGAATTGATGCTAATGGCAAGTATTTTGTGTTAGAAGTTAAAAATGTTCCACTAGCTGATTATGCAGATGTTTCTTCAAGTGATCGCAAAAAAATGATAAAGCACGGAGACTTTGCTCATATTGACATATTACAGAAGATTGCCTATTTTCCAGATGGATACAGAAAAAAAAAAGGCATGGTTGTAAGTGAACGCGCATTAAAACACATTAATGAATTAGCCGAAATTAGTCATTCAAAAATTATTAGACCTATTATTTGTTTTGTAATTCAACGAACTGATGTTTCTAGTTTTCAAGCATCACTATTAGATCCAATTTATAAAACAGCATTTAATGAAGCAATAGAGAAAGGCGTAGAAGTTATTGTATTAGTTGTTTCATGGAATGAGCAAGGAGAGGCTACTTTCGTAAGTTGCGATTTGCCTGTAAATTATTAAATATTAAAACTAGAAAGAAAGTTGGTCTTACACTTTTAAATAATGTAATAAACCTTGCACTTTATTTAAATCATGTTCATGCCATAAGTGTAAATTCTCATCTATTCTTCTAGGTTCCCAAGTATCATTATTAAATCTTTTTACAAATATATATTTTATGTTATATTTCATTATCATATTATAGAAATAGTGTTCTGTAATCTCTGTAAAACTATATAATTCATCTAAAAATATATTTTTTGTTAATAATTTTGGTTTAAATATAAAAAAATCAAATGAGAAAAATTTAGGATCATGGGGAACGGATTTATTTAGTAAAAATACAACATCATTATTCAAATTTTCTGCTAATACTTGCGTCAAATAATTATCGTCTACAATAAAGACATCAGGATTTAAACGTATAACATAGTCATAGTCTTTGAAAATTCCTAATTCTATTCCTTCGCTAATTGCTTCAACTGGTCCTACTCTATAACCCGCATTTATTGAGGTTATAAATAATTTTTTATTTTGCTGGCTAAAATTTTGATAATAGTTTACTATTGAACTGTGTATATCTGGATTATTACAATGTATAAATATATCACAAATAGCATTTAATTTTAATCTTTTTAAAAAACGACTGAAATAATTGTATTCTTCAAGTTGTCTATGGCCTGTTATAAAAAGTAATACTTTCATTATTTATAATAATATTAGTGATTTATATTTAATATATATATTTAATATATATTTACATATTAATTATTTACACATTAGTTATTTACACATTAGTCTAAATTTACTTCTACAAATTCAGCATAATGTTTATTAATAAGTTGTGCTTTCTTGGAATAATTAATCTGTTGTTCTTCACTCAATTTTTGCCACATTTCTCCCAATTCTCTCATTTTATCAACACCTAATATAGCACTATGTAGTGGACCCAGATTTATTATACTAAAATCTGTTTTGTTATTTTTATTTTCGCTTGCAAAAACTAAAAAGCCAGTTGTGCGTTTAATATTAGGATTTATGGATTCTTCATCATTAGATTCTTCGTCGCTAGGACTTAAATAGCTATCTTCTGTGGTGTCATAGTCATTATCTTCATCATATTCCACATCATCATCAACTTGTTCTTTATCTTTGTCTTCTTTTTCTTCTTTTTCTTCTTTTTCTTCTTTTTCTTCTTTTTCTTCTTTTACTATAACTCCATCTTTTAAAACGAGAAATGTATCATTTTTATTATTAAGATTGCAAGTTGTCCAATAAATTGTATCACCAATTAGTTCACGCTTTATTCCACTAGATGTAACACTAATTTTATAAACTTCATATGCATAATTAAAATATTTGTCCTTGTATAATACTTCAATATCCATATTTTCAGAAACCTTGATAGAGCGTGTATACAAAATTTGATTGTTTGCACACCACGTAGTGGAACGGCACATACTAAGGCTTGTGTAAGGCATCTTTCCTTAGTTTTGAATATAATTGAAAAGTCTTATTAATAATATTCAATTTTTATTATATTATTATATTATTATCATATTTTTGATATAAACATTTATACAAATTATTTAAAGTTAATTACATAATTTTTATAGATGATTTATGAACATAAATAGTACATACAAAAACAATATTCTTATTGCGTGTAATGTGATAAATATTATTTACCATGTTCCTCAAATAATAAAAACATATAAAACAAAATCAGTTAAAGATTTTGATCCATATTATTTATTTTTGGGAAATCTTCATAGTTTTTGTTGGGTGTTATATAGTATTGAAGATAAGAATGGTTTATTTATATTTAATAGTTGTGTTACGATGTTTTCTATTTCTTTTGTTAGTTATTATAAAATACGCAATACTATTATAGAGTATAATAGTACTACAAAAAATCAAGATACGTCTCTTGCTGTTATTACTGTAACTTGTGAGGAGAAGGCAACTAATAAATAACAGTCTTGTTATTTATTCTGTATATACCAAATATGCTAAAAATAATCCAAAAAAGTTTTTAGAAAATACATCCAAAATATTATATGCTGTATTTTTAATCTTATTCTTATATAACGCCGCTATTCCATAAAGAGCCCATATAAATAACATTAAATAAAATATTAAATAATTAGCTCTATTATTCTTAACATAATAGACAAACATTTTATAAAAAAGCAGTCCAAAAAACAAGAAACCAAAAAGTGTTGATATTACTAATGTTATAAGCTTCAACTCTTGTAAATAACCTATAAGTAACATATTAAAATTATAAAATAACAATTCACTAATTTTGTTTATATCTGTTTTTATAAAACTTAATAGATCGGTAGAACCAAGTCCATCTAATTTTGTATTATTATGATGAAAATAGGCAACTGTTGATATAATCATTAATGGTGTTGAAAATACCCAATCATAATATCTATAGCTTGCTATATCTTCCTTATCTACATTTTTGGTGTAAAAATAAATAAACCATATATAAAATGATCCTTCTATAATTTGGACGCAATTTTCTAAAATTAATGCTTCGCGCAATAATGTAGTAGATTGTGAAATATTAGTAAAGAAAACAACAATTAACCCAATAATCAAAGTTATTATTTGAACAAAAAAAGATAAGTGTAGACTATCTTTTACAATAAAATTAGTGTTCATTTATAAATAGTATACATTAAAATTAAAAAGAAAATACAAGTTTTACAATCGAATAACAATCTTTATAAATTTCCCAAGACTTCAATATTGTCCTTTTTAAAGCACTCAACTAAATCGTGGGGGATTTCTTCAAACGAAACCAATTTTTTATTTAGCTCATATTTTTCGCGCGCCCCAACTTCTTTTAGAAGTGCATCATTAAATGCCTCACTATTAGTATAATACTTTTCGCAAGTTTTGGGTCCACATTTTTTAAAAACAGGCATAATATTATCTGATTTATCACCTAGCACAATTTTATAAAATAAGTTTTTAGCGGGCTCATCGAAGACTTTTTTTGACTCTTTCAAATATTTATATTGAAAATTTACAATTTCAGTTTGGTCGTCCAGAATCTGCAAATAATCATGATCATTTGCTATAATATAAATCTTTGCATTCGGATATTTTGCACGTAATTCTAGCTTAACAATCGCAATAATATCATCCGCTTCCAAATTAGGAAACTGCAAAATATGATTTACTCCTGCATCATGCAATTTTTGGTTATTATTTTGATAAATATATTTGAAAAATGGTGCACCATTAAAAGCATTATCTTGGGAACGCGTTTCTTTATAATGTGGATAAAGCTTATGTCTCCAAATGTTTTTTCTTGGGCAATCTCTTACTGCTAATGTAGTTAATATGGTATCTTTAGCGCGTAGTTTTAGTTTTTTTTTTAATAACTCTAATGACTCCAAAAATGTTTTTGTAAATTTTTCCACAAATTCTGCACTATCAAAGTGGTTTTCTGGTAATGCTTCTTCTGTTTTAGCATGGTTCCACCATTGTAAAATAGCATAATATCTATAAAATATCCAATAACTCGTATCAATTAACATAAATGTTTTGGTTTGTTCCATTTTATAGTTATAAAATAATAAATACTTTATATTTTCAAAAATGCTAATCAATTTTTTGTATAGAAAAAATTGATTATGTTATTATTTTATTATTACTTTATTATTACTTTATTATTACTTTATTATTACTTTATTATTATAAAAATTAATAAGTAAATAATAAAATGACATACTCAAATGAACATAGTGATTATATTACTAAAAAAATTAATATTATTAGAGAAAATAAGACTAAATGGAACTCAAAAATAGTTGATACAACGCATGAAGATTTTATTAGAGATTATGGGTCAAGTGTATTTACAAATTTAATAAGAAATACATTTACAGGAACATACGTAAAAAAATTTAAGTGTGGTGATTGTCACGCTATAGCAAGTGAACGGTGTCATGGAAAGGGCGAAGAACGTCCTTTATTACTTAAAAGAGCACTTGAGAAAGTTTGGCCCGACACATCCAAACCTATTAGTATGAAAATAATTGTAATAGCATTTTTAGAAGAACACAAGACTACTAAATTCTCATTTAAATGCCATACTTGTCATGTAAATGAGAAATGAACATGCTACTTTTTGTATAGTGAAAAAAAATTGAATGCTTGCCATTCTTAAACATGTTAAAGTCTAACACTATTAGTTTACTATATACAAAATGAGCTTTAATGGAGCAATTGTGCCTATTTGGGTTTTTATTCTTCTCTTGTTGCTCTTGGTGTCTTCTTTGTTTCCTTCTGCTTTTCTATGTGCACTATTATTGTTTTGTTGTCCCATCATTTTTATAGCTCTTGAACTGTTGGCAGATAATATTGGATTAACTGGAACAGCTATTTGTTTTGGTTGCATGTATGTGTATTTTGCTTATTAAACATATAATAAATTTTTAAGGAAAATGGCACAAAAAAATTGAACAGTTTTTTCTTTAACCTATTTTTAACATATTCTAAATTAGTTATAGTTATGTTAGAAGTTCAATTTGTAATATTAGGTGTTCTTATTCTTCTCTTGTTTGTCTCGCCACCTTCATTATTTCCTCCTGCTTTTATATGTGCACTATTATATTATATTGTATTATTTATTGAACTAGTCGTATATAGTGTTGGGTTACCTTAAACTGTCATTTGTTTTGGTTGTATTTAAGTTTATTTTACTTATAAAAACAAAAATTGAAATGTTTTTTTTTAAATACATTTTAATTCATCATGTTACAAGTTCAATTAGTAATGTTAGGCTTACTTATTCTAAGAAGTCTAATTGCTCTTATTGAAGTCATTTGTATACAAATAATATGTTTATTTAAATCATATTATAGTACTAATTTAAATATTAACTATGAAAAAAATTATTCATATATTAACGACTATAATGAAATAGATTTTTATGTATAAGCTAATTACAATCTACAAATTCTTCACTATCTAGCTCCTCACATTTTAATTTGGCATTTTCAGCAATTAGATTATTATTAATAGAAATTAATTTTGCATTAAAATATAATTGCTTAGCATTTTCCTCAATAAGTTTAGTGTTTTCTTCAATAAGTTTGCTATACTTTTCACCTGCCTTTTTTATTTCCCATTTTAAGTCAATTACTTCGTTGGTTGTTTTAAGCGCATCTTGCTTTAATTTGTCATTTTCATTTGACAACTTATCTCTAACAGCTGCTAAATTAACTGTATCGTCTGTCAATTGTGATACATACCGTTTTAAATAACGATTTTCTTTAGTTAATACATTAATAATGTGTTCTGGCGAACTACAATGTCCGTAAATTTGAATGTGTTCTTTTTGAACTTGTGTTTTCCACAATATATGTTTTTGTGTGTTAAAGTGAGTTCGTACCCAATTTGAGGTAATATCAAATACTTTATTGTTATTACAGCACGGACATCTAATTACTTTTTCACTAAACTCATTCTTCAATTCATAATATGTTTTATCTCGTAGACCTTCTGTTTTAATATCATAAATTAATGAATATTCTGGAATAACAGCAAAAGACGTGCTATTATCATTAGTAAAATCAGTATGAGACATATTATTAATGTTTTAAATATATGTTTTAAATATATGTTTTAAATATAAAAAAAAAGAATTCAATTTTTTATAGTTAAAACATTTTTATTTCTATAAGTTTCTATAAGTATTTTTCATATGTTTACTATTTAAAATTAAAATACGCAAACATAATGTTAACAACAAAAGCACCACTAACCGCATATAAAAATGACTTAACTGCTAAATATGTCTCGTAATCATCTAACGTTTTTTGTTCAACTGCCTCTAAATAATCTGTTTCGCATTCATTATTTTCATTCGAATCCATTAAGTTATAATTGTTGTCAACAATTGCTTTGACCAACTCACAAACTAACAAATCAATTTTGTCTCTTTGTTCATTTACCTTTAATTGTGCTTTTGTCCATTTCCAAGAAATAGTATTATTAAAATTACTTGTTCCCAATTCTTCATTTGTTTCAATAATGTCTGTTAACATTTTATTTCCACCACCAAGCGATGAAGCCATAATTTGTCTAGATAAATCATCATCTGAACATGTAGTAGTCATCATATTACAAATATTATTGACTAATTCTTTTGTGTTTAAAATAGAATTCCGTTCCATAATAATAGAACTATCAATAGTTGAATATTTTTTACAAAGTTTTAAAATTGTGCTATTTAAATTTGCCGTGCTATTTAAATTTGCCGTGCTATTTAAATTTGCCGTGCTATTTAAATTTGCCGTGCTATTTAAATTTGCCATATTTATATAATATTAGTCTTTTCATTTTAAATCATTTCAATTTTAATTATTATTGGCTCACCTTATTTTGTTATAGTAAAATAAAATTGAATTAGTTTATTATTATAAAGTTAGAAATTATAAGATAATCAATATTAACAACTTTGCAACTATGTCAACTCTTTGCGCTATCTATGATTATACGATTTTTGAGGGCAAGTCATGGCAAGAGAAGATGGACTCTTGTAATAAATGCAATTGTTGCGAACACCACCGCTTGAAAAAACCACGTCTACTGCTGCCTGGTGCGTGTGCATATGATTATATTGATGTGTTGGATGATACAAAAGAATTGTGGTATAAAGATTGCAAATGTAAGTGCCGATATTTGGCACGACGAATGTGTGAAGAACCCGATTGTGACATTATGCGTGCCTCGCCTGAACCACATGAGTTGCCTATGCCCCCTCAAGAGTGGTTGAAAAAAAAACCACACTACGACTTGTGTCTTCTTGATTGGGCAACCGAGCTAGCAATTGAAGCCCATTGGAAAGGGCAGGTCAAAGCATGTCAATATGCTATATTCCATATATGCTGAATTAGTTGCCTAGGTGTTTATAAATGCATGAAAAAAATTGAATTAAGTTTTTTTATATTAAGAATAATTAAAACAGGTCATAATGAATATTAGCGCACATAATGAATTGCGTTCTTCTATATTTTCAGATAATAATCTTTCAGCATCAGTAGACCCATTTTATATTGGAATGGGTATTGGACTGAGTGGAGGAGCTCTTATTGCTATTATAATAGCACATTATTTATATCATAAAAGACGTAATAAGCAAGTTGTTGATACTGATGTTAATATTTAAATCATGTAATATTTTACAATTACTAATTAATTTCTTTTATCAAAATATAATTAAATAGTATTTATTTAGAAATAATTATATTTTCTATAATTATATGACAAGATATCGAAAATTAGCAAAAAAAAGAAGAACGCGTTATAAAAAAAGTAAGAATAGGCGCAATACTCGTAAAGGCGGGGGTTTGTCTTACAAAGATTTGTCTGACAAAGGTTTGTCTGACAAAGGTTTGTTTGACAAAATTAGGAGGATGATGACTAGAAGAGCTAAGATAGTACCTATAGATGAAGAGCGCAAAGCCGAGAGAGAAAGGAATTTTCAAACAGACGAAGAGAGAGCACGCGCTAATGCAGAATTAAGACGTGTCGTGGCTGAGGCAGCGGCATCAGAATTAGAAGATGATTTAGACGATGATAATGACCAATAGTAATGTATCGTTTATAAAAAGGGCGTTGGCTTTGTGTTTCTAATTAATTAGAGTTTAAAATGTCAAAATATGACTGAACTGGATTATAGCGAATCATATTAGTTAGCCGGAAATAGTTAATAATCTATTTATACTTGTTAAGTTATCAAATAATTTCATTTGGCAAGCTGACATATTTTTTGACAACTTCCTTCCTAGTCCATTAACATTTACAATACATAATACTAATTTATGAAATTCACCTGTAAAATTTAAGTTGTAGCTCTTTAATATTTTACAAAAGCACATAATTAGTTTGGGGGTTATTTCATTAATTGAACATAATTTTATGCAATCAATTATTTCTCTTTTTAACGCTTCTTTTTTAACTTGAGGCATAGCATTTAATCTCTCTTTTTCTTCTATAACATGTATTAAAACTTTAAAAATTTGATTATAATCTTTATTTATAATTATGTTGTTTAAAAATATATAATATGCGTTTTGATTTAACTTATTTGGAAAACAAGTTAATCCAAAATCAATTATGCCCATTTGATATTTTGGTATGTAATCGCTATTATTAGATTCATTTATATAAAAAAACACATTTCCACTATGCAAATCACAATGAATAGCTGAATAATGTAAAATACCTAATATTCCAAATTTTATATATATATACGCAAACTCTTCTTTAATGGTTTCATCCATAGACTCTAATGTTTTAAAAGTGAGTCCTCTTATATTTTCCATTACTAACACCGTATTAAATTTTTGTGTAATGTTTTTATAAACTTTGGGAAATCTGTATTCTTTATTATTTTTATATTTTTCGGCAAATCTCTCCAAAGAATATGCTTCTTTTGTAAAATCTATTTGTTGGAGCATTAATTCTTTATTATCTAGCACCAATTTTGTTATATTAAAAGAATTAATATATGGTATATACTTGCATAAATATGATATTTGTATTAACTCATCAAATGCTTCGCACAAATCATTAGCAATATTGCGTTTTAATATTTTAACCACAACTTTTGTATTAGAAGCGTCTAGTGCATCAAATACTAGTCCAATCGTACCGCTATTTATAGGAGTTGTGCTTACTAAGGTAATATTAAAATTTTCTTGCAAACTATTTAATAAATCATAGTCAATAGACTCACTAACATAAGATACATTATCACAATAGTTAATTAAAAAATCTTTTTCGTTGTCATATATTAAGTCTTCGTTTAATGCTAGTGATTGAAATATTTTAACATATAATATATTGATTTTTTCTAACTTGTAACATATATTTTTTATTAGATTTAGTCTACTATGTGGTTGTGATTTATATAAATAAACATTTTTTATATTAGTCACATAAAAAGCTAATATACTATATATTACTATGCTTAATAATTTTATAATGCGATAATATACTTTAAAATGTGTATTATAGTATTTTTTCAAAAAATTATACATTTATAATAATTATATATTAAATAATATATACTATTTAATATATTTTTATAAGCATTAAAAATAGTTAAGCACAATAATAATTTTTAAGATTATAAAACATCTTTTTAAACATTAATCCGACCAAATTTTCCATATAGAGCGGTAAATCATCATCTATATTAACTTGAAAATCTATATTAAATCGAACATTAAATAGTTCATTTTCCTCTTTATAAACGTGTATTTGAGTTTTTCCATAATTATATATTAATGCTTCATAATTTGAAGTAATCAAATTATGTTCCTTTAAATAGTCTTGTTTTACTTGTTCGGATATTAATTTCAAATCTTTATTATAAAAGGTAACTGAGTTATTAAACTTGTTTGTAATTTTTGTAGTTCTAAATAGCATATATTTTTGCTTAATTCCTAGCTCTTTGGCTATATGTTTTATTAATATACAAACATTTGCCTCATTTTCACCTTCGTTAGTTACAACTATTTTTTCTATTAATTCGTTATTCAGATTTTCTAATAAATTGTATATTTCTAAACTAGTAAGAGTGTCAACATTAGTTTTTGTATTGTCAATATTTGGAATGGTAAATTGTAAATTATAACTTTTTGAATTTAAATTATAACTTGCATTTTTGATTTCATATAGTAACATATCCCCCTTATTACATATTAGTTTTGGTTGAAAACTATTATCGTCAATATAACTCATAATTAATATTATTAATTAAATACTTTTAATTAGTATTTTAAATAAATATTTTATAAGCTTAATTTTATAAGCTTACTTTTATAGTTTCAAAATAATACATTAATCCAGCAACAATAAATAGACTAAAAAATGCTCCGTTATTAAATTCATTTACACTACATTTTAAAGAATTATTATATAATTTAAAAGCGCTGTTGTAATTTATAGCAAAAAATAGTAAAATTAATAAATATCCTACTATATATGCATATTTTGTTGTTATAGAATTTTTGATAAAAGTTTTTACATAATATAATGCTAAAAATCCAAAAAACATATGCCATAATATAGTAAAAATAGCCATAAATGTGAAAAAACTTATTTCCTGACACGGAACATAGTTTTTCCATAAACAAAAAATAGTATTGTTGTATTTTTCATTAAACTCACGTGATGCTAACACTTTATATTTTAATAACAACCCATAACAAGCCATAAATAATATAGAAATAAATATTCCAAAAGAAACATAGATTAATATATCATAACATTTGCATAATGAAGAAAGTATTAGTGTTGCTACTAATAATGTAGTTGCTTGGAAGCATAAAAATTTTTGTAGTTTTATAATTCTTTGAAATAATGTTTTTTTTGGTTTGTTAGTATTTAATTTATATATTATACTATAAGATGCATCTAACTTAATTGAAGATATATCCAAATTAGCATAAGATATATCCAAATTAGCATATGACATGTCATAATTAATAGACTTATTCATTTTTAAAGTGTTATGTTAAAATAAAATACCAACTCTAACATAAAACAGCTAGATTAGATTATCATATAACATTATAACAACTAATTTTTATAATAATATAACTTACTTAATATTTTTAGTCCAATAAAATAATCAATTATATCATTTGCATTAAACTCTTTATTAAAAAAGGGGTCTTTAAATATTTTATATTCAAAATAATGCAAAAACTTCTTCTCTCCGCGTAACTGAATAATATTTGTATAATAATTTAAAAATTCAAATATTTTAGATTTAAAATGCAAACTATAACTGCTTAACTTGTATGCTACAATACGATTTAAGCTGTTTTTTTCATCTGTATAAAATAAATTTTCTTTTGCTCTATATTTATTGTAATTCATAAAATTATGATGTATTAAGTCAATATGACTATATATTTTAGACTTTAATGTTTTAATAATTGCTTTTTTTGATATTATATATGCAGCAGCACTTATTGAACCAATATGTGTGCTATAAGTATCTATTGTTGGCATAATACCATCACTATGTAGCTGAATAATTTCCCAGTTACTATCCAAAATTTCTATATCTTGTAGCGTTTTATTTAATTTTTCATAAAACTCATCTTTTTCATATAAGGGAAAAGCATCATCTTCCATTATTAAAAAATAATTTCTAGCATAATCGTGTGTTTTGTGTTTTTTTATATAGTTTTTGTATATATGTTTACAACACATTATATGACTTAATGCACACCCTATTACAGATTTTGGTGTATAGTTTAATGCAAAATTGGACACATATTTTTTATATATGCTTTTAAAGTGTTCGTCTTTTAGTGCATTTACACCACTAAATCTCTCACTAACCAGTCCTATTTTTAATAAAAAATGTGCTTGTTTATTATAGTTCTCTTTATAATCATCTAAATTTATCGTAAATGATTTTAAATTAGAATAATCATATTTTATTATACAATAATTGTTATTATATTTATACATAAGTTCACATAATTAATGTTATATTTTTATATAACTATTTATACAAAAATATATAATTTATTTAAATAAATTTATTTAAATATCTAAGCTTACTATGTTTTTATCACTTTTTTGTTTACGTTTTGATTTTGTAGGTATTCTTGCATTTGTTAAATCTTTTAAATCATCAATACTGATTGTGCTTGCTTCGTTATAATTTGTATCATTATAATTTGTATCGTTATTATTAGATTGTTTAGTCTTTAGTCCATTTAATAAAGAAGAAATACTTTGAGTTTGCGATGTTGGTCCTCGCATTTCTGGACGTGTTATTCTATCTTGTTGATATGGATTTGATTCGTTATTTGTTATATCAATTCCGCGTGCTGAATTAATATCAGGACGATTTGCTATGTTTGGCATCCTTTGGCTACGTTCGGGTAATTTTGTTTCAACGGACATCGGTGGTGGACCCGAATTCACGTTTGGAGGCATAGAACTTCCGAAGCCAGGCGTATATCCATTTGTTGAAGCATTATTTCCTGAAAACAACCCATTCATGAATCCACCAAATCCTGGATTTGTTTGACCCATAGTATTAACAGCTGCCTGTGTAAACTGTTTCATTAATTCTGGATTTTGTCTCATAATATCATCCATGCCGGGCATAGACGATTTAAATAATGTATTGGACATATGAACCATCATAGCAGAACCTCCTAATTGAAATAATAATTTTAATTCGGGAGACATTTTTGCCTTGGACTTATATTTTTCATGTAATTCGGCAAAAATATCATCATAATCCTCTATATTTTCGTTTATTTGTTCTCCCCAACCATCTAATTTTATATCAAATGGGTCAAACTTGTTATTTAAAAATTCTAAACCAGTTATACATGCCATCATCATTTTCCCCTGAAACTTAATTGCATTTGATTTTTCTTTTTCTGCAACAATAGTTTCATATTCCCCAATCATCTCATCTAAATTAGAATCCATATTATAGCGTTTACTTAAGCCGATTCCCTTCTTTTCTAAATCATCTAATTTTCGCATGTATTTAAATTTTTCACGCAGCTCTTCTTCTTTTGTTAATTGTGGTGTTTGTTGGGCCTTTTCTAAATTTATTGGAATATTATTAAATTTTCCAAATCCATCCCATGTTTTCGTCTCATTCATATTTGCAGTTGATTTGCCCAAGTTTTTTGTTTCTGAATCATTTGACTCATTTGATTCATTATTTTTTGTAACAGGTTTAATATTTTCACCATCCATTTTACTTGAGCCAAATAAATCACCAAATATTGATTTTTTACTTGATGTGTTTTGATTATATTTTATTTCTTTTTTACTATCGTTATCAGAATATGTTTTTTCTGTTTCAATTGTATTATTGTTACTATTGTTATTATTGTCTGCTAAATTATTTAATTCGCTTTCTAAATTTGTTATATCCTCAATATCGATTGAAGAATTAGATTTTTTATCATTCTTATTTTTAATATTCATTAATAGTTCTATGCCTCCGCCAAAATTTGCGGTAGATTTTTTGGATAGTGCATCGTCATTATTATCAAATGAGTCATCAAATTTAAATTCTGGTATAGTAAAGCTATCAATATTTAAAATATCTGGCTCAATTTCAACAATTTCCATTAACTACTATTATGATTTAAATAGAAGTTTAATTTTTAAATCCTCCGCAAACATAATTAATATTATAAATTAATATTATAAATTAATGTAATAATAAGCCTGTAAAAAACAGTCCGCCAAATCGTCTTTTTTTGAATGACTAGAAAAAAACGTGAGCCATGAAGTCATATTGTATTTATCTAATACTTCTTTTGTGTAATAAATACTTAATTTTTTTCTATTAGCATATGTAATTTTGCTAGTAGGAATATTTGCATCACTATTGTTGTTTTTATTATTTAAAAATGATTTCAATTTATTAACTGCTGAAATAAAAAATATATTATAATTATTTGAATTAATAAAATATTGCGCTATCATACCTTGTATTGTTTTCATCCTATTTGCTATAGGACTTATTTGATTTTCCAATATTATTTTATCTAATGATTCCAGATCATAGTCTTTAAATACTTCATTTAATTCATTTTTAATGTTAATTCCTAATTGCACCAAATTTATTGTATTTGCACTAACATTTTCTACTATTTGTAAACACTCATTATTCAAATAAGTTTCCAATAATAGTACTAAATTTGGTTTAGTAATAGATTTATCAAAAACTATATTATATTGATGTGCTAATAATATAAGCCTTTTAAGCGATTGCTTATGTAAAGTTTTAATATTACATAATGGAATGCTAAAATTTGTTTTTTTTGCGTGCATTTTGCAATAATAATTAGTATCTTTGAAGAATGCTGCTTTTTTTTTACACATAGGTTCTGTGCAATCATTATTTTTAGTAATCAAATTTATAACATCCCATTTTATTATTTTAAAATCGGTTGCACTATTTGACTCAATAATAACATATGCTAAATTCTTTATACCAATATCTATACTTAGTAGTTTCATAATTATATAATACTTGTACATTAAGTATTATATAGTTATTTAAATAGTTATAATACAATTAATATTTAACGCAACGCAGACACACATATAGAATAGTGTATTCTGGAAACATAGTATAAAACCATATTACTTAAAAAAGACATAAAATATGCGCCCATCGCATATTGTGAATTCTTTCTAAATAACCCCACAACAAAACCAACAAGTGCTAATATTGCGAATAATAAACTTACTAAACCGATAATATAAAATAACAAGCAATGGTCGCGACTAAGCGGAGACATCAAACTATCAAAAAAATTCATTTTATTATATTATTACAATATAATAAAAAATTATAATATAATAAAAATTATAATATAATAAAAATAATATAAAATTTAAAAATCAATATAATAAAAAATTATAATATAATAAAAAATTATAATATAATAAAAAATTATAATATAATAAAAAATTATATAAAATTTAAAAAATCAATAAAATAATATTATATTTGCTAAACTATTTACTATTATGTTGTTCATTAATAATATATTTGGTTACATGTTTCTGAGAATCTAATTGTTGTTGTGTTAAATACAAATTTTTTAAATTACTAGTTTCATACCCGTATGGTTGGTCATTTGATAACGTTGATTCAAAAATATATGGAGTTTTACTATTTATACTTGTATTTGGAGTATTATAATAACTACATACGCTACATTCATTACATGCCATTAATTGATTATTTTTAATTAGCGCATCACTATTTGTTTGTAAATATTTTCTATAATCACTATTTGTTTGTATATTATTTCTTTGTTTTAAAACTTTATCGTTCAAAACTGACGAGTTATAATCGCTAAATAATCTTGAGTCTTCCATTAATGGTGGATAATTAAAATGAATATTATTAGAACCACCATAACAAGTTCCCCAACTCATTTATTAATATTATATTAATAAATAATATTAATAATTTTTAACATTACCTAAATTAACTATTAATTAAGTATTAAAATAAGTCTTTATTTATTGGGCCAGGTAGTCCATGTCCAAATACAATCATGTATATTAAAATAACTGCTCCCAATAATATGCTCCTATTTTCTGCAACGATTGGTCTTTGATTAAGCCCATAAATCATTATTACATATAATAGTAAAGCAATTATTATTGAATGTATTAACATCATAGCGCCTCTTTCCATTTTTATATATTATTACAAGATTATTATTACAAGATTATTATTACAAGATTAGTTTTGCAATAATTTTACTAAATCATTTTTTTTCATCTTTTGTGCTGAGTCATTATCTAAAATATTTTTTGTTACAACCAAACTTCTTAAATCATCAATCCTCATTTTGCTATAATTCTTTTTTTCTACTTTTTGTATTGTTTCTAAACTGTTTTCTAAAGTAATTACTTTTGAATTGTTTTCTAAATCTTTATCAAAATTATTTAATAAAATAGGTAAATTTTTAATAAAAATGTCTTCGTCTGAATTTATATAACCTAAATTTGTAACCTCTTCTACTTGTAAACTTTTGTTATCTAATTCATTAATAATAAGTTTTTCACTTTTGGTGTCAACAATCTCATATAAATTGGAATCAGTTGTTACTTTATCTTCACCTTCATCTTCGCCTTCATCTTCATCGTCTTCATCGTCTTCATCGTCTTCTTCATCTTCATCGTCTTCATCGTCTTCTTCATCATCTTCTTCATCGTCATCTTCATAATCATCTTCTTCATCGTCAGAAACTTGTATTTTGTTTTCATTATTTATTTTTTTTACTAGTTTTTCAAAATTATCTGTTTCACAGCAACTCTCATAATTAGTGCATGATTTATTCATTAAACATAAACTGTTCATATGAATATTATAATTTGCTATAAAATTTTGCAATATTTTACCATGTTCTATTATACTTCTTTCTAATAAATTAAGTCGACGATAGCAATACAACATTATTGAACCTCCTATTAGTAGTAATAATCCTAATGTTAATAAAAACCCAGAATCAATAAATTTAAATAATTGTAACATTTATATTACTATTTAATTATATTATTTTAAGTATTGTTTAACGAATTAATATTATTAATTCATAGCATTTATTATATTTTCTGGAAAATCTAAGTCTTTCAGAACTTTTTGTGCGCCTTTTATTTTTGATATTCCCCTTTTCATTTTATATGTATATATAAAATCGCTATCCTTTTTAATAACATTCATGCAATAGCAATTATTTTGAGTATTCAACTTTTTACATAATTTTGTATAATGTGTTGTTAAAATATAGTCTAAATTGCTAAATTTATTTAAATAAGTTAAATAGCTAAATGAAGAACTTAAAGCCTCTTCTGGATTTGTTCCGCTATAAAGCTCATCAAATACGCAAAAATGAGAATGCTCTTTGTTATTTTCAACAAGTTCCAATATATTTTTACATTGTCTTGCTTCAGCTTGATATAAACTATCGCGACCACCTGTATCTGGAATATTTATATAACAATGTATGTAGTCATATACTTTTACTTTTGCTTTATCAAAAAAACCGCATCCAATTTGTTGACACAATATTATATTAAATAAACTGGATTTTAATATTGTTGTTTTTCCAGATGCATTTGGTCCTGTAAGTATTACATTTTTATCTAAACAATAAGAATTTTTCACAACATTAGCTATAGTAGTATTATTAGATTTATTATATTGAATGCTATTTAAATTTGCATAATATGCATTTGTAAATGAAGTAGAGCTATTATTAGTATTATAAGAACAATAATTTATTATATTTTTTCCTATAAATTCTTGCAACTTCTCAATATTTTTAATATATCCATCAAAACCAAATGAAAAATGTAAACTTTCTATAAAACTTTTGTTCTTATTTAAATAAAAAAAACATTTCATTAATTGTCCTAATTCTGTTAGTTTATAAATATTTAAATTATAAGGCTGCAACATACTTAACTCATCATAATAACTAGAAAAAATACTAATATTTTTTCTTATTGCATCATTAAACAAATTATAACTCTTCAAATTATGTGAATAATTCAAAAAATTATTATATTTTTGCAGTGCACTACTTACATAGTCTTTAATCTCTAGTAAAGTGTTATTAATATATTTAATATTTGTAAAATATTTAATACAACTTGTAAAATTTAAATACAATTGGAAAATATAAAATCCGAAACTGCACAACAAATACAGTTTGTTAGTAAAAGTTGTTTCACTAAAAGAACTTAGCATTTGGCCTATAATATGATTTGAAAATACCTTCTTTAAGTGTTCAAAGTATAATTCAAATGTAATATTATAGCCCTGTAGTTTTATTATAAAAAACGGCAATAGCAAAAATATTATTGGAATTAATAATGAAAAAACCGGACTTGAGAGATTATATATACTTAAAAACTGCAATAACATACTATTATTATTATATTTATCTAAAAATGGAATATCAATATATTGATAGTTGTTAATAAAGCCATTATCATTTATTATTGATTTGCATGTGCTATATAATTGTTCTTCTTTTGTCAAATTATTTTCATGGCATAAAGTGTCAAGTGCAAAATTGACCTTTTTGATTGGTTTATAATTTTTCAATAACTCTTGACTTTCTATTAAAAAATCTCTATCATTTGTATAGTAATTAGACCATCTATTTAAAATATTCTTTTCAAAAATATTTGTTGGATCAAAAACATGATAATACAAATTATATACATTTGTATTGCTATTTGTTACTATTTCTGTTGAATCTAAATTATTTGTACTTTCATTTTCTTTTGTTATTTTTAATTCTAAATCAGTTATTATATTAGCATTCAACAATTTTTTTTTTGAGTCTTCTAAATATTCGATTGGTAACTTAAAACATTCACTATAGTCATTTTTTTTGTTATTTTGTGGTTCATCATAAAAACTAAGGATTGTAGTTAATATATTCATCTCTTTATTAATAATAGTGTTAGACTTTATATATATTAATAAAACGAAAATAATTAAAAGAATAACTATAATAGTTATATTAATATAACATGATTAGTTATTCTAGTTCATTTATTAATGAATATTATCAATCATTAGAAAATAAAACTTTAGATGCACAATTGTTAGATAGTTTGAACTCTATTCTAACTACAATAAATAATGATATGTCATTAAATGCAATCGAGAACGAGTATGAATTTAGATTTAAAAAAACAAAATCAAAAAGCAAGTCTAATGATTATTATTATCAACAACAACAATCTGCTAGTTTTAACACTTTTAATAGTGTTCGTTGTCAAAAAAAAAAAAAAAAAACAAAAACCCAAATAGAAGTAGTTAAAAGCACACTAAAAAGCATACTAAATAAGTTATCGCCATCTAATTATACAAAATTAGAAAACGATTTAGTAACATTATATACACAATTACATGACAGCTGTATGGAAAATAATAATAATGAAGATATTCATTATATTGACACTTATATTATAAATTATATATGCTATAATAATGTGTCATATAGTAACATTTATGTTAATATATTATTTACACTATTTAACATATATTATAATAAAAATTATAAATTAGAAACATCACATATATATAATTTGTTACAAACACATTATAATGATTTTCTAACTTTTGATAATATTATTAAAAATAAGACTCATGACTTGTGTGATGAATTTTCTGTAAATAAACATAATGATAAATATAAGTGTTTTATTATTCTTATAATAAATTTGTATAAAAAGATGCATACTATTGAAACATTATCAAGTGAAAAAACTGTATTTTTTTCAGAATTTTTTTTAACTCATTCTTCTATGTCTTTATTAATTTTACACTTTAATCAATTCTTTATTAAAAATTTGGAGCTAGAAAATAATAAAGATTATTGCGAAACCATTCAAGAATTTTTAATAATTTTATATAATGAATTACTTAAAGAGGGCAAATTTATTAAAACATTAGATTGTGATTTAAAAATAATTAATGATATAAAATTCTTACTACTAAATAGTACTAATTATCCTAGCTATACAACTAAAATAAAATTCAAATTAATGAATATTCGTGATAAATATGAAGCACTTGTATGAGTTAAAGTATTTTATTTTATTTTATTTTATTTTATAGTATATTATTTTATTTATTAATCAAATAATGTTTAAAAACTTCTTATAAAATAATTATATTATATAATGGTGTTATCTAAGATTAACGCTACTGTTAAGTATGAAGATACAAAAGCTATAGCCAGCACAGATATTGATCATGAAACATGTATTTATTCTGCAAAAATATATAATAAAGCTATTCAGTTTGTTTTAGGGTTACCACAATTTGAATATAGTAGCAAAAATATTGTATATTTTAATATTTATTTAGCAAATAATGGGTTTGTTGTATCTAAAATTGGAATTTATGAAACATATAATAGTGATTATGGTTCATTATTAGATGATGATGGCGATATTGATTTATCTAAATTACAAGAACCACTTCTTTTTCCATTTGCCAAATCTTTAATTAGCAAATTACAAACAACTAGTGCAAAGACCACTTCTCAAGACGAAGACGAAGAAGATGAAGGCGAAAAAGAAGACGATGAAGAAGATGAAGAAGATGAAGAAGACGATGACGATGACGATGAAGAAGATGAAGATATTGTTAAAGATAAAAAGGTTACAATTTTACCAAAAAAACCAAAATTTGATATAATGGAATTAGCAAGTCAAACAAAAGAAGAAAGTGATTATGAAATTAGTAAGTATGTTGAAGATCCTACGCACAATTGGGTAAATAAATATTTGAAAAGTGTAAAATATTCTATAAAACCAAACGAGGGAGGAGGTGACTGTTTTTTTGCTGCATTACGCGACGGATTAAGAACAGTAAAAATTGAAACCTCGGTAAAAGCTATTCGTGAAAAATTAGCAAATGAAGTTGATGAAGCAGTTTTTAATAATTATTCAGAGTTTTTCAAATTGTTTTATGGTGGAATGAAAAATTCACAAACCATGTTAAAAGAATATAAATTAAAGCATAATACAATTAAAAAACTAATTGGCGGAACAATCGATGGACAAACTAAGAAAACTTTAATAGATGATGCAAAAGCTAATTTCAGTAAATATAGTGCAATAAATCAAGAAACTGAAGAATATCAAGAGTTAGTAGAAGAATTTGAGTTTATGAAAGATATTAATGACGTTAAAGACCTAAAAAAAGTAATATCAACTGTTGGTGGCAAATATTGGGCCGACAATTGGGCGGTTGTTACTTTAGAGAGATTATATAATGTAAAATTTATTATTTTATCGCAAACACATTTTTTGGAAAATGAAACCGAATTAGTATTACAATGTAGTGAAGCCGATAAACAAATAGCGGAAAAAGGACTATTTGAACCATCATATTACATTATGTTAGATTTTTTAATTAGCAAACACAGCAATCATTATCAACTAATTACTTATGATAAAAATATTGAACGAGGTGCTTTTACATTTAATGAATTGCCGTATAAGATTAAAGAACTTATTTTAGAAAAATGTATGGAAAAAATGGCAGGATTGTATGTATTAATACCTGATTTCATAAAATTTGCTAACAAAAATGGAATAGCAACAACAAGCACTAAAAACGATTCGTTAATTGGAACTAGTCCTAATACAAAATATTATAATACTTCAATAATTATTCAAATATACAATAAGTCTAGACATGTAAAAGTGGGTCAAGGAAGCGGTGAAAGTATTAGTCCTGAACTTAAAACCGCTAAAAATATATTAGAGCTCAATAATAATAAAGAATATGTTGATTGGCGCAGAAAGTTGGACTCTAAATATTTGGTTCCAAATTTAGCGATTGATGGCAAAAATTGGTCTAGTGTAAAACATTATATTTTAGCAGCAAGATTTAAACCCATTATTGAGTTATACAATAAATTTACTAAAGACGGTGAAGTCGGTGCAAATATTGATGATGCTTATAAATTATATGGTTCCAATATTTCAAAAAAATCTATTAGCTCTTTAGTAATAGGAGATGAAGAGTTTGCTAAGCTAAAACCCGGATTACTAGAAAAAGCCCAATATTCTAAGTTCACACAAAATGAGGCTTTAGCAAAAATATTATTATTAACAGGCGACGCCTTAATAAATATTTTTAAACCTGGAAAAGGGGGTGGTTCGTATCCTGATTTTGAATTAATGAAATTACGAAGGATGCTTTCAAATCCGAAAGAAGCAAAAACAGTAAAATCTAAAGAATTAAAGTAATGGATGTTTAAAAGTTTAAAAAAATAATTGAAATTATTTAATACATATTATTTAATACATACTATTAGTATTATATAATATATGAGTTATACTTTATTAATTGTTGAGTCTCCCGCAAAATGTGGCAAAATAGAATCATTTTTGGGTCCGGGCTACAAAGTAATTGGTTCTTATGGACATATTACACATCTCTCAAGTTTAGAACAAATAAATATTGAGGCTAATTATAAACCTACTTTTAATATAATTGAAAGCAAACAGCAACAAATTACTAAAATTCGCAAGGCAATAAGCGGGGCACGCGATATCATTTTGGCAACAGATGATGACCGGGAAGGAGAGGCTATAGCGTGGCACATAACACAAGTTTTTAATTTAGATGTAACAAAAACCAAGCGCATAATATTTCATGAAATTACTATGCAAGCTTTAAAAAATGCTTTAGCAAATCCCAGAACAATAAATTTGAGCCTGGTATATGCACAACAAGGGCGTCAAATTTTAGATTTACTTGTTGGATTTACTATTACTCCATTATTATGGAAGTTCATAACATGTAATAGTAAAAATACACTTAGTGCTGGTCGATGCCAAACACCGGCACTACGCTTAATATATGATAATTATAAAGAAATTCAGGCATCTCCTGGAACACTCAGTTTTAATAGTTGTGGCTATTTTACTAGCAAAAATATTGAATTTGTATTAAATAAAAATCATAATAGTCATGCATTAATGCAAGAGTTTTTAGAGTTAAGCACAACACACGATCATATATTAACTAAGTCCAAAGAGAAAACACTAATACAAACTCCACCTGCTCCATTTAGCACTTCAACACTTCAACAAGCAGCAAGTAATAATTTACACATGTCACCAAAAGATACTATGAGCTGTGCGCAAAAATTATATGAAGATGGTCTAATTACATATATGAGAACAGACAGTAAATGCTATTGTGAAGATTTTATTGAACAATGTAAAATGTTTATTTCTACAAAATATGGTGCTTATTATATTGCCAAACCTGATGACTTAAGTAAACTATATCAAACAGAAACAACAGAAATTGTCGTAAATAGTGCACACGAGGCAATTCGCCCTACAAATATAGCCCTTGAAACGCTTGAAGGCGCCGAATATAATATAAAACATATTAAATTATATAAATTAATATATTCAAATAGTTTGGAAAGTGTTATGTCTAATGCAGAATATAATCAGCTGATTGTTACTATTAGCGCACCAAAAGATCTACATTATAAATATTGTGCATTAGAAAACACTTTTTTAGGCTGGAAAATAGTAAATAAACCATGCGATGATAAATATTATAACTATTTAAAAAATATTACAGAGGGTATTACAGAGTATAACAAAATAATATGTAAAGAAACTTTAAAAGAATTAAAGTCACATTATAGTGAAGCTCATTTAGTTCAATTGTTAGAACAAAAAGGGATCGGCCGTCCATCAACGTTTTCATCATTATTAGATAAAATACAAGAACGTAATTATGTAAAAAAAGAGCATATTCAAGGAAAAAAAATAACTACAACAGACTATACTTTAATTGATGCTACTATTACTAAAGAAACAACAGCAAAAGAGTTTGGTAATGAAAAAAACAAATTAGTAATTACACAACTCGGAATTAATACTATTGAATTTTTAATAACACATTTTAGTAAGCTATTTGACTACGAATATACAAAATTAATGGAAGACGACCTTGATTCTATTGCTAATGGAAATAAAGCATATTATGATTTATGTAGAGAATGTAATAATTTGATCGACACACTAATTTTATCGAGCAATTTAAATAATCAAGATAATAATGCTAATACTGGTGCTAATGCTAATAGTGCTACTAATAGCGTTGGTGCTAACAAACTACAAATAGTAATAGATGACAAGCACACATATATAATCGGAAAAAATGGACCAACAATCAAATATATAAAAGAAGATGGAACATTCGGATTTTATGGGGTAAAAAAAACTATAAATATTGAATTATTAAAACAAGGCCATTATACTTTAGAAGAAGTATTAGACTCACCCCAAGAGTCAATTAAAAACTTAGGGCTCTATAAAGATAATTTGGTGTATTTAAAATACGGATCTTATGGTTATTATTTAGAATGCGGAGAGTTACGCAAATCTCTCAATAGTGTTAAAATAAATGTTCCTTTTAAAGAATTAACACTTGAAGACGCTATTACTATATTAGACTCGTGTGAACCATGTTCAAATAGTTTAATACGCAAAATTTCAAATAGCCTAGCAATTAGAAAGGGAAAATATGGAGACTATATATTTTATAAGAGTGAGAAAATGAAAAAGCCAAAGTTTTTAAAATTAGACGAATTTAATGGTGACTATTTAACTTCTCCTCTTGATACACTAAAAGTATGGATAAAAGAAAAATATGGAGTATAATATAAATGCCAATTATTTAACAATAAGACCAGATTGATTTATAAATGAAAAAAATAGTATAATAGCAAATAAAAATAGAACAAATAGTAGTTTATTTTTTTTATAATAATACAAAAACGGCGGTTTCATTTATAAAGTATATATATTTTAATGTTTTTTGTTTTTTTGTTTTGTTTTTTTGTTTTATATTTTTGTTTTATATTTTATATTTTATTATTATATAAATGTTTAAAAAACTGGCATTAATTGCTACATTATTACTGGTATTGGATTTAACATATTTATTTGTATTTAAAGATTTTATGCTGCCTATATTCAAAAAAATACAAAAAACAGATCTAAAAGTTAGATTTGCTTCTGCGTTTGCATGTTATATAATATTAGTTAGCGGACTTTATTATTTTATAATAAGAAAAAATGCACCTGTTAAAGATGCGTTTTTATTAGGGGTATTAATAAATGGGGTTTATGAAACAACAAATTATGCTTTTTTTAATGAATGGTCACCATTATTAGTAATTTTAGACACATTATGGGGGGGAATATTACTTAGCACAACAACATATATATATTATAAAATTTATTAAATAGCTCTAACACTTATAGTCATAGTTGCTGAACTAATATTTTGATAACGTGCATGATTCCAATAATCAGAAGCATCAGCATAAAGAGCGGCATAACTAATTCTGGCATTTTCCCGATTTAGTGCTTGATTATTTTCATTATTAATATTATAATTAGTAATATCATTATTTACAGTATTTATAGCATCATTATTTATAGCATTCGCATCATTATTTATAGGATAAGCATCATTATTTATAGGAATGCCGCTAATATCATTAACTCGCTCGTAATGTCTTACTAGAGTTTCAAGGGGTTGTGCTCGAATACTTTCTAGAGAAGATAGGCGATACATTCGATTCATAGTTTCTGAATTTCTAGATGTTTGATTTGGCGAATTAACTATATTATATAAGCGCTGTAGTCCATTTACTAATCTTAAATAAGAGTCCTCATCAATAAGCGAAGAAATAGTATCTAAATCATCAATCATAGTATGCATAGTTGATAAAAATTCTTGATTTTGTTCTGTGTTAATAGTGTGACCGGTCATATTATGTTAGTATAAATATTATAAACAATATTAAAAAAATAGTTATCAATTTTTTTATAAGCATTTTTTATCATTTATCATTTTTAAATTTTTAATCGTATGTAATAACGCCATCATAATCTATTTCACCGACAAAGCTCATGCTCGCGTTATCCCTTCTCTGAGCGCCGCTTCTATCCAATGCATACTATGATTGTTTTGATTATTTGCATTGCTATTTACAATATAAATAGCAGTATTATCACTATTTACATGATAAGCATCAGTATTTACTGGATAAGCATCAGTATTTACTGGATAAGCATCACTATTTACAGGATATATAGGAATACCACTAATATCATTAACTCGTTCATAATGTCTTATTAGAGCGCTACTAATATTTTGGGATAGATTATTTTCTTCATTAAATATTTGATGTTGCTCATATATCCACGTATTTCTGTTATTACTCGTATTTGCTTGTGATCCTGAATTGTGTATATTATATAAGCGTTGTAGTCCATTTACCAACCTTAAATAAGTGTGCTCATCAATAAGCGAAGAAATAGCATCTAAATCATCAATCATAGTATGCATAGTTGATAAAAATTCTTGATTTTGTTCTGTGTTAATAGTGTGACCGGTCATATTATGTTAGTATAAATATTATAAACAATAATAAAAAATAGTTATCAATTTTTTTTAGCATTTTTTAAGCATTTATCTTAGTAATAGCATTACTAAGATTATTAGTAAAGCTAAGATTAGTAGTAGTGTAATTACTATTAAAACTGCTACAACTTTTACATGACATACATATAAAAGTTGTAAATTATCTAATAATGTTAAATATGTATTATCTGTAATTGAAGGTGAAACTTCATCGTATAATACAGCATATATTGCTTTTAATGTTGTTAAAAAGGTTGGATCTTGAGTTTGATTTTCTGTATAAGCAGATTGAATATACATCATTATTTAATGTAATACCAAGTAAACATAATTAATAATAGTTATCAATTCTTTTATCAATTTTTTTATCATTTTTTATCATTTTTTATTTAGTAAAATATATATTAGTTTTAAGAACTAATATTTTATGCGTTTGTTTAACTATCTCTCTAAAACTAAATTATTTGTTAGTCTTTTATTACGCAGAAATTATAATTCTATTACTCGTGTATTGCCTACAAAATATTATTCTATTAAAACTATAAAACAATATTACTATAATAACAACATTTATTATGATTTATATAATGATTTATGTAACTGCACAGACGAATGCAATTTTAACAATTTAAAATATACTAAATATAATAATCTTAGTGCTGAACACTTATTTCCTCAATCATTTACAAAACGTTATAACAAGGCAAATAAAGACATGCACAATATAGTTTTAACAAATTATTATACAAACAATTTGCGTAGCAACAAGAAATTTGCGCATGAAACAGCATCTCAAAAATTTTATGTGCCATGTAATTATTCTCGCGGAATAATAGCCAGGGCACTTGCTTATATGAAATATACTTATCCCTTATTAAATCTCTCAAATGTAATAGAACATGATGTTCTAATTTTATGGAATGAGTTATATCCTCCAACAGAACTTGAGTTAAAAAAAAATAATATTATCTATAAGTATCAAGGCAATAAAAATATATTTATTGAAGATTATAAAAAGTTGTCTGCATTTATTAAGAATAATTTTAATTTATAGAAATTATTGTTTTTTATCATTTTTTATAATCACTTACGGATTAAATGTTGCTCCACTCATTCTTTTATTGAACGTTAAAATAAAACGATTTTTATGATGAATATTATCTTAATGTAGTTAATATATTATTTTTATATAATTTACAAACAATATTTTTAGTGTTTTTACCTTCTTTTCATAGATTTTCTTCTTTTCATAGATTTTCTTCTTTTCATAGATTTTCTTCTTTTCATAGATTTTCTTCTTTTCATAAATTTTCTTCTTCTAGATTTTTTTGTTCCTCCGATGTTGTATTTAGTAGGTGGTGGCTCAGCCGATAGTGGATCAGCCGATTGTGGATCAGCCGATGGTGCCTCATCCAATAGTGCATCAGCCGATGGTGCCTCAGCCGGTTGTGCATCAGCCGAGGGTGCCTCAGCCGATGGTGCCTCAGCCGATTGTGCCTCAGCCGATAGTGGAACAGCCGATTGTGGATCAGCCGATTGTGGATCAGCCGATGGTGCCTCAGTCAATAGTGCATCAGCCGATGGTGCCCCAGCCGATAGTGGAACAGCCGATGGTGCCCCAGCCGATGGTGCCCCAGCCGATGGTGCCTCTTCTATTATTTTGCCGGGCGTAGTAGTGTCTAACTGCTGTTTGGTCGCCACCACCCTCCTCGCGTCTGCTAACTTATCTTTCGAGTACTTTGCTACTGCTTCCATTATTTTTCTAACCAATTTATGTTTTTGTTCTATGCTTTCCACAATATTTAACTGGTTGTATTGTTGTAGTAGTTCTGTATTTTCTTTATCATTCATTAATAGTTCCGTGTATATATCTTTATTTTTTTCAAATTCTGAAACTGCATTATACCTATCGAATGTTTTTAAAAAACTTCTCTTAAAATCGCCTGCATATTCATGCCAGCTTCTAGCATAGTTATACTCATTAATTAATCTATCAACAGGGGTGTACAACGTTGTTGATTGTTTGGGTTCATCCCCCATCTTTATAGTGGCTTTATAGCCTAATTTTGGTACTATATCCTTTAAGTAGACATCTCTTAACCATATTCTTGCATCACCAAATTTACTTCTAATTAGACTTAGAGGATCTCTAACTACCTTACCAAGTGTTAACCTCTTCTTTTTTAACAAGGGAATGTCTAAACTTTCTTTTTTAGTAGTAGCAGCAACAGATTGCACTGCAGGTTTTTTGTAGTTGTATATTTCTTGTATACCTAAGCGGTCTAAGCGGGAATTTATATATGAAATGTTACACGTCCGCAAAATTGTAACATCTTGTACTTGTAATTTATTAGATACAATATTTATTAAAAAACCCCCCTTTGTTGTCGTACTACCATTCCGATTCAAATTTCTAATATTTTGTCTTAGAGCACTTCTCTTGGCATTATCCCATGCTTCGCTATCATACATCGTTGATTGGCCAGTTTCTTGTAATAAGTCCATTATTCTCTTCGTATCATCATCATCATCATCTCCCCCTCTCATCATCCTTCTTTTATTCGTGCGTGCTTTTCGCTTTCTTCCTAAACTTCGTATATGTTTCATATATATATTAATAAAATAATTAAAAATTAATAGCTATCAAATTTTTTATCATTTTTAATTGCCCGAGGATACATAATATTTAGCATTTTAAAACTTGTTAATCACTTATTAACTTATTAACAATAATTTTAATTTATGATTATTTTATAATTAGCATTTATACTAATAAATGTATTACTCTAATTCAGCGGTTGACAAATCAACACGGCCATTTGCTAATGGTGTTAATACAATTTCATTATTTTCATTAATATCTAAATCTATTGGAATCAATTTATCACCTTTAACCCTACTGAGTGTTGCTGAACTTTCAATCAGTTTAGTATAAGTATTATATGACTTTTCAAGAAAGTCTTTTGCCGGAATGGGTCTATTGGCTCTATCTAAACTTAACGTTTTAAATATATCAACCGATAGAAGATAATAATCTCGTTGACTTATTAAATGGTTTTCTAACCTTTTTTGTATTCCAAAATATAACTCAATAGAACCTATAATACCACAAGTTAGCGCTATTAACGATGTTGATAAACTGATTGCACCTTGTGTCGCGTAAGGTTGTAGACCAACTGCTATAATAGAATTTGCACCATTTAAGATGATTACAGGTAGTCTGTAATATTTCAATGTTGATTGTAGTTCAAAATAGCGTTGTTTATGTAATTTGTTTAATATAACGCAATTTACTCGTATATTATTAAGAACCTGGTCAATATCATCTGTCCAACTAGCCATTATATGTGTATTATATTAATATAATATAATAAAAATTGATAAAATATAATAAAAATATAATAAAAATATAATAAAAATTGATAATAACAAACATTATTTTTCTTTGTTTACATTTATTATATTAATAAATATAAACGCACATTAATGGAAATTAACACTCCATTTATTAGTGTTATTTATGGTCCTATGTTTTCCGGAAAAACTACTAAATTACTTGAGCTTTATAACTTATATGTAAAAACATATGGAAAAGACAAATGTATTGCAATTAATTATATTTTAGATAACCGTTATGGTGAAAATCGTGTAATTAGTCATAATAAACAGTCTATTGAATGCTATTCTGTAAAAAATATTGAAGAATTTATTACCGGAGAAACATATAATATTATTTTGAACGCGCAATACATTTTTATAAATGAGGCGCAATTTTTCGAAGATATTGATAAATGGGTATTGTTTTTACATATTAATTTAAATAAAACTGTTATCTTATGTGGTCTTGACTTAGATTATAAGAGAGATAGTTTTGGCAAAATGATGAATTTACTTCCTTATGCTTCTAAAATATATGTAATGTCTAATAATTGTAATAATAGCAAAAATGGTTGCAATCGGCCCTCGCGCTATAGTCATCGTATTACAAATAATGAAGATCAAGTATTAATCGGAATCCATGAATATATTCCTTTATGTGAAAATTGTTTTAACATTTTAGTGCATTAACGTAAAACATGATCAAATTCTTTAACATTTTGATTAATACATAAACTTAATGATATATTTGCATTTTGCAAATTTACAAGCATATTATTATGGTATCTAATCTTTACTTTTAATTTTGCTATTTTTTCAATAGGAGGTTTAAAATAACTTACACTAGAAGTAATCTCATTATCTAATAAAGCAGTAAGGTTTAAATTATTAGTATTTGAATTAGCATTTGGAATTTTAGCAAATGCTGAATTTACAATCCCGCTATTAGTATTATTATAATTATAGGATACATAAGGTTTTACTTCATCGCATTTATTATATTTTTCTAAATCAATATATATATTTTCATTAGCATCTAATGTATGTGGATAATCCGAAATAATAACACTTACATTACTACTATCTATCCACGGATTTGATGAATAACTAAAAGTTAGATTTGTTGAATTGTCAGTAATAATTTGTGAATTATAAGTTTTTTTGGTAAAACCCAACATATATCCTAACCCCCAATTACTGTGTTGCGAATATACATTTACATTTGTTACACATGAAGAAGCAAAATCCAATTGTTTATTAGAAGATAAATCAAATAGCAGTCTAAAAGAATTAATAATAGAAGTATTGCTATATGCAAAATAAAATTTTCTATTTACTTCATTATAACCCACAGTAAAATTCACAAATAAATCACGTTTTATTTTATCTTCTAAAGATGCTTTCAAATTATTAATACTATAATATCCGTCTTCTAATATTATTGTTTTTATTCCTATTCCAGATATGTCTATTAATAATTTATTGTTTTGCAAATAATCACTAATATTATATATATTATGTGGTAAAACTATGTTTAATAAATTTATTGATTGAACATTATTGTATACTTGAGGACAATATATTTCAAATTCAGATGAGTTAGGCCATTTTGATATATCACGATCATTACTATCAATAAATAATATTTTACTATCAATTGAATAAGCAAAGTTATGATTTTGTGAAGACAACATTATTTTATATATACTTATAAATTTTATATACTTATAAAATTTATAGTTATTAATGTATAATTAATCTTAATGTATAATTAATTTTATATTAATTATATATATTGTATAAATATGGATCTAGCAACTACAAAAGAGCCTAACGAATCAAATAAAATGTCAAATATATTTGGAATTGGAATAAGTGGCAATAATAAATTAGATTTGTTAAATCTAATTGTATTAGCATGCGCGGGAATAGTTATTAAATTATTTTTTCCAGAAAACTACTCAAAATTAGGAAATGTTGGACCAGCAACAACAACAATATGGGGGTATGGCCTAACTGCTATAGCATTAACAATAATGATTTTTGTAGCAATATCATATACTAATTTAACAGTTAAGGATGATGAGCAACTTTTTGGCTCCAAAATAAATTTTGTTGCAAGTTTAGCAACAGTTATGCCAATAGTAGTAACATTATTAGTAATAATATATATTATATATTTAAATTTAACATTCTTCACTAAAATAAATACAAACAAAGTAACGCCCGATTATCATACATATTCATTTATGTCATCTGCATTATTATTATTGCAAATTATTTTTATTAGTAATTATTTGTTACAAAAGCTAAATGTTAGTGACAATAAAGTTGATGTAACAACTGAACTAACTAAAATGGTAACATATATATTATCATTTGTAAATATTATATTTATATTTATGATACATATTACTTTAGTATTTTTTTCAACAGATGAAATTTTTATATAATAGCAAATTAATAAAATTGTAAATATTTATTAACTATTATAAATTTAAAAGTTAAACCAATCGATTCTTTAGATTCCCATAAGCCAGATATTTTTAAAATAAGATTTTTATTTTTTGTGTTTATTGTATTAATATTATTTTCTAACATTTCACTTGTTTCATTACATACAAATCTTAAACTTTTATTATCATATATTTCTTTGAACTTATATAGCTTGGTTTTAGATGAATTTAGTAATTTTAATAAATATTCTTCTAGGGCTATTAGTTTATTAAATATATCAAAGTTATTGTTATTTTTATTAAAAGTAATTATGTCATTTTCAATTACAATATTTGTTAATTCAAATATTGCAAATATACTAGTTAAAACTAATATATCTGTAGAGTATATTAATTTATAAAAATAATTGTATTGAAGAACACTATTTTTTACTGCTTCATTTAAAATAATTGACTCATAATTTATACCTTCTAACGGTTGACAAATCATATTAACTATTATATTAATTTATATTAGTTTTAATTTATTTATATATATTATATAAAATAGTAAGTTATTAATATTTAAATTAATTTTACTAATATTAATAACTATGACATCATTAAAAAAAAGTTATTGTGAAATAATAAATGATAATAGTCATTATAGTTTCAATAAAGAACTATTAAGCATTTTAAATACAAATGTTAATAATGTTAATGATGTTAATGATGTTAATGATTTAAATAAATTTACAAATTATATTTTTTATGGTCCTCCGTGTTCATATAAGTATAAAAATGTTTTAAAATTATTGCAATACTTTAGTCCGAGCGGTTTAAAATATGAAAAAAAATTATATATAAGTGTAAGTAAAACCGACTTTTACATTAAAATTAGTGACATACATTATGAAATAGATATAGAAAATTTTATTTATAATAGTAAAAACTTATGGAATGATATATATAATATTATTTATAATTCAATTGCATCTTCTGACATTAAAAAAGGATATATTGTTTTGCGCAACTTTGACAAAATCAACTGTGACTTATTAGATTTATTATATAATTATATGCAAAAAGAGTTATTTTCCACTATTGTAATTAGATTTATTATAATTACAGAATGTATTAGTTTTATACCCGATAAAATTATTAACATATCAAAAATTCTTTATTTTTCAAAATTAAATAAAAAAAACATATATGCTATATCCAATAGTGCTAATAAACAATTTTTTAAGTCTAAATTAGCAGAAGAAAAAACCACTAATAACATTAGTAATACTTTAGAAACTATTATACATAAAGTAAATAATCCTAATATATATAGTATTTTAGATATATCAAGTAATATTGATTATATAGAACATCATAAATCTATATGCGAAACCTATATTACTATGTTAGTAACTAAAAATTATGATATTAAAAATATTCGAACACTATTATATGATATATTGATTTATAACTTAAATATTCAAGAATGTTTTTATTATATAATACACCATTTAATAGTAAGAAAAATTATTAAAAATAATTCTATTAGTGACTTAATAATAAATAGCTTAATATTTTTTAAAAATTATAATAATAATTATAGACCCATCTTTCATTTAGAAAGTTTTACATTATATTTAATAGAGTTAATAAATGAAAATAAGTGACGCTATTGTTATTTTGAACATAAAAAATTATAATATAACAAATATTCAGCACATTAGTTATAATGAATTGAAAAAACATTATCATATACAATCCTTAATTTATCATCCTGATAAAAATAATAATAATCAAAATGCAACATTAATATTTCAAAATATTAATAATGCGTTTATTACCTTAAAAGATCTAATAAATAATACTATAACTGATAATACTGTAAGCGATGATAATGTAGATGAGTCATATAATAATTTATTAATTAATTTTATTAATTATCTTATTAATCATTATACTAATACTAATACTAATACTAATACTAATACTAATACTAATACTAATACTAATACTAATACTAATACTAATGCTAATGCATCAAATTTAGACGATTTAAAAATAGAAGCCGATAAACATTTGAATATATTTTTAGAAACATTATTTTCTAACTTCTCATTAATAATAGTAGAAGATATTTATTTAATATTGGCAAAATTCAATAACAATAGTAATTCTTTACTAACAAATAAAATTGTTAGTATTATAAAAAAACTCTGCCTTAGCATTTTAGAGAAAAATGATATATATATAATTAATCCCACTATTTCAAACTTGTTAAATAGTGATATTTATAGATTAACTATATCTAATGAATGTGTGTATGTTCCATTATGGCATAACGAATTAGCATATGAAAATGCTATTATTAAAATATATCCTATTTTAGATAGTAATATAAAATTAGATAAATATAATGCTATTCATTATACATATAAAAATAAATTTAGCACATTATTAGAAAATATTTCTAATAATGTTAATAATATTACTATTAATTTAGATAATAACAATTATACAATTAATATTAATATGTTAAAAATTACAAAATACCAAATTTATATACTTGAAAATGAAGGTGTTCCTATAATAAATAATAATAATATATTAGATAATAATATTAAAGGGTCAATTATTTTTCATATACACTTAGAGTAAAAAAAATATAATATGCTATGCTTTGTTTAGCTTTTTATTGTTTATTTTAAGTGTTTATTTTGAGTGTTTAGTTTTTACTTCTTAATAACTCGCTTCTTTTTTGGTGCATCTTCAACTTGAACTTGCTTTACTGGTTCTTCATTTACTTCTTGATTTACTTCTTGATTTACTTCTTGTTTTACTGGGATTTCCTCATCATCGCTATCTTGAACTTGTGTAATATATGAAACAGGTGGTTCATTATCATCATCATCATCTACTTCAACTGCGCTTGTTAGCTTTTCCTTATCCTTGTCTGAAAGCACAATATGACATTTGCCACTTAAACTAGTCTTTGGCTTAACTACTGCTTGAAATAGCTTCCATGTTACTCCAAATTTTCCATTAGCAACCCAAATTCCGCCACATTTAATAATAGTTGCTACATTTGATCCTTTAACAATTAGTTCATTAATTGTAACATTATCATCATTTGGAAATAGTAAATTATGTGATTCACTATAAATTTCGAGATCTTTGTCAAAAACACCTTCCCAATAAGGGATTTTAACCTTTAGTGATGGTGCACGTGACTTATCTGGTTCTTCTGTTGCCTTATCTTTTGGATACTTTAGCATAGAACTCCAAAGCGCGTCAACAGCATCAGGGCTCATCTTTGGCTTATTTAGCCATTCTTTACAATTAGTAATAGCATCATTTTTAATACGCATTTCAAGATCTTGCATGTTTTTAAGAAATGCAGCACATTCTGGATTATTATAATCATCATTTGGAAACTGAAGCGCTAAGTCATATGACTTCTTTTGTGTATTATCATCTACATATTGATTTACACCCCATGTTAGCATAAGTGGTGTTTGTAAATATAGCGCTTTCTTGTTTGATTTATTAATAATACCAACTGATTTTCCACCGCGTTCATTTAATTTTGCCTTAGTATAGATAAAATCAGTAGACGCATTAAAATCATTTGACATTACAATAGTCGCCATAGCTAATAATATAATACTAATAATATACTTGTTATTTTTTTAAATCAATTTTTTTTTTTATTTATTTTTATTTATTTATTTTTATTTATTTATTTATTTTTATTTATTTATTTATTTATTTATTTATTTATTTATTTATTTATTTATTTATTTCTTATTTTTATGTGGCCGAGTTCCGTGGCTCTCACTCATTTCAATATTATGAAACGAGTTCATAATATCTTTATTGTCTTTATATTTAGTTTTGGTATTTAACATTTTTCTTTTTCTTGCAATTTCCAAATCTTTTTTGAGAGAATTATCAATTAATAATGATTTTGTTAACTCATTATAAACAAGTGTGCTATGTCTCATCTTTGCAATTTGAATAAAATTGCATGGTTTATAATTAATAAATGTGTTCAAAAAAAAACCAAACATAAATGACGTTAATAATATTAGGCCTGTTATTTTTAAATCAATTTTATATTATAAAAATAAAATTTTATACTAATTTAATAAAGGTGCTACTAAAATTGTTGCATAATATGGTGTTATTAGAGCAACCAAAAACCAAATTAACGGTACTAAATCTGGCATCAACATATATTCTAATACATATTTAATAGCAAAGAACATATTGAATATTAACACAATTACCAGCATTAGTAATAATGAATTAATTAGTGGTTTAATCATAATCATATTTTAGTATGCTTTAATATTTTATAATTTAAAATATTAAACTATGCTCTCAATTTTTTTAATATTTAGCGCTTCATTAAGCATTAAATATTAAAAATTATATATTATTTATTATTTATTATTTATTTACATTACAGGAACGGGAACGGGCACAGGAACTACTTTAGTAACTTTGGGGAAGTGTGGCCCCATATATTTTTGGAGATTGAAATAAGTAAGCTCAACAGAGTCCTCAAGCTTTAATAGCGACTTTAATGGCTTGTCTGGGATAATTTTACGGCCATTTTCTTTGTCCTGAAGACTGTTGGCACGAATGTATTTGTTGATTTCACGAGTAACATCTGTGCGCGCCATTTCGGAACCAGCTGGTTTACCTAGAAAAGTAGCTAGTTCATCACTAATTAGCGATGGCCTAACAAAACCACTTGGTGCACGCGAACCCTTGCGGCGCTTTTTGTTATTTAGCTTTTGTGCAATTTTTAATTGCTTAGATGTTGCCTTTTCTAGATTGCGGAGTTCAGTTTTTAGAGTGTTAAACTGGGTGATCATGGACTGGAAACGACCAATAAAATCTGAAAATCCGGTGGTAATAGAATGCTCAAGAGCATCAGATACAACAACGACATTATCCATTTCACAGATTGGTTTTACTACTTCGCCAACAACTGCATCACACTTAAGGGGAGGTACCGCTTTTGTCTTTGGAACTTTCTTTTCAGTAACAACTTCGGGTTCCGACGCGCCACTAGGAAGAGGCTCGCTAGATTTTGGCGCTTTTGATTTTTTTGAAGTCTCGGGCTGGACAACATCTTGAACTGGGGCGATTACGGGTTCGGTTTTTTTTTGAGATGGTTTGGATGGCATTTTTATAGTTTATTATACATTTATTCTTTTAAGTTGTTTTTATTATTAATTATATTAATAATAAAAAATTACTTATTTTTATATTTTAAACAACACTTATGCGTTTAAATATTTTTAGAAAATATTATGAATTTTTAGTAAACAGTTGCTTCATATAGCCAAGGTAATGCTTCTGCCGCGTCGGGCGATACTATTGTTAAAGCACATAAAACATAGTAACTTCCCAAAGAACATGCATTTGAATTTATTCCCGAATTAACTAATATGTCAATTAATGTAATACAATATTTTTGAATTTGAGCAAAACCATATTGGTGCATTATATTAAGATTGATTATTCTATCATAAAAAGGGTCGCTTCGTTGGGGCACTATTTCGCGTTTTATTTCATATGGTAAATTTGCTCTATAATCCCATATATCTTTTAACTCGCGCGCAAATCGTATTAATTGTTTTTTTTCCAAATTTAAGAACCATTTAATATTTGTATAGTTACCTAAACTATCTATTTTTTGAAATAATGTTAATATTTTCATTTCCGCTTGCTTGCTATCTGATACAGCAATTAGCTCATCATATTCCAAATTAATAGCGATCTTTAATATTTTACTTATATGAATATAATTTATTAATTGTTCTAATACATTAGTATTAAATTTTTGCTTTGTAAATGGATTTTCAATATCTATAAAGCCTTCATTTGTTATATTATTATTTTTTTTTATTGCCGAAAATCTGTTTTTAAATAATGTGTATAATGATATTATATCAAAACCATAAATATGATTATTTTCGTCTTTAAAACTAATAAATTGATTATATGGAATATTTACTAAATCATCTAACGTGCAAAAATCAACATCATTTGAACACATAGCACGCTTATAAAATGCGGGTCCGTGAAACATTATGTATCTTTTTATTAAAAATGCACGCGCGTTTTTTTGAATTATGTTTGTTTTATGGGAATAAAATAAATAATTATATAAGTATTGTTTTAGATATTCTTTGTTTCCATTACATTTTAGAGTATAATGTTTTTGTATGATTTTTAACTCACTTACTTTGTAGTTGATTGTTAATAATTTATTGAAGTCTTTAATTTGTGGAATATTAAATACTTCAACTTTTACATCGTTTAATTTTGTCTTATGGTCTGGTGTTGTTTTATTAAAATAATATTCCAAAATATCATTCCTATTTGATATATTATTTTTAGTCATAATTTTCTTATTATTAACACTATTCATTATTAAATATACTTAATATATTATTTTATTTATAAGTTTTAAATAATTTATAAGTTTTAAATTAGTTTTTTTCTTTAATTTTAAAATTTATAGTTCTAGGATTTATTGACGTGATCTGTGTACCCGGTTAACTGGGCGACCAAAAGGACCATACATTTCATCCGATAATAAATTCGCATCAACCAGTCCGGCTCCTACATAATCAGAAGAATATGGTGGGATCGCTAAATTGCGTCTTGCTCTCTCTACTCTCTTTTGTGCTTGAGCTGTCTCTACTCTCTCTTGTGCTTGATCTGCAGCTGCCACCATTCTTCTATCAACTCCTACTCGTCTTTGGGATGGAGGATTTGTTGGTGTCGGATACTGAGTAGGCATAGCAGTTGAAAAACGTGGTACTGAACTTCCACGTCCTGCTGCTTCTGCGGTTCCAGGTCGTATTCTTTGTGTGGTTTCTCGAGGGTCCCTTACTCTACTTTGCTGCTCTTGTGTTACTTGAGGAGATGGTTGTATAATTCGTGTTGTGGACGGTGTCGTCCGTACACTACTGGGCTGTCGTCTATTAGTCGAACCAGAAGATTCTATGGGAATACTAGTAACGCCAAGTGATGGTGCTGGTGTACCTTGTTCTCTGCGTGGTGGTGCTGAGGGCCGGTTCACAGGAATTTGTGGGCCCGCCGTCGCTTGTTGGCGTAGCGGCGAAGGCAAGTTAGTGCTTGGATTTTGGTGCCGGGGCGGAGTAACATCACGGGGGGCGGGTCGGCGAGGCATAGGTTCCTGTTGACTCGGATTGGACATCGGCGGTGCCCCATCAGTGCTGCTTTGACCAATCAAAGACGATGCAGGGCTCATAATATTATGTGCAGACTGCGTATCAGAGAATCGTCGTCTTTGCGAACCAGAAGATTCTATGGGAATACTAGTAACGCCAATTGATGGTGCTGGTGTTCCTTGTTCTCTGCGTGGTGGTGCTGAGGACCGGTTCACAGGAATTTGTGGGCCCGCCGTCGCTTGTTGGCGTAGCGGCGAAGGCAAGTTAGTGCTTGGATTTTGGTGCCGGGGCGGAGTAACATCACGGGGGGCGGGTCGGCGAGACAGAGGTCCCTGTTTACTCGGAGGGGACATCGGCTGTGCCATATTACTGCTGCTTTGACCAATCAAAGACGACGCAGGGTTCATAATATTAGGTGCATCTGATGCACGATGCGTATCAGAGAATCGTAGTCTTCGCAAACCAGAAGATTCTATGGGAATACTAGTAACGCCAAGTGATGGTCCTTGTGTTATTTGTCTTCCTGGTTCCTGGGATGGTGGTGGGTGCAAGTTATCATGAATTTGTTGCCCTGCTGGCAAGGACCGGTCCGCAGGCCGGTTCAGCGTTGCCAGAGTTGTTACGGGATCTCGGGAATAATTGTGGACATAGAACCTAGGCGAAGGACGGTCATTTATTCTGCGGTGCTCATGTAGAGGCGTCGGTGGTTGCCCATAATTCTCACCCCCACCTCTGCCATCATCGTCGTAATCTTCGTAGTGATCGTCGTAGCCATCTTCCCAGCTCTCGTCTCTGCCCTCGTCTCTGCCCTCGTCTCTGCCCTCGTCTCCGCCCTCGTCTCCGCTATTAACGCTGTAGTCTTCCATAAAGGAAAACTCATCGGACGAATTCTCGTCGTCGTCGCCATCGTCCTCGCCCTCCTCCTCCTCGCCCTCCTCCTCATCATCGTCGTCGTCCCTGCGGGAGTGTTGCGAGGAACCACTTGATTCATCATGATCGTCGGGTGGTGGCAAATGAGAGATTTGCTCTAGGCACCTGTCAACTTCATTTATAACTATCTGAAGTGCTGCCTTGGCATCCTCTTCTGGAGAATGGGGTTTACCTTCTTCATGAAATTCTCCCCATAATGTTTGATCTAGCTTAGTACGTTGATCTATTTTTACAAGATGATCGAGACGAGGAGACATATTTTGCGGCATTATGAATAATGATGCAGTATCGATAATATGATCATAAATTGCAGAACCATATATGCGTAATGCAATTAGGTCATTATAAAGGGCGTGACCAACAAGATAGGTTTTCTCATGAAAGTGTGTTTTTATTAAATTACGAAGCTCGCTTATCTTGAGCGATTCATCTTTCTCTTTTTTCATTTTATTATATTTATAACCAACGTACTTCTCTTTATAGTCATAGTGTTCTGTACCAGCAAGCCAGTTTTCATCAAATTCGTATGGATTCACTAGACCACTATATAAGACATCCACCTTTCCCGTACCAAAGTCATAGACGACGAGTCCAGCAACAACAGGTAAATATACGCTATCAGAATTTCTCTTTATCATCTCTAAATCTAATGCAAGAAGGCGCGGTTTTATAGATTCTAGATCTTCGCCGTTAAAACTTAGTTGTTGCCATCCATTATCTCCCCAACTCTTTTCCTTGTCTTTTTTTCCTTTTGAAGTTACAGGCCATGATTTTGTCCTAAAATTTGTTTCCAACTCATCTGTTAACAGAAGCTTGTTGTTCTCATCTATGTAATCCTTTTTATTAATTGACCTTTTATTTAATTGTTGTAAACAGAAAATAACACGATCTAAGTTTTTGGAAGAATCAAATCTAGACACCTTAACTGGAATAGCCTCGGAAGGTGATACCATTTCTATATCATCAAAAATAATCTTTACATTATTTTCATATTTTAAATTTATTTTACTAGCAATTACTCTTAAATCAGCATCTAAAAAATCTGGATAGTTCACACTATATACTCTGCTACTATATTGTGTTTGTAGTGCAGTATAAGACTTTCCTGCATATAACTGCTTTAGCTTATTATCTATTTTACGTAATTCATAAAATATAACATTATTTAATAATTTGTTAAGTAAATCATCCCTAGTATAAATAGTATCAAATTCACTAGCCAATTTTATAGTTTCAAATAAGTGAGGTAACCAATTTTTTAAAAATGCATTATTTATAGTAAACATTTTTTCTAATTGGTTAAATTGTACTGAATCATCTTTGGTAATTAGTTTTTTTGTTTCTCTATTAGTATCTTTTTCAAGACCTCTTTTTCTTGCAAAATCTTGTGTTATTTCATCAAATATATCTTGTGACGCGATAGGTATATACTCTAAATCTAACCCTGAAGTATATTCTTTATTATTGGGCATTTCTGTTTCTGTTTCTATTAATTCAGAATTTCCAGATTCTGTATTTCTTGTGGCTATACTATATGGGTCTGCAAAATTTTTATGTAGACCTTTACGTCTATTATGTAGACCTTTACGTCTATAATGAAATGGTAGAAACTCTGGTCTAGGTCTTGTTTTGTGACTAATACTAGAGGTTTTTTTTTTTTTTAATGATGGCGATGGAGCTGGAGCAGGAGCTGGAGGTGGAGGTGGAGCTGGAGCTGGAGCTGGAGCTGGAGCTGGAGCTGGAGCTGGAGCTGGAGCTGGAGGTGGAGCAACTTTGGAGCTCCAGCCACTCGCCCATGGCGCAGCGGGCAGTTGCCAGCTGCGAGATGGAGGCGGAGCTGGAGGCGGAGATGTAGATGCAGCTAGATCTCCAACTTTGGCGCGGCGCCCATAGCTGCGAGATAGGCGAGCGGCTGGAGCTGGAGATGGAGATGCAGCTAGATCTCCAACTTTGGCGCGGCGCCCATAGCTGCGAGATAGGCGAGCGGCTGGAGATGGAGATGTAGATGCAGCTAGAACATGAGCTTGAGATGGATTACCAGCAGATGATCCAGCTCTAGCTCCATCTCCATCTCCAGTAGATGATGCGGCTAGATCATGAGCTCGAGCTGGATCATCTACTGGAGATGGAGCTAGAACATGAGCTTGAGATGGATTACCAGCAGATGATCTAGCTGCATCTCGAGCTGTATCATGTGCTGTATCATCTGCTGGAGCAGGTGATGCAGCTCCAGCTCCATCTCCATCTCGAGCTGTATCATGTGCTTGATCTGGAGATGGATCAGGAGATGCAGCTACATCATGTGCTGTATCATCTGCTGGAGCAGGTGATGGATCAGGAGCATGTGCTTGAACAGGAGCATGTGCTGAAGTTGAAGCACGTCTCTCTACATCATTTCTATAGCAATCAACGGCTTTTAAATTCAAAGCTTTAACTTTTGTTTCTAGATTATCTGTAGTTGCTTTAGGAACTGCCTCTGTAAATACCTCTGTAAGATCTTCAAACTCCTCACTAAATGCGGGTATTGCAATATGCCTAGTTATAAACTTTACAACTCGTCTATACTGCTCAGGCATAACATATATGAATATATATTCAAGATAATGCATATTGTCAATAGTACGTATAGTGGACACTATATCCTTTATTGCCTGTAAAGCCATAGTAATAATTTCTTCCAAAGGTATATTCCCCTTATACACACCGCTTGATATTAAAGGAAATGCAATAGACGTACAACCATAATGTATTGCTTCAAAGAAGGAATTTAAATAGGTATAGTATAAAGTCTTGTGCTTTTGATGTATAATATTAGTTGCATCCGTTGCATCCGGCTGTACATCCCTATAATCAGGACCAGTTGCTTGAATACATAATGAAGAGTGTAAATAACCACCAATTGTTGCTCTCGCCTCCCCAGTAGGACATCTTATAGTTCCCCCCGTATTTGGAGTTAATGCCAAACGTGAATAGTGTAATGGAATACCCCCATATCTAGTTATATCATTATCTACACCCCCACCACCAAGACAAACCTCATTTGCGGCATTTACAATTGCATCACCATAAAAATTTGTTATGTCATCTTGAATTATATACAAATGTGGCGCTTTAGTAGATAAAAAGTCAATCTTTGTATATTCTTTTCCCTCTTCTTTTCCCTCTATTGCACCAGCAACAACTTTTATGTTCTTTATAACGTCTAACTCGTGTGGCACCAAAGAGTGTTGAACTTCGCGAATAGCACTTTTATAAGCGAAAAATTTTGCCTTATCAAAGTTATTATCCTCTTTTACATAATGAACTAGAACAACATCTATGGCTTCATTTGAAAACTCAGTAATAACTTTATTTATTGCTTGTTGTATCCATTCATCTTTATTTCCAAAGACGCCACCACCAAGACGTGTCAAATAGCATTTAATACGAGGCTTATAAGATATTAATAAGAGGATTTTTGCTACAAGGAGTGTCGCGCGGTAAGATGCTTCAAGTATAAGTCTTGCAAATGACGCTAATTGGTCTTCAATATAATTATTATCCGTATCAGTATTAGCATTTAAATCAATCTGAATATATTTTATTGGTAATGCAGATACAAAAACTTGGCATACATTATGTAAACTTGGCGGTGTTACGGATGTATCCCAGTTAACACCAACACGCAGCTTTTTCAAGATTTCACTTCTGTGTGTTGTGACCTTATCATTAATACTTGGAAGTACATCTTTAGAACTAGGCATCATATAACCATTTATCATATTCCAAAGTGGCGGATTGGTTATTGCATTTCCAACTATTGCTTCAATTTCCTCCAAATTATTAATCTGTTGATCCTTTTGTCCCACATCATTAACAAAATAGTTACGATATACGGTTGCGGCCATGCAAGACATCGCACATGCAGGACCTTGTGTGGGGTCGTCTTTATATATAGCAACACCTCTAGATGGTGTTGCTGTTACTTCTTTCATCTCAAGACAATTGAACTGACTGGCCACCTGAAAAACCGCACCTGCATTTGTTGGATCATTATGTAAATCTATAACATTAGCTACTATATGTCTAACAGTAATATTGTTTTGAGCTATATATTGTCCTGCAGTTGATGGTGCGTGTGAAGCATAATCTCTCATTTCTAATCTATTTCTATCTAATCGTGCTAATCGTGTGACTTGTTCTTCTAACTTATCAACAGTAAGACATTCAAAATCTCCAACATACTGTCTCTTATATTTGCTATCAATACTAGTAAGATAATAACCCCCATCACCCCCATCCATAATTAAACGTTTTTTTGTTTCCTCCCAAGTCAAGCCATTAGAGCTTGGGTCATCATTAAACCCGAATATATCTATAAAATTTGGCTTCTCAGTTAGCTGCTCATCCGCTCCAAAAAAACCTGGGTTAGCCATATATATATATATACTTGAATATTTTTATATCATTGTTGACCCAAATATTCTTTTAAAGATGATATAATATTTTTATTTAATTTACGTCCGCTCGCTAACTTTATATTTATTAATTTTTGATCATTTTCATTTTTTAATGAATCCAATAAATTGCCTATATTTTTGAATTCCTTGGCTAATGCTAATGCAGAAACACTACTAACACTCGGTATTTGCATTAACATCAATTGAAAAATATTATCACTATTTATATGTGCTTTTTTACTTGTTTTAACATTATTTAGATAATTTTCTTCTTTTAAAGAATCATATTTAGACTGTTCACAATAAAATCCATCCTTATTTTCTCTTAGCAATTTATTTGCAATTGCTATTAACAAGTCACATGTTTCAGTTTGATTTAATACATTATAAACCGAAAATCCTTTATAAAAATTGAGAGAAAATAGCGTAGAATACAAAGTGTTTCTAAATGCTGCATTTTTATAATTTATAATTGCACCTTCTAATAAATAAATTATATTATGATTATGCAGAGATGTTTCATTTAATCGAAATGATTGTTCTTTATAGCGCCCATCTTTAATCGATGACTCTAAATCTTGCAAAGATTTACGCTCTATTATTAGTATTTCCTTATTATTAATTTCATCATAAAAAATGAAGTCTCCAATATTTAAACTTTTCTGAATAATAGTAATCTTAACATCTAATTTTTCATTTAATTCATTCAAATAATTTAATAATGTTTTTGGTTCTCGTATATCTACTAATAAATGCATTTAATAAATTACTAAATAATTTATTAATTTATATTTAAATCGTTTTATAATATAACAAAACAAACTAATCAAATCTAATTTAATAGCCTTCCGCGACCCGTGCGATGATAATAATTTGAAGTGCTATATCCGATAAAGTTAATGCATAGCCGTCCTTTAGGACATTTTTCTCCATGCGGAATATCTAAACCACAACCATTTGCTCTGTCAATAGTGTTTAATGGAAGACCACTATTCCAATCTACACCATTTGCTGCAGTTCGCAAATATTTATAGCCGTGTATTCCAGTAATATTTGGTCTTACTCCTACAGTAGAGTTTAATCCCGCCATCGAACCAAATTGACAAGTGTTGTTTGTATATAAATTGCTACCTAATTTACTAATTTTTTTCCCAGGCATTTTCTTTTATAATATTATAAAATATTATAAATTGTTATAAAATATTATAAATTGTTATAAAATATTATAAATTGTTATAAAATATTATAAAATATATATTAAAATAAAAAATTGTCTTAAATAATAATGATTTAAAATTATTATTATTTATAAGATTATGTTATCCCATAATAATTGTTTAATAGATAACAACTCTGATAATGAGGATAATTTAAATAATAGCACAAATAATATTCCTAATAATAGCATAAATAATAGCATAAAATTTGATAATGATATTATTGCTAATAATGAAGAGTTGATTTTTAATCCATACAATAATAAAAACACAGAAATAATGGGTTCCAACGTGCAAGAATTATTAGCAAAATATGGAATTTTTACTACACCATTTAATATTGAACTATATAAACGAGCATTTGTCCATAAGTCATATACAAAACGTCCTAAATTAGAAAATAATATGACAAATATTATTATAGCGCCTAAACCGAGCGATTGTTTGCCATTAAAAACTAAATCAAATGAGCGCCTTGAATTTATTGGGGATGGCGTATTAGAATGTATTACTAAATATTATTTATATAAACGTTTTCCTAAAGCCGACGAAGGATTTATGACCGAAAAAAAAATTGCATTAGTAAAAAATGAACATATTGGCAAATTAGCGCTTGAAATGGGTCTTCAAAAATATTATGTTATTTCGCGACATGCTGAAGAAAAAAACATTCGCAATAATTTAAAAAAATTAGGGTGCTTATTTGAAGCATTTATTGGTGCTATTTTCCTCGACTATAATCGTATTTCTATTAAAGATGAATATGGATGGTTTGAAAATGTCTTTAATTGTGGACCCGGACTACAAATGGCACAAACCTTTGTTGAAAATGTATTTGAAAAGCATGTAGATTGGACTAATTTAATCAATAATGATGATAATTATAAAAATAAACTGCAAGTAATTATTCAAAAAGAGTTTAAAATCACACCTGATTATGTTGAACTAAAAACTCCTAAATTAGATGATACAGACGATAATGATAGATTATATGTAATGGGTGTATATATTTGTTTTGGTCAAAATATTCATAATGCTAAAATTAGTGAAGCTAGCACATTTGATAGTCTCGGTTCTTTTAAGAGCATCCATGAGTTACTTGAAAAGCAAGATAAATTATTAGTATTTTTGACTAAAGCCGAACACAAAATTAAGAAAAAAGCAGAACAGCTAGCATGTGACCAAGCTATCCAGTTATTTGAAAAACTGTGTTAGTCTTTTAATAATGTGACATTATTAATAATGTTATGTTTATATAAAACGTTATGAATTTATGTAAATATAGAGACATTTTTGGTAAAGTTGGGACAGGCGTTCACTCATTTAGATTTTTAAATATTGCAATAGTTGATACATTATTAACATTAGCAGCGGCATATGTTATAAATAGTTATTTACAAAGTAATTTATTAGTAATATTTTTTATATTAATGTTACTTTCAATAGTGATTCATAAAGCTTTTTGTGTAGAGACCACCCTTACAAAAATGTTTTTTTCTTTTAAATAAATTTAATTAGCTAACGTATATTTATATATAAATTTAAATTTTATAGAAAAATAATAAATACACTTAATATATATTATTTAATTATATATATATTATAATTAAATAATGATAAACAGCACTTTGCAACAATTAAAAATAAAACCAATCCCAAAAACACAAGAACAATTTAATATAATAGTAAATTTACCACAAGAAGGCGTGGCACCAACTATTATTGATAAAACAACAGAACACTTAATAAATAGAGACCAATTTTTTTCTACTATCCAAGACTATTTAGAAGTAGTTCAAAAAGGCTATAAAAAAGTTATTAAGGAGGTAGTAGATGATGTCAAACCACCCACTCCAAAATCTATCACAAATACTTTTACTCAAATTATAAAAACAAGTGCAAAATTAGTTATTACTAATCCAAGTGAGCAATCTACTAAACAATCCAAGATTAAATTGCCAAGCAAAGAGAGATTAACGCCCAAGCCAGGAATAGCAGACTCCGCTAAAATAGCAAAAGACGAAGTGATTGACGAAACCCTTGTTATTCCCAAAGATTTACGGATCGGCAAAACACTTTATATAAATCGGATTCCCAAACTTGAACCAAAGATATTAATAAAAGCATCAGATTATTACTTAGATAATAGAGAGATGTTTATTAGCTTTATTAATTCACTATTTGAACCCTTTAAACAAGAGTTATTAAAAGAAGAAGCTCAAATGAAAGCTGGAAAGTCATCGGTTAGTTGTGATTCATCTAGCTCAAATGAGTTTTCTCTCTTAACACATCAAAAAATCGTGAGAGATTATATAAATATATATACTCCATATAGGGGTTTATTGTTATATCATGGTCTCGGTTCAGGCAAAACATGTTCATCTATAGCTATTGCAGAAGGCATCAAAAATGACAAAAAAATATTGATTATGACTCCTGCATCCTTAAGAAGTAACTATATTGAAGAGTTAAAAAAATGTGGCGACTATTTATATAAAAAAAACCAATATTGGGAATTTATTAATACAAAAACACATCCACAATATGTTGAATATTTAAGTGCAATATTAAAGCTACCCCAAGAATATATTAACACAAATGGTGGTGTGTGGTTTATTAATATAAAAAAACAACCCAATTATGATACACTAGATTTTGAAAGCCAGCAAAAAATTAATAGTCAATTAGACAAAATGATTTCTTATAAATATCAATTTATGAATTATAATGGAATGCGCAGCTCTCATTTGAATGGTCTAACTAATGGTGGAACAATCAATCCATTTTCAAATAAAGTTGTTATTATTGATGAAGCTCACAATTTTATAAGCAGAATCGTAAATAAACTAAATCGTAAAACCTCATTATCGATGAAGCTATATAACTATTTAATGGATGCTGAAAATTGTAAAATCATTTTATTATCTGGAACACCAATCATTAATTATCCAAACGAAATCGCAATATTGTTTAACATATTACGAGGAACACTACGAAGTTATAATTGTAAATTATTAATTGATAAAAAACCTGTTACTAAAGAATTATTAGAAGCCATGTTTGTTAAATCTAATCTTTTAAGTTATATTGATTCAATTGAATATAATGCACTTAATTATGAATTAGTTATTACTCCAAACCCTTTTGGATATATTAAATCTACTGCTAATAAGCATAAAGTAATTTATGACAACACATTAATCGATAGCACACAAATTATAGAAAAAATAACAGAAACATTACAAGCAAATTCTATTAAAATAAATGGTAATAAAATAACAGTTGAAGGCTATAAAGCTTTGCCTGATAAATTTGATGATTTTAAAGCCTTATTTATTAACCCTAACAATACTATTAATAATCAATATATGTTTAAAATGCGCATTATTGGACTAACTTCTTACTTTAGAAGTGCCCAAGAGCAATTAATGCCCAGCTATGACCATTCCAACCCAGACGACTTTAAAATCATTAAAGTTCCCATGAGTGATTTTCAATTTGGAATATATGAAGAAGCACGCGTGCAAGAACGTAAACTAGAAGAAGCAAACAAAAAGAAAAAATCTAAAACAAGCAAAACCGGCGCCCAAAATGACGAATTATATAGCGATAGTGCATCAACTTATCGCATATTTTCCCGTGCTTTTTGCAATTTTGTATTTCCTAAACCCGATATAATACGTCCTATGCCAAATAACGAGACAAATATTGAAGCGGTTCTAGATGCCATTAGTGATGATGCCGATAACTCTGTTATTAATAAAAATATATCCGAAGAGTTGTTAGATGACTTAAGTGTGGCCGAAAAAATAAATAATGTTGATGGCAAATATGATGCCGATGATATTAAAGAATTGGAAAAAGACCAAGCCCAGACAAAATTAAGTGATGGTTCTTATGGAAAACGAATTGCTGATGCATTAAAAGAACTTGGGCGCTATTCAAATAAATATTTATCTAAAACTGGATTGCAAATTTATAGTCCGAAATTTTTACATATTTTAGAAAATATTATAGATGACGACCATAAAGGAATTCATTTGATTTATTCACAGTTTAAAACACTTGAGGGAATCGGTATCTTTAAATTGGTTTTAAAAGAAAGCAATTTTGCTGAGTTTAAGTTAAAGAAAAACGAAAAAGGCGAATATACTATGGATGTTGCTCCTGAAGATGTTGGAAAACCTATGTATGCATCTTATACTGGCTCAGAAACACCAGAAGAGCGCGAAATCATTAAAAATGTGTTAAACAGCACGTGGAAACTAGTGCCTTCTTCGCTGTTAAAATCTATAATGGAAATTTCGAGCGACAACTTTTATGGGCAAATCATTAAAGTCTTAATGATTACTTCTTCTGGTGCTGAAGGTATTAGTTTAAAAAATGTTAGGTACGTTCATATAACCGAACCTTATTGGCATCCTGTTCGTAGTCATCAAGTTATTGGACGCGCTCGTCGTATTTGCAGTCATAGCGATTTACCTAAAGAACTTCAAACAGTCAAAGTGTTTTTATATTTAATGGTATTTAGTGAAACTCAATTGTCAAGCGACTTGTCAATTGAATTGCGATTAAAAGATATTTCGAAACTAGATAAGAAAAAGGTTATTACAAGCGATGAATATTTACATGAAATATCTAGCATTAAAGAGGAAATTAATGCATCATTATTAAAATGCGTAAAAGAATCAGCGATCGATTGCAGTATTCATACTCGTTCTAGTGGAAAAGAGTCTGATCTTAAATGTTTTGTTATTGGAAATCCTAGAGAAGATAAATATACATATACACCAAATATTAGTAATCAAGATAAAGATGAAGGCATGAAACTCAATAAAAAAACGGAAGTAGTAAAATTAAATGAACTTACTATAAATGGAGTATTATATGCTTATAATAAAGAAACTAAAGACTTATATGATTATGATAGTTACTTAAAACAAGAACTGCTGCTTTTAGGTAAATTGGTAAAACAAGAAGACGGAACACATAGATTTCAGAAAATATAAAGCTATAAAAGACCCAATTTTTCCATAATCTTTTGCTGATTTCCCATTAATAGTGTTAATTTTTCATCAATAGATAGCAATAAACTTTGAGTGTCCTTTTTTTCTGGATTATTTTGAACATCGTGCAATAGTTCTCCAATAGTACATATTTTCTTTTTCTTGATTGGGTCTTGTTCAACAAATTCTGTAAATATTTCTTTTTCAAATTCATTTAAATCAACCTCTTGTAGATTGTCTTGTTTTTTATTTGAAATAATTGCAATATCTTTTAAACGCTCTTTTTGAATATTTTCCAATAATTTATCTAGTTCACTTGTTTCTAATGTGTCTTCTTTAATTGTTTCAAAATTTACTTCATCTGGCTCTTTTTTTGCCATAAATTCGTTAAAAGATTCTTGCTTTTCTTTATATTGCTTTTCAAATGATTCTAATGTGTCCATTTTATGATTTTCTTTAACATTTGTGCTTGTTAATAATAATTTATTAAAATTAGCAATATCTGCTATTATATTTTGTAATATAACCTTATTTAATTGAGTAATAAGTGTTTTAATAGTATTTATATTTGTAGTCGATTCTAACATTTCTAAATTAGTATTAACTACTTTTATAATTGCATTTTCAAATATTATTTTTATATTATTGAATTTAGATTGTGGGATTGTTTCAAATGTTTTATTGGAATATAAAATATTCCATAAAAGCTCTTTATTTTGTTCTCCTAATAATATGTTTGCCATAATGTATTAATTAAGACTTTAGCTTTAACTTAATTTTCATATTTTTTAATTACCATATAAAAAATCACCATATATAAAAAATCAATACTATTAATAATACTGTTAATAGTATATTAATAGTATAAACTACCTTAAATTTTAGCGCATTTATAATATTATAATTAGTATGATTTGGTTCTTCTTCTACAATTGGAACAGCTTGCGCAACAGTTATTGTGTGTTCTTGTGTTAATAGTTCTCTACATACAATACAAGTGTTATTTTTTGATTTCCATTTATTATGACATTTCTTATGAACGTAATAAGCACCACAATGGTTTATTTGAGTTAAATTTGTGCCTTCTTCTAAGCATATTATACAAGTTTGCATTCTTAATTATAACGTTAGTTGTTAATATATGTTAATATAAATTTAATAAATTATTTTTATATTGTTTTATATTGTTATATAGTACTAAATAATAATATATGTTATATTTTGTACTTATTATTCAAACCCTATTATCATATATTGTGCCGTTTAATAATATTAAGACATCGCCCAACTTAGACGTACATTTACATTTAGAGAAATTTAATGACCAATTAAATTTATATCATATTGGAATTAGCTTTAAAAATGAAGATATTTTATTAAGATATGATTACAGACCTTTTTGTGACCCGACTAAATGCGAATATAAAACAAGTTCTACTATTATAAGCGCACCTAGCAACGATATAATTTTAAATAGGGAATTAAGGTTTGTTGACAAACTATATAGATTTTATATTCCTGAAAATGTTCCAAATAAGACTATTTATTGGGGACAAACAAGTAAAACACTTGACGAAGTTGTTGAATTTGAAAAAACATTACAAAAAAAATATATATTAGGTATTAATGATTGTCGCCATTATGTGAATCGCTTTTCACGATGGGCTCTTAACAAGCGCACTCCTATTTGGAAATTAGATAAATTATGGAATCAATCATTTTGAAAAATAAGTATCCAATATTCTTCCAAGCAATCGACGCGGTGGATGTTCACCATTTTTATATGCGGTTATGCGAAAATTTAAAGATAAAAGAATAAGACTAAAGGCAAGAATTACAAATAAGACATTTAAAAATTGGTTTTTAAATAAACGCATATACACTATAAAATTATATAGTATAATTATATAATATTATTCAATATTTAACTAAATTAAGCTACTATTTACTTATTCCTAAAAAACTTCTTCCAATTTTGCTTGTAACAAACATCCCTAGCCCCGAACCTATTTGTAAATAAAATATATCAGTTTTCTTGGTGCAACAAAGTAAATAACCAGATAAAAGAATAAAAGCTAAGAAAAACATCCAAAATAGCTGAGTATAAAAATCCATAGTTTATATATAATAAAATAATATAATATATTTGTTTATAATAAATGCGGAAAACTAAAGCAAAAAATAGAAAACGCAGCACTTTAGCTAAACCTAAATTATACTCAAAAAGAAAAGGACGAGGAATTGGTAGTTCAAAATTGGAGAATACAACACTAGATGCAGCCTTTAGCGACAGAGGATTTAGTATTAGCTGTTATAATGATCAACGCGAGGCCAAACAAGAATATAAACGGCATTTAAAATTGGCACTAGCTATTAATAAAGACTTGCTTGCACTATTAGACAAGGGATTAACAAATTTAAAAAAATTAAAAAGAAATGCTAGCCGAAATATTAGAGGAAATGCTAGCCAGACTGCTGAGTATACAAAAGATAGAAAATATACTCAATTTGCTTATGATTATAATATTATGTTGTTAAATAAAATGACTTCACAACCAAATATAGATTATAAAGGACTTCTTAAAACTATGAAAGCAAACCCAGACTGGGAACTAGGAAGAATGGCACCAACACGCGAAATATGGGAACGCGATTTTGCTTAAAACTTTTAGAATAAATATTCATAACATAAAAAATTGATTTATTATTATACTAACTTTGTTTATAGTATAATAATATATAAATAAATGTCAGACTCATCCGAATCAGAATGGCGTGCACCATGTTATAAAGGTAGACGAAATGCATGTAGGAGACGCGATGCAGCAGCAAAAGAAGAACGGCTCTCGCGCTCACCCTCGAGTTCAAGATATAGTTCAAGCGATGAGACATCTAAGCATGAGAAAAGCAAAGAAACCACTCGCCATACAACAAAGTCTCGGGCTTTAGGTAAAGGATAGGGGGCGTAAAGGTTTTAAAAAAAACGTAGACATTTATTTATATACAAATTTTTTTCATTTACTTAATACCAAAAACGCTTACATATGTAGTTCCGCACATAGTCCGAAATGTAAAGTGCTTTGCCTTTGCTTCATTTATGCCCTCTCGAAGTTCTAAAAATCGACGACTATTATCCACGTCTGAAATGAGATTGGCAAATTCGGGCAATTTTGAAATAGTTTTTACAACACAATAACTTGAAGAGGTCTTATCTGGAAGACGTGTAGGATAAACCTTTCCTAATGACATCGCATGTGATGTAATAATTAGCATAAACAAAAATGCAAGAATATATTTCATAGTTTAATTATGCTTTGCTTTGCTTATAAAAAACTATTTCAATTTTAATTATGCATAGCATTTTTTAATAAAAAATTTGACGAAACTTGGATTGACGAAACTTATTACCTAATTAGAGATTGCGAAAGGATTAGGATTAGGACTCTGTTCCTTGTCGTCCTCCAAGTTAATCATATTCAATAGTTCATTTCTTTGTATATCATATTTTTTCTCAGCTTTATTACGAATCATAGTGTTTCGTATATCTCTAAGAAGATAAATAGTGCTTCCCATAGGACAGCAAAACCAACCCATGACGCATCTAAAATTAATAATTTTACGCTTGGGGATTTTGTTCGTTGACTCCATTACTGCTTTACAATTGCTATAATTTAAGGGTGATTATCCAAAAAACTATTTCAATTTTAATTATGCATAGCATTTTTTATTATTTAAAAATTGATTTATTATTATACTAGCTTCATAGTTAGTATAGTAATAAAAATGCCTTTTACAAAAGCAAAGAAGTTTTTATATAGCAAGACGATGTTCAATATGTTATTTTTAAATGAAGTGGGGCCTCTTGGGCGATGGAGTCAAGAGCGATGTGCTATTAAACTAAACAAGAAAATAGATTTGGCAAATGAAGACAATTGTGGTCCATGTGGCGAATATATATTAACTAAATTAGAAAGTGTTAGTAAAAGTATAAAAAAGACAAACAGTCCATATTTAATGGCCGAACACGAAGAAGACGAACTAATTAAAACAAATGATAAGTGTTAAGAAAGCAGAGTGAGAGAGAGAAAAGCTAGTCTTTTAAATTGTATAGTTCTTTATTTGCTTGATTAAAATAAATAGTTCTATATTTTTTCATAGTGCTGTCTTTAATACGGTTTGTTTTAAAATAATTGCATGATTTATTTTCTTTTAATAATTCTATTAAAAAATAGAGTGAATACATACCACATTGTCCATCGTTAAATTGGTGCGTAAAACCTTCATTATCATCTACTTTTAATATTATATTTTCATATTGTGCTTGTTGTTCAACTCTATTTATAAATACTTTTATTTGCTTCGGCATCTTTGTTCCATTACTGTCAAAATAAAATATAAACTTTTTATCTAAATCTATAAATAGCGATATCCAATGTTTTCCTGGTTTATCATGAGTATCAGTATTAAAGATTATTCCTATTTTTGTTATGTTTTTTTGAATATAGTCTTTTAAATTAAAATTACATAACTGTTCCCATACACACGTTGAAAATACTTCTTTTGCATCAAAATCAATCGGCGATGGACCAATAAACTTAAAATGGGGATATGATTTTTCATATTGATTCATTATTTTTGTTATATCGACACTCGAAAGCCATGCCGACGGATTTGTTATCCATGCTTTCGGTGAAAATGGTTTAAATATTTCTTTTATTAATAATTCGCTATTATTAATAGCCGATAGCTTAGTTTTTTTTAACCAACATAATTCATCATAACACTCTTTACTCAACTTCTTTTTGAAAAATTGCCATATTTCTTTACTATTATTTGTATGAATTTTTTCATCGCTAGCACTATTCCATATTTCTTTAAATGTTTGCAAATTTGTTCTTGAATAACATGTAAAGTCTTTTAATTCAGAATCGTATGAATTTTTTTCCTGTGGTGCACATTTTAATTTTTTGAACATCCGCGTTTTATTAACCGGTGTCCGATTATGTTTTTTTTTTGTATATTTTTTTTTTTTATCAAATTTATTTTTTGATAATTTATTTTTATTTTTCATAACTATATAATTATATTATAGTTATAAAATAATTTATTCCCATTTTTGAGGAAGTATTTTTTTATTAGTATAATTAGACTTTTTAGTAACCATTAAGTCTATATTAGTGAGCGTTTTTGAAGTGCTGCATTTCATTAATTTTAATGTTTCATTTATTATATTAAACTCTTCACTATTTGAATTTGATTCACATGCTTCTTTGTTTGTTTTATAATTGTTTGAATAGTCTTTAAGGTCTTCGCATATTAAGTTTTGAATCTTTTTTTCTTTTAAATGTTGTATTAAATTTAATACATATAATAAATAATATAATTTATGCTTTTCTTGACCTTCACAATATTGATTGTTTTCTAATAATTCCTTTAAATTAGAAGCGTTATGTTTTATTATTTCATCCTTAAAACAATTTATATTTTCATCTAAATTGTTGTAAATTGCTTTTAATAAATAGTTATTATTTACTAACGAGTCTATTATATTGGGCTTAAAACACTTATGTTGCTTTGTTAAATATAATAAATCTATATTGTTTATAGACTGTGTTTCTTCTATTTTCTCTTTTACTTCTACTTTCTCTTTTACTTCTACTTTCTCTTTCTCTTTCTCTTTCTCTTTTTCTAATTCATTTAATAATTGTGTTTTCTCTAAATCTAATGTTAATATGTTTACCATTTTTGTCTTGGGGTTTTTAGACTTAACATCTGTCTTTTTCTTGGCTGCTTTAGTAAGCATTAATATATAATAGACTAATTATTTTAAATCTTTCAATTGAACTCGTGTTGAGTTATAAAATAACTCATGCCCTATTAAATTTGATATATTAGGATTAAAATCAGCAAATTTTGTTTCTTCAAATAATAAAGTATTACTTAAATTAACATTATTTGCTAAGTTTTCAATATTATTTTCATATAAATCACTTGTGCTGTCTGGAATATAACGCGCTTGGTCTGCTTTTTGCAAAGCGAAAAATTGGTTTCTTAATGTTGATTCTTTATCAACATTTGAAGCAAACCCACAAAAATGGGGTTTTCGTGTTCCCGGAAAAAAAGTGTTACTTACATCATAACTAGCATAATTGTTAATTGGTTCTGTTGATTTTATAATACTATTAATTGTTGGCATTAATGTATATTTGGTATTTACTGGTCTAAATGGAAAATTCATCGTTAAACCACTTGATGGAAAGTTTCTATTAAATAGTTCGTTATTTGTTGCGTTGTTTTTATCATAATTATTAAATGTTATGTTATAAAAATTATTAGCGTCAATCATTTTATATAATAAAATACAATAAAATTATATTTAAACTACTAATTATTAAAATTGGCGTTTACTAATATTATAGTTATTTAAATAGTAATTAGCGCGCTTATTTCTCGAATTGCTATTTAACACTCGCTCCTTGTAATGTTCCATTTTATAACGCTTATTTTCATAATTTAAAACAAGCTTATTTTTTTCTAATGTTCTTAAATAGTTTACATCAAACATATTTTTTAGAATGCTGGGATTGTTTGATAATAATGTCATCAAAAATAATGATGGACTAATCATAGTTTTTCTTAAATACTTTTTATTCAAAAAAGTATTCAATTTTTATTTAAATAATTTTTAATATTTGTTTTTCTTTGTTCTGCTTTTCTTTGTTCTGCTTTTCTTTGTTCTGCTTTTCTTTGTTCTTCTTTTCTTTGTTCTTCTTTTCTTTCCTGCTTTATCATTTGTTTCTGTTTTTGAATAAGGATGATATGTTCTTGAATATGGATGATATCTTTTTGAATGTTGAAAATAGTTAGTATGGCTTTTAATAATGTTACATATTTCTTTGCCTCTGACATCATCATCTATAAGTATATTAATAAGTCTAGTTATAATAGAATTTGAAATAGTTACACTTTCACGAGTACTATTATAAAAAAATTCACTTATTATAGGTAAAATTAATAAATTATATAATTCTCCTTTTCCATCTTTTACTTCATGTTCTGTTGATATAGATAGTTCTTCTAAATGCATTAATAGCTCTTTAATAAAATTAAGATAAGCTTTATTACTTCTATATTTGCATATTGTAAACATTATAATTCTTAATAGCTGATAATGTTTTTTTTCATTACGTATAATAGCATCATTTGTATCTATATTACGTAAATTACTAATTATATAATCACGAGTCTCTTTATGTTCTGGATCATACCAACTTTTCCCCGGATCAGAACTCTTATTTATTGAATAATGATTCCTATATAATTCATCTAAAAAGACTGCGGGTTTAAAATATTCCATGTTATATTATATAAATAATATATAATTATGTTGGTTATTTGCATGTATTAGATTAATCGCCTGTATTAGATTAATCGTCTGTATTAGATTAATCGCCTGTATTAGATTAATCGTCTGTATTAGATTACTCGCCCGTATTATCATCTTCAAACCAAATCATTTTGATTGCATTAATATTCTCTTTAATAATTTCATAAGATACACTTAGTGCATATAAACTCATCAATTTATAATATTCTTGTTTTTCAATCCAATTTATTACTTCATAATAGTTATTATAATTATGCGAAATTATAATAATATGGGGAATAAAATGAAGGATCGTCTGTGATCCTATACATTCAAATTCACTCCAACACACATTTTTTCCAAACAACTCATAATTATAAATATTTAAAATATAATCATTCATAGTGTCATAACAATTAATATCATAATTATATAAATCTAAATATTTTGTAATATGTGTGCTATTCATAACAATCGCTTTAATCGCATTATTCATATTAGTAATTATGTCTTCTTTAAGCATTATGTCTTCTTTAAGCATCTTTATTATAATTATAGACTGTTTAGTGTTTAAATTACTTCAATTTTAATTAGCTTGCAAAGTTTTGATATTTATCGTAGTTTTGATAGTTTTCAATATTATTTTTCTTATGTCTTGTTAATTCTTTATTTATTTCAACAATACACTCGGAAGTTGATGTTACATATATATCAGGAATAAATGCATGTATAAATGCTTTAATACAAGATAATAATAATATAAAAGCATAATGCAAAGAAATAAACATGTGTTCAAAATAACCCATATTCATTTCTTCTAAATGTTCTGATACGAAAAACATTTTACTATAACATAATAAAACAAATTATTTTTAAACATTATTCGTAGTTTACCTAATCTACAAATAATGTGATAAAAAATGTGATAATAAAATAGAAAGCTGTTATATGTTTTACAACTCTAAATAGTATATTTATAATATGGATACTTATTGTCATGATAAAATAACAGAATCTGATCTATGTAATCAAAAATATAGTATAGATGTTTTAGAAAAATACTTTCACTCTTTAAATACAAAAGTAGTGCTTAAAACACAAGACTTAACAGCACTCTTTTGTGTAAAATATATTTTAGACACATCTATTGACTACGGAACCAAAGATCATAGTATGTGTTATACTAAAAATATTATTTTGCGCTACCAAAAACATATTAGTGAAGAAGAATTTGATACAGCTTATTCTTATTACTTAAAAATTAGGAAAAAATAAAACCAGAATTGTAATTAAAATATAAAAATATATTACATAATATATATTAAGTCTTGAATACTATGAATATTGATTTTTTACAGCGCGCAATAGAAAATGATGACAATTTAAATATAATTAATACAAATATTAAAGAAATAAAAGACAAAAAAAATAGCATATTACAAGAGCTCGGTCTAAAGCGCGATGATTTAAAAAGTTTTCATAAAAAATTAAATGGTTATATGTATGTTGATACTATTAATGATTTGAAATATGGCAGAAATATAAGATGGATTAATTTAAAACAATTAGATCCAATTAAGATCACAAATGGGGCTCTTTTATGCGATATTAAAATTACTTCTAATGGCTGTTCATTAGTATTAAAAAGCTTTAATACTAATTTTATTACATTAAATTTTAATGAAATAATAGTATTTCAAAAAATAAGTGATGAAGAGAAAATAATCCTAAAAGCAGTAGACTATTTAGACAAACAAAATTGATTACTTATTTGTGCTAACAAAAAGTATTAGTATTAATAAGTTAATACTAATGTTTTGCAATTTGCCAGATGAAATTATTAAATTGATTAGTTCTTTTATTAATGATGATCATAAAACATTAGTAAATTTTAAATTAATATGTAAATCAACATATAACACAATTAGTGCTTTTACTATTGCTAAACTAATGTTATCTAATAAATTGGGAGTGTTTAGTTTTTGTTATTTGTGCATAAATCCTGAGTGTTATGAAGATACTTATAGTGTTTTTACCTTTATTCATAATTATTATTATACTCGTTACTTACATTACAGACAATATGCCTTGAATGATACATCAATCATAGTTAATGCAAAATCTTATAATATACATTCTCATTATTGTTGTGAGTGTTTTAAAAAATTTGTTTTAGTTGGTTCTAACCCAAATGTAGTAGAAAATTATAACAAATGTGAAGAGGTTAATGTAGCATTTTAAGTAGAAGAACATAAAACACATAAAAAATTGATTGTTTTTTTTATTACTTATAATCCATATAAACTATTTATAATAAAAGCTTATTATTTGATGACTATCTATTTTTGTGACCTAAACGATGATGTGGTTCAAATTATTATAAGTCATGTAAAACATTATTATTATCTTGCACTCCTTAAGAGAACATGTTTAAGTAACTATAATAGCGTTTCAAAGTTGTCAATTGCCAAACTTTTATTATCATGTAGACTTAGTAATTTTTCACCAAGAATATTTTGTGTTAATATTAATTGTTGTAAAGATACTAAGGAAGTATTTAAAACACATTATCGCCATGGTTATGATAGTTATGTTCATATTAAGCAATTTTCCTTAAACAAAACAACAGTCTTAATTAATGAAAAAAAGTATAGTCTTAATACACATTATTGTGGTGAATGCTTAAAAAAATTTGTTTTAGTAAGAGACCTGAGAAATGTTAAGCACAATTATAGCTATATAGATGAAGTAAATATAACTTATGCAAGATGTAAGTATATATTTATCTAAGAGTTATTGTTATACTTTTAAAAAATTGATTACTTATTTTTTATATTTGTTTATAGTCTAGACAAAAAGCAAAAACTACTATGTCAAGCGACCACGTTTCGTTTTCAGTTGCTAGAGAGCGTATGCAAGAGTTTTTTGAGAAATTTATTCCGACCAAGAGAGAATATTGTATCAATCCTGAGTGTGTGAAGGATACAGAGGCGGCTGTGCTCTATATATGGGAGGCTCACTCTGTGGCATATGAACATACTGATAGGCAGGTGGCGTTAAACATTACAACCATGCGGGTTAATGGAAAGCCACACTGGGTTCAGTCGCATTATTGTTGCGAGTGCTTCAAAAAACATGTTTTGGTGGGTGAAAACAAGAATGCTTCGCAGCACTATGGGAATTATTGTGACGGAGTTCAAGAGGTAGACGTTTACTTTCATAATGAACCTTGGCCTTCTACATGGTATAATTGTATTACAGAAGAGGAGCATGTGTTAACCGAGGAACAGGAATACATGCTTGGTAAATGAGTAACTAGTGAATTATATATGTTGTAAAAAATTGAATATTTTTTTTGCATTTATTTATAGTTATAACTAAATAATTAAAGCTTTAAAAATGATGAATATAAGCAACATTTGTGAGTTACCAAGCATCTGCGACTTACCAAGCGACATCATTTCACTCATTATTAAACAACTCGGCAATTATGAATACACAATTGGTCTAAACATTACTTGTAAATCGTTGTCTAGGTTGATTTCAAAATTTGCGGTTGTAAAGGAGCTGTTTGCTGTGTTGTTTAGCAGATTTAATCCACATGAGTTAATGAGCTATAATCCTAAACGTAAGTATATGGCTAGATGTATAAATGAGCGATGTAAAGAGGAAACCCATAATGCATGTATATACATATGGGAGGCTCACGATAGACTTGGTTATTTACACAGGAAACAAGATGCACAAAACACAAATTTAATGGTAATTAATAATAAAAAATTCTGGTTTCGCTCTCCTTATTGTTGTGAATGCTTTAAAAGACATGTTTTAGTAGGAAACAACAAAAATGTTGCACAACATTACGGAAATTATTGTTATGGAATGCAGCAAGTAGTTGTAACCTTTAACACAACACAACCCTCAACTTGGTATGATTGTGCTAGAAATAGGTATGGACCATTAGTAGAGAGACAAGTGCGTCTTTTAAATGGTTATTATGAGCCGTATTATAGAGAGTGTGCTCTATGATGACATTAAATGCTATAACAACATTTTTATAGATGTTGTTATACTTTTTAAAAATTGATTTCTTTTTTTTGCTATTTATTTATAGTCTGGACAAAAAAGCAACAAGCAAAAAGCAAAAAGAGCGAACAGCAATGATGATGTGCAAAGATTGCGAGCTCAATATTTGCGATTTACCACGCGACCTAATTGCTATGATTGTTGACCGGATTGGAGACAAAGACTATCTTGTGAGCTTCAGGGAGACGTGTGTGTTGTTTAGCAAATCTGTGAGTCAGTTTTATATTGCAGGGCAGATGGTGTCTACAAAGTATGGAGTGTTTACCGAACGCTATGTTGACAAGCGCTTTGAATTCCAGTATATAATGGGTGACTGTGTGAACGCAAACTGCTACTACGATACTGAAGCAGTGTGTGAGTATGTATGGAATTATGGTTACAGGCGCTACAATCATCGCATTCAAAAGCCCATGCAGTCAACGACCATGTTTGTAAATGGAAAAGAGTATCCAGTTAAGCATCATTATTGTGCCGAGTGCTTTGTGAAGTATGTTCTGGTTGGGTCAAATCCAAACGCGTCACGACACTATGGAAATTATTGCAGCGATGGCGACAAGCAAGTAGATGTGACCTTCAATTCGGAGCCGACACCTTCAACGTGGATACATTACCAAACTCAGGACAAAGAACCTTTGTTAAACTGGCAAGTAGATGCGTTAAACGGTAAGTTTTACTAGATTGGTCTTTGTCTTTGGTCTAATGTTTTACTATTTTTATTCATTATTTTGTTTGTAGCAGTTTTTCTCCTTCTTCTATAATATTATAGTTAAAAGACCAATCATCAATTTCTTTTGGTGTTTTGCAACCGTTTTTTATTGCCTCATTATAACTCCAATATATTGTATTTGGTTTAAGTTTCCACTCTTTGCTTAGCAAATCGATTAGTCCAGAAGCATCAAAATCAAATAATTTATAATCTCCATTAAGTGATTTGCCCATATTATCAAACTTCCAATCTATATACATTATACCAAGTGCTTGTAAAAAATCTTTTACTTTAGTCATTACTTCTATTATTTCATTTAAGTCTGTGCGAGTTATAACTGTTTCACTATCTACTTGTTCCATGTCAACATGGTTAGCACATATATTATAATAAGTAACAATATTTGGATGATGATGTGTCATTAATATTTTAATAATTGCTAGCTCTACTTGTTTTGAATAATCTAATAATGGATGGGGTACGCCATAATTTTTTCTAAAAAATAGTTTTCCTTCATATGTTTCGCTTGTTTTTTCTTTACTATTTCTATCCGGATCATAAATAGTCGATTGAGTAAACATAATGTTATTTAAATAGTAATAATGTTTTATTTTTATGTTTTATTTTTATATTTCATATTTTATTAGTTTTTTCACATAGTCCAGATATTTTATTTTTACGACTTCCATTAGGGCATCGTTTAGATTTTGTTTTTTGTTTTAATGGTTCCTTTTCTTTTTTAATAGAATTGGTTGATATTGATTCACATAGACCGTTTATTTTATTTTTACGAGTTCCATTTGGGCAACGTTTTAAGTTTGTTGCTTGCTTCTTTGTTCTTTTTTTTTCTATAATTACTTTTGTAGGCTCAATAATAGCAGGCATAACTTTTTCCTTTTTAGTTTTAATCTTAGTTTTAGTTTTAGTTTTAGATTCACTAATGGAGTCTAAATAGGACGACTTAACACCAATTAATTTTCCTAAATAAAATTTCTTACAACCACTTGGAATTTTAAATTGGTCGTTATTTTGTAATGAAACACTTATGACTATTACTGGAATTTCACCATAAAACTGATGTGGTAATGTTGACTTTTTTATAAAAGTAAGTTTTAAATTTCGCGGTAATAATGTTTCATTTTCATGTTTGTATTTAGTTGTATTTACCATATTTACATATGGAACACCATTTGATATCCAAATTTTATATATGCAACATTTAGAGTATCCGGCTTTTCCTATTCCTGAAAACCCTACTGCTACCTTAAAGTTTGTGGTAATAGACATAAAATTTTGCACAGTTATTGAGTCGCCTTCTTTTGTAAAATTTTCAAAAGGTTGCTTCATTCCTCTATAATATATTTTTGCGGAGTCTTCGTGCCTTGGCGCGGCTTCTAAAAATGCTCTATCTAAATCTTTTATTTTAGAAAAAATTGCAAAAAGAGCTTCTTTTTTAGTGGCTCCATAAACTTTATATGTGTCATTAAAAATAGGAGTCAAAAAATAAGGAAGACCCAATCGTAAATAAGAATTTATTGGACCATCCCATTTATAAGAATAATCTAGTAATGCTTTTGCTAGTAAACGTTCAAAGTATACTTCTTCTTTATATGGTATATTTTTCTTAGTGATTTTTTTATCCAGTACATTTATTTCTTTGGTTTTAAATAGTCCAATTTTAGATAATGCTAAAGTTTCTTTTGAAATATATTTATTCTCTCCTGCTTCGTCTATATTTTCTGTATTTATTACAACTTTAAAAATGCGTTCGTTATGTAATGCTGGTTTAATAGTTTTAATATCAATTACCACATTTTTATTAATATAATATCCTATGTTATTATAAGTAGTTTTATTGGCATATGTTTTTTTTACCATAAGTTGGTCGTTTTCTATAATACACTTTACATATATGTCTTTTATTTCTGGATTAAACAAAAATTGCTTTTTTAAACAAAAAACTTTGTCTTGTGATTTATTTTCATTACCACTATTTGGTGACGCAGAAAATTTTAAACTATGCTTATCAAAAATTACTAAAATATTATCATCTGATTCATCTAACCATTCTTTTAATTTTCTTTTTTCTAAAAATATTGGGTCATAACCATACATTATATACTATATACTATATATTATATAATATATAGAAATAATGTTATAACATTATAACATTTTAGAACTTCATAATATGCTGATAAGCCATAATATTTAAAGGCATAATTTCCTGCTATACTAGTTTTATTAATAAACTAATCGATTATTATTTAGAAGTTTAAAACTATTGTACATTTAGGTTAATGGATAATTTACCAGATGATATAGTAAGGCATATGTTTAATATTATTAATAAAAATGATTTATATAGTTTTAAGAGCTTATCAAAACGATTTAATATATTAATTAGTGATGCACACTTAGCAAAGCTAATGCTAGTAAATAAATTATATAGCTATAGTCCAATTAATAAATGTGTAAATGCAAATTGTTACAGAAATACTAAAGACCTTTTTTATAATGTGTATATGCGTCATAATACACTTTACAGACATAGTCATCAACACGCTATTAATAAAAAAACTATAGTGCATAAAAGATCAACGTTTGAAGTAACTAGTCCTTATTGTTATATATGTTTTATGATGTATGTATTAAAAGAAGACTTTCCTAAAGCTATGCTAAGACTAGGCTAATCGTTTTATTAGCTTAGTGTTTTATTTGTTTTTTTTGTTTTTTCGTCTTGGTTTTTAATGTTAACTGACTTCCATTTTTCATTAACTTTTGTTTATTTGTGCTACTTGTTTTAAGAGTCATTTTTTTTTTACAGCTAAATCCATTTATCTTTAAGTTTTTGCGCTGTATTATACTATAATTACATATACCGATTGCCCTACTTTCTGGTTGGTTTTTATTTGGGACTTTTTTTACACAACTACACAATTTTTGTGCTATTATTTTTTCTGCTGCTTTTTTTAAAGAACTTAATGATAAATTGCTTTTGGTTTGAATAGCATAATAGTTAAGTAATTGCTTATAATCATTTTTTGAAAGATTCATCACTTATATAATAATACAAAATACTTAAAATATTGATTGCACCTGACTAATACCTGTCTTAATAAACACTTGTGTTTTATATTGAATATAACTTTCAATAGAACTTATTATTGTGCTTGTAAGTAATAAGAAAATTCCAGATGAAAATACTAATTGTCTATCAAATTCACCAAACTTGCGCTCTATATAAGTATATGGGTTATAATTAATGACTAATAGTAATCCTATATAAATTCGCAAAAAAGACTTTAAAAACTCTAAATATTGCGGAGCATAACCACCCACACCAAGCAATACTATTATATATAAAGCAAAACTAGCATTTAAAGAATATAAGAAAATTGCTTCGCTTAACTTACTCATTAATAATTATTAATGTTTATTAATAACTATTAATATTAAAAACTGTGTATTTTGCATTTTTGCAAAATAAAGAAATTGCCAGTTTTTCCAAAAAATCCTAAAAATGATACTTTTTCAGTTTAAGACCATAAATGCTAAGGGTTAATTCTATTAAAATGGCTAAAACTTTTATGCTGACAATTTTATTTTTTTATAAAGACCTAATTTTTTTGATTTTGGACATTTATAAATGTCCATTTTTAATATTATATACCCTTTATGAAAAAATAAAAGTGCAACACATAAAAAATCACTTTTTACAGCATTATGCTAACATTTTGTAAATTTTTTGTAGAAAAAATGCCTTACCATACTTTTTTTACAAGATTTGGCGTAAAATTTATAAGTATTACATACTTATAAAAATACTTATAAATTTTACGCTTTTTAGCGCACATTTTTGCCATACAAATTTTTCTTATCATTTATGATAAGAACTTGTATAATGCATAAAATAATTTGAGACCATACATTTTCAATACTTATAAAAGCGCAAAAAATTATAGTATAAATGATTTAGAGGTTTTTTTATAAGTATATTATACTTATAAATGACTTATGAAAAAAGCGCAAAAAGCGCCTTTTTTTTCGAATGTATTATTTGTGATTTCAATACGTGTAAAAAATGTGATTTTAATAGACATTTAAACACGCTAAAACATAAAAGTAACGAAATACTTATAAATAATATTCCCGAGCGCACAAATAAAACCTTTTCTTGTGAGTGTGGAAAAATATATAAGCATAATCAGAGTTTATATAACCACAAGAAAAAATGCACTTTTAAAGCTGGTGAAATAAAAGAAGAAGAGGTTGTAAATTCTGTTGTTGTTGCCAATAATAATAATATAGATCAAACGATGATTATGAGACTTATTAGTGAAAATAACGATATTAAAAATTTATTATTGATGCAACAACAACAATTATTAGAACAACAAAAACAGTTAGGCGAACAACAAAGACAACTAGTAGAAATAGTGCCGAAAATTTGTAATGTTACAAATAATACTGCACATATTAAGCAAAACTTTAATATTAATGTGTTTTTAAATGAACAGTGTAAAAATGCTATAAATATGAATGATTTTATTAAACAAATAAAACTAACTTTGGAAGATTTAGATTTAACAAAAAATAAGGGTTTAGAAATAGGACTAAGTAATGCGATTATTCAAAGTATTAATAAAATGTCATTATTTGAGAGACCGTTACATTGCACGGATACAAAACGAGAAACATTATATATTAAAGATAATGACTTATGGGAAAAAGATAGCACTAAAACCAAAATTAAAGGTGCTTTACATAATTTAAATAAAGCACATTTTAAGTTAATTCAAGATTGGATTGCAGAAAACCCAGATTTTAAGGAAAATGATACAAAACAAGACTATTTTGCTTATTTGTTAAAAACATGCTCTGTTAATTTAAAAACAATAGATGATAAAATAATCAAGAAAATTTGTGCATGTAATAATTTGAAAGAAAATCTAAAGCAATTAGAAAATATAAATTATGAATAATTATTTTTAATAATTGATTATGTTAATATTGGTTAAAATGGCAGATTTTACTATTGACCAGTTAAAGTCAACCATTTCGGCAAACATAGATCCAAATACCCTACAAGGAGACCCTTTACAACCGATAAATGAAAAACTTAAACCGCTTATTAGTAATCTAGAAAATGTATTACAAAAAACAGATAAAGTAACAAGCACTATTTCTGGTCTAATTCCGTATTTGCCATTACTATTTGCTTTACTTGATATAGCTGTAATATTGATTTATCTTGGATTAATTATTACAATGATTATTAATCCGTCAAGAGCATTTGGTATAGAAATTTCTCGAAATATTTATAGTTCTTTTTACTTAACAACTACTATTATTTTATTTGTATTGATTATTTACTTTGCAAATCCACTTTTAGATAATGTTGAAAAACTAACAAGTGATACAACTCAATCTACAGGGTCAACTGTTATAAACTTAATAGATAAAATTCTGTCTTTTTATAATAAAATTATAAATATTTCAATTATTCCTGTTATAATACTAGAAACAATTTATATGGTATTGCTTGTATTTTTGTTGAGTTTTATGTTTATTATAGCTACTGCTATGGTAAGAACCTATTTTGCACTGCAGTGTAAATACGACCAAAAAATCAGGGCTTCATGGTGGGCATATTTAGTTGATGTTGGTATGTATTTTTCACTTTTTATTTTTGCTTCTGTCTGGACTGGTCTTCTCATTATATACTATTTAGCTAATATTTTAAGCAAACTACCTTATATTGGAAAATATATAAAAGATGCAAAGTTGTTTGACATACAAAATGCCATGTATTATTTTAGAAGATGTTTTCTTATAACAGTTGCTTATTATATATTAAAAGTAATATTTTCAGGTTTAGAATATGGTATTTCTAATAATATACTTGCAATTTCAAAATGGGAACAACCATTAAATGAATGTGAAAGTGCAGCAGACCAGGCTAAGAACAAAAAACCCGAATACATATTTTACTTATTTTTAAATATAATGCTATGTATTTGTATATGGATATTAATAATTATTTTTATTTTTGGACACATTATTATTTATGTATACGGAAGTGCATATGTTTCTAAAGCAAATACACTAGTAAAATTAGTTACAAAAGCATTTTTGTTTCTTTTATCGGGAATGGTAACAGTTGGTACTGTTGAAGGCAAAATAAATGAGTTTACTAACACTGTGGAAAATATAATACCTGGAGGAATACCCGGAGGGAAACCTGATATTGTTGGTATGGCAAAAGAGAAAATGCAAGAGATGATAAACAGTAATCCAAATATTAATATAGAAGATTTTTTAAAAAATCTTAATGTGGAAGATATTGTTAAAATTAGCGATGATCTAAGTGTTGATAATATTACAAATATAGCAACTAAGAAGACTAAAGATTTAGCAGGTGCAATTAGCAACGAAAAAGCACCTGCATTTGTTAAAAGTGAAGACACAAAACCAGAAATTACTAAACCAGCAGATACTAAACCACAAGCGGCCGAACAAGTAAGTGCCGAAGACACCAGTGATAGAATATAAATAATTTTTTTATACTATCAAAAAAAATTATTTAAAAAGTAGAACCAAAAATACCACCTAAAGCACCGTTGGCTGCCATGGGTTCCATAGACTCCATAAAAGCGGTTTGCATAGCTTGTGCTTGATAATTATTTTGACCATTCGTATTTATCATATTTGGTAAAGAATCAATCATAGAAACATTATTGTTTGGCATCTGGTTACTTGGTGGAGCTATTAATGTATTATCTAATGTATCAGAACGACTCATTTGATGTGAATTATTTCCAACGATTGGTTGTCTAACTCTAATATTTTGTCCATTATGTGTGTTACCATTATTTGGTGGAGCTTTTGAACCATTCCAGAATTGAAGCACACGATTATAAATTATATTAATTTTTGCTCCTAATTTTGTTTGCATAGTAAACATTAATAATAATGTTGGTATAATGAAACTTACTTCATTAAATTTGGAATATGGAACTTTGCTATAAGTAGGAAAATATCTTGTTATTTTGTCAATAAAATAAATAGCAATAAATAATACACCTAATTGTAATATAATTTCTAATAGTAATTCTAAATTATCTTTTTTTTCATCGTCTTCGGGAATATATTCTTTTACAAACTTTAATATTAATACAACGGGTATTAAAGCAATTATAATATATTGAAACATATTTAACAATATTGCTTTATTATCGCTATCAAAATTGAATACATAATTAAAAAATGAAGATGGTCCAAATTTAGTAGAGCCTCCTACCAATTCTGTTTCTGTAGAGCCTCCTAACATATTATTTCTATTATATATAGAAATTAAAAAAATCAAAAAAATATATTTTTATTATTTATATCTAAATAATAATTAATAATAGAACTATTTACAATTAAACAATATTAAACAATATTAAACAATATTAAACAATATTAAATACAACTTATTAAGTTATATATTATGTTATCTCGAGCTTGTGAGTCTATAAAATACAGAAACAATATTTATCATGAAGAAAATCAATATTTAAATTTGTTAGAAGATATTTTATCTAATAATAATGAATTTATTGGCAGAAACGGCAAGACGTTATCTGTTTATGGAAGTGCTATGCATTTTTCTCTCGAAAATAATAAAATTCCATTAATTACAACAAAAAAAGTAGCATGGAAAACATGCTTAAAAGAACTATTATGGTTCATTAAAGGCGATACAAATAATAAACTTTTAAAACAACAAAACGTGCATATATGGGATGCAAATGGTTCACGTGAGTTTTTAGATTCTCAAGGTCTATATAATAATGATGAAGATGATTTGGGTCCAATATATGGCTTTCAGTGGAGACATTTTAATGCTGATTATGAAACATGCAATAGTGATTATTATAATAAGGGAATAGATCAGCTTTCAGATGTGATTAAAACTTTGAAAGACCCTAAACTTAGAAATTCACGAAGAATGATTATTAGCGCTTGGAATCCTTGTCAATTAAATAAGATGGCTTTACCACCATGTCATATTATGATGCAATTTAATGTATCAAATAATAAATTGAGCTGTTCGATGTATCAGCGTTCTAACGATGAAGCTTGTGGAACTTGTTTTAATATTGCATCGTATAGTTTTTTAACACATTTGTTGGCACACCACTGTGATTTGGAACCATATGAATTTATATATTACAAAGGCAACTGTCATATTTATCAAGAACATATTGATACTATTAAAATACAACTACAAAGAGAACCTTATGAATTTCCGAATTTAAAAATTATTAATAAGAGAGAAAATATTGAGGATTATAAGTTAGAAGATTTTATTGTCTCCAATTATAAGCACCATGATCAATTAGAATATAAGATGGTGGCATAATAACTATTTTTATTTATTATATTATTTTATATTATTATATTATATTATTATATTATTATATTATTATATTATTATATTATAATAAGTGCTTAAAAAAAATTTACTATTACATTATATAATGGCAAGTTCAGCATTAGCATCTGCAAGAAGGAGACGAGGTGGTGACCCGTTGGCTGTTCCACCACTAACGCCGCGCATAAATAAACCAGAGTCCACAGATATTCCGGTCCAAACTCAACCAATCACACCACTAGTTGTTTTACAGCAACACGAAGCTAAAATAAGACAACTAGAAGCTCTAATTACAAAAGAAGAAGATTATGAAGAACTATTTCAACAAATAGATGAAAAGATTGATAAATTATTTTCTGTTAATTTTGAAGTTTATAATAATGAATTAAATGCTATTAAATCTATAATTGGAGAGCAAAGTATTACAAAATCTAATATTAACAGTCAAGATAATACAATAATAAACAGCACTATGCAGTTGCAAATTGATGCACAAACTTCTAAAATAGAGGATTTTAGGGCTATGCAAATACAACAAATGAATCACCATAAAGAAGACTTTAAACAATTAATGGCGTTATTAAATGATAATAATGAGTCAAAAATGGCATTAGTGACTAGTTCATATAAGCTTTTAGAAACTAAAATGAATGAATTAAGCACTTGTTATGAAAATCAAAAATCTAACCCACATGAAGTAACCAAAATTGAAAATGAGCTAAATACATTAAAAATGACTGTTATTAATAATCAAACGATTATTATGGAAATGTCTCAGACCATGATTGGTTTAAAAGATACTATTAGCACACAGAAAGAAACAATTGCTAATTTGACTGCGAAAATTGATAATTTAAGCTCTACATATGAAGAGAGAAATTCAACGCACGCGTTATTTGGTTCAATAATGGCAAAAAACATATTTGGAAATATGAATATGCGTTGTGCAAATCCGAATTCTATGTATTGTTGTGAGGCTGGTGAATGCGAGGAACCACTAAATTTTGAAAGAGCAACTCCTGATGATTTAGATGTATTTGTAAATAATAATGAACTAATAATTGATGAAGATCAAATTGATGAACTATTGGAAGTTCAAAATTTTGATACAATTAATATTGATGATTGCGCTGTTATAGAAACTGCTCCAAATTGTGATAATGCCGAGAATGTTGTTAATTCAATTGTCGAAACGCTAGTATCTTCAGCATGTGAAACGGCTTCAGCATGTGAAACGGCTTCAGCATGTGAAACGTTTTCAGCATGTGAAACGGCTTCAGCATGTGAAACAACTTCAGCATGTGAAACGGCTTCAGAATGTAAAACGGAACATGAATTATTAAGCGAATCACATGGTCCAAGTGATATTTGATATGCAATAGTTTAATTTGTGTAATTGTTTATAAACAATTATTTATTTATTTTGTGTTAAAAATAAATAAATAATAACTATTAAAATATAAATGTTAATTATAATAAACATATTAATATTATGTGTAGTATTGTTTACATATATTCATATATATAACCATATTAAAACAAGTAATTACTTAGAAATATATGAAATAGAAAATCCATCAAAAGATAAATTAGAAGACTTAATAGCTATTAAACAACCTGTAGTATTAAATAATATGAATTTAAGTAATATAACAATAGATTATTTAAAGACAAATTATCCTACGTTTGAAATCAGTTTATACAATAAAGAAAATGACCTTTTTATAAAAATAAAACTAGAAGAATTTTTTAAACTAATAACATCAAATAAAGATAATGCTATTATAACCTATAATAATAGCGAATTTTTAGAAGAAACGACTATTGAAAAACAGCTGGCAACAAGTGATTTATTTTTAAGACCATATAATATGTTGTCTAAAAAATACGACCTATTTTTAGGTGGAATAAATAGTGTAACGCGATTAAAATATAGTATAAATTCTAGAAATATTATGTATGTAACGCAAGGGAAAATAGAAGTAACATTATGTCCTCCAAAAGACTATAAATATTTACATGTAAAAAAAAATTATGAAACACTTGAATTTTATTCAGAAATAAATATTTATAATGTTGAACCAAAATATTATGATGATTATAATAAGGTGAAATTTTTACGAATAATATTAGAGCATGAACAAGTTTTATTAATACCACCATATTGGTTTTATAGTATTAAATTATTAGAAGAAAACTGTGTTGTATTTTGCAATATTTATACAACTTATATGGGGTGCATGGCGACACTTCCAGAGTTAATCATGCAAACACTACAACAAGATAACCTAAAATTGAACTATGTAAAACAATTTAGTAATAATCAAGCTATTGTGAGAGAAAATGACTATGCAATAAATCAGAAAATGGATACAAGCAATAATGAAAGCAATAATGAAAGCAATAATGAAAGCAATAATGAAAGCAATAATCAATCAAACTAAAATATAATAAACGCAAAGTACTATAATATAATAACTGTAAGTTATTAATGTTATTAAACAATAAATATATTGTTTTGGAACATATATCACGCGGGCAATTTGGAGAGATAGTCAAAGCTAAGCATGCTACTAATTATTATGCTATTAAAATGGGTGAAAAAAATGTAATAAAATATGAAAGTATGATTTATAAAAAATTAAAAGGTGTTGCTAGTATACCAACATTATATGACATATTTGAATATAATACAAATATATGCTTGGTTTTAGATTATTATTGTAAAACGTTACAAAATGTAAAAGAGGAATGCTTTGAAAATAATATAAGTTATGTAAAACAAATAATAAGTTATTTGATGGAGTTAATAATTATTATTAAAGATATTCATAATAAAAATGTAATTCATAGAGATTTAAAGCCGGCAAATATATGTTTAAATGCTAATAATAAAGTGTTTCTTATAGATTTTGGGATTTCTAAAATCTATAAAAATGGAACGATTCATAATGACGAAACCAAAATAAGTGGGCTTTTAGGTAGTGTGAATTTTTCTAGTTTAAATACTATTAATTTGATTGAACCATCACGTAGGGACGATATTGAATCGGTGTTATATATTTTAGTCTATATGTTATTGCCTAAAAATACATATATTGTATATAATGAGTTAAATATTATTGAAAAAAAAAATATACAAGTAAATATTGATTTTCTTAAAACTGCACATTCTAATATTGATTATAACATATTTGCTAAACTCTTTAATTATATACGGCGTTTAAAATATAATCAACAACCTAATTATGACTATTTATTAGACTTAATAAGTAAAATGATATATTAAGTAAAGTGGGTTGCATGGTTAAACGAATTTATTTTACCTATTAACACTAATGAAACTTTATTGAAGTCATTATTTAACAAATTGGTATAAAAGTTGAGAGAATTATATATATTAATATTTAGCATAAGAGCTTTTTTATATATTAATGATACCAATATGCTTTTAATATTAATAAAATAATATTTATAATAGTTAAGCCACCTTGTTTCTATTAAATGACGATATTTAATAAGAGCATCTATTATAGTTATTAGTTCATTTAATGTAATCTCATTATCTCCAACGTCGATTAAACTCTTGATTTTACTTGTCATCTTAAGAATATGTGCGTTAATTTTCTCGCGCAAGAGTTTGGTTTTGTTATTATTAAATTGTAATATATGCAACTGTAAATCGCGAGGTAATCTATTAAATATATTTTTAAGATATTTTCTGCGTCTATAACCTCTATATACTTTTTGAATTTTTATAACAAAACTGTTAAATAATAAAAGTGCATGATTATTGCAATAATTTAATTTATTGCAATTAAAAAGTGGATATTTGTTTTTTTTGCAATTAATACACAACATTAATTATATAATAATAAAATAATTTAAAGGTTTATATATTATTAATATATATATAATGTCGTCGGAAGGTGCTACCAAAAATCAATTTGTGGGAAAAGTTAAATGGTTTAATAATAAGTCGGGATATGGATTTATAACGTTTATCGATTCAAAATCTCCAGAAAAAGACATTTTCGCACACCACTCATCATTAAATGTGAAGGAAGAAATATATAAGTATTTGGTGCAAGGAGAGTATGTAGAGTTTGAGGTGCAAAAGATGACAACGGGAGAACATGAGTATCAGGCAGTAAACA